TTTTTGGGTTTTCGCAAATCTTCGAGAGAGATATTTCGCGAAAGAAGCGATTGTTTCGATAGTATAAGTTTTGTTGTCGTTTGTAAATTGTATTCTCATAAAAATCCTTTTTCGGCTTTCTAAACAGGAAAGTGTCCCAAGGTATAATTTGATTTATTGATTATTTTACGAATTCACAAATACATTGCGTATCTGTTAATACTTGCGAATACAACAAAATCTGTCATCGTCTTCATCGCGAAGATAAGAATAGTGACCGATTTTGTCTGCGGCTGGTGCTTGATCTCTCGAATCCCAACCATCATGAATGGTTGCAAGATTGAACAAATCAACGGTGTAAGCTTGTTGATCACCATCCCTGCCCCATCCGAGATAACTTTGAATCCGATGATTATCGAGATAATTCAACTCGATACCATTTTTTCGAGAAATAAAGATAACCGTCTTTTCCTCGAATTCTTCGTGGTTGTCAATCCACTCGAAAGCGAATACCAAATCGCCGAAATACCTCTCTGTGTTTTTCGCTGCGATTTCTACAAGATTTTGCTTTAAGATACGTTTTTGGAAATTGGTAAGTTTAATCATTTTAATTCTCCTTATTTTACTTCGTAAAATTTCGGCATTCCACCATTGTCATAAGACTCAAGCGTGCCTTCCGTGTCGTTCTCGAATTCGGTATCAACTCGATCGTTATAATCGAGTTCGAATTCGTCGTTGTAATACGAATCTTCTGCTTTTTGCAAAGCTTCTTGTTCGTTTTCAGCATGAACCTCAACGGTCTTTACCGAAGTTTCAGTTACTTTGATGTAATACGTTTTCATAGTATTCTCTCCTTAATTTTGTTCGACTTTTGTTATAAAGTCTTCGTCGCTTTCTTCATCACGCCAATAAATGAATTGATTTCCTTTCACCGTCGTAAACACGTCAACCTTGCGTGCCATTTCGTTCCCATCGTCGAGAACTTCATCTTTGTAATCTTCCCACGAACGACGTTCACCTTTGAAAAGGACGTCATCGCCATCGCAGACGATCACTTTATTCGGTTTGCTCTTTTTGAACCAAATGACATAACCAACTTTTGCTTTGACAGTGTTTCTCATTTTATTTCACCTCCTTTTGTTTTGATTTCCATTCGCTTTCGGTAATTAACTTACCGAATACGCGTTTGTCTTTGTAACAGATGTCATTTTCTCTTGCTTGTAATGCCCAATCGAGAATTGCTTTCGCAGTTTCTTTGATTTGTTCATCGGTATATAACTGGAATTCGTTATATTTGAACAAATTCTTCGGAAGTATTGCTCCAAACCGATTATTCCATTTATAATCTCGATTTGCTTTTGTGAAAGCGAAATCCATAAACGGATTGTCATCGAGTTCAATGTAATAATACATATTTCCGATGACAAATTTCGTATATACACCGAACACGTCTGCGTGTTTCGATATAAATGTCGAACCGTCTTTTGCTTCGACTTCAACAGGTTCTTTTGCGAAATAATAATCGTGCCCAAACTCGGCAGCAGGCTCGCCACCCAGTTCTTTCACCTGACGATCGATTTCGTCAAGAATCTTTGTTGCGTTTACGTTCCAGTTGTTTAAGTATAATTTTTTCATGATATTTACTCCTTTGGTTTTTTATAACCAATTATTTTTTAATAACGTTTGAAATACAGCTTTTGCTCCATTCTCTGCATCGGATAAATCCGACTATCATCGAACGGATAAACCGTTTCATTGACGTTACCGTCTTCATCTACGATTGTCAAACAATCGTAACCTTCAACTTCGACGAGCACAGCAACCTCTTCTGCGAAGAAAGACCAATTATTATCAATGATATTGATAATCTTATCAGCTTTCTCGCCGTTGTCGAGCTTTTCGGCGATGTACTGCTGAAGTTCATCGCGTTCGTTGTCGAAATCTGTCCAGTTGTCGGGAACTTTGACAACTTCTGTGTAATTGGTAAACATATATAAATCTCCTTTCCCCGTTTATTTGCGGTCGATAGGTCAACCGATTTTTTTTATTTGTTGATGTCTACCCATCCGCCGTTTAATACATAATAGAGTTGTTCTATTGTGATTTTGCTTTCTTTAAGGACTTTGTTCAAGTCCTTAACGGTTCTAATATTCAGTTTCTTTTTGCAAAGATAACTGAATTCATTGAAATCATAAACGCAAAGCATCTTACTTCACCTCCTTTGTGTTATCCACATATTTCCACCAAAGTCTTGCAAGCTTGAAATACAAAACTTCGTAGTTTTTCTTTAACTGATCAATTGCCGTTGTATCGTTCAGACACAACTGAACCGTTATATCATCGATAAGGTCTTTTAATTCCTTATCATTCGTCTTATCGTAAACCCGATCCAAGAATCGAATACAAGCTTTCGCAGCCTTTTGTTCAGCCGTCTTCGGTTTCGGAGAAGTTTTCGGCTTCTCTTTAGGGAAGACAATATGCAAATGCACAAGCATCTTATTATTATCTTTCAACCTCTGGATTGCACCATCTTTTGCCCATGTAACTCCACAAGCACGTTCATTGCATACGAATCGATATGTGTAATTGGCACAGCATTGATTATACAACTTTTCAACGAGTTCCTTTGAGTTTGCTTCATCCATCATATTGATGAATTTATTTTGATAAGTATTCATAAGTTTCCTCCTTTTCCAACAACCGCTTTAAACGATCTGAATACTGTTGGATTGAGTACTGATTCTCAATACCCCGACGCCTCACGGCGTTTCGTCGCAATTTTCAGCGACTCATCAGGGGGTTATTCCCATTCTTCGTCAAGCCAAAGATAACTGGGATGACCGAGAGCACATTGGTCTCTTTTAATTTCGTCAGCGATGTTCATACAACGCTGATGTGCTTTGTGGTAACACTCAGATTTGTCAATTCCACTGACACTGATAATCGTCGTGTAGCTGTTGTTGGGATAACCAACAACGTTTTCAAATTCAACAAGCATTCTAACTTTCATAACAAACCTCCATTGGTTGTGCGAGGTACGTTGCCCTTTGTCGCAATCAACCGATTTGTTTGATGGAACATCCGTATTGTTAAGCGGTACGGATGTAAAATCCGCTTTGCCGTCAGCAGACAACACTGTTACATATTTCCAATGTAAATACATTGGTTTTCTCCACTTACGCTGGTACTTCCCTCGTGTTTCCTGCTCGCAAACGCACCGTTTTTTGTATCGCAACGTGCGCAGGAAATCCATACGAGGTATCACCCAACGTATTGGAACGGAAATGCAACTGTTCCGCGAAACCGACTTTCTTTTTCTTCCTCTCGGTTAGTCTTACGGGAATACCCAAGTTCAACATACACCAACTTGAGACGGTGTTTCTTGCATAACGAGATGCAAGTCCCATTGAAGATACTTAACGCTTGCTTCAACACAAACGAGGCTCAACCCTATACCTAAGGGGATACGCTCAACAGCTTCGTATCGTCCTGTCCTCTGCATTTACACGGGCTTGGAACCGTCCTTGGCTGCATTACAGAAGTGTTTTTAACGTGGTTGTCGCTTCCACGTGTGAAGTTAATCGTAATATTTAATTTCTACGCCTTCTATGGTTTCACCGTAGAGGGTTTCACCACCGTCGATGTCGATTTCTGTGAATTCGGCTGACTTGACCTGTCTGCACTCGTTCAACGCATGTGCAAGCGAACGAGCAGGAACATAGTTGAGATTACATTCACGACAAAGGTTATCAATCTCGAATTCATCATAGAATTCACGACGATTTTCTTTGTCAGTTACGATGATGTCAGCGAGCGTTCTCGCGTCTTAATGCTTCGTGTTCGGGCTTGTGACCGAACCGCCGCATTAACACCACTTATGTGGTGCCACTCTGCGTTCACCAACGAGTAGAATATTTCACAACCTTCACATTGCTGTGAGGATATGAAATTTCTTTTCTTGCTAATTCATGATATTTACGTTCATGAATAAACAAAGATTTTAAATCTTCGTTCGAAGCAAGCTTTCCGTTGATATACGTAAGAACGTATATACGGTTTTTCACTTTTAAAACCTCCTTTATGTTATTCTGTTACACTACAAAGAAGAGAAAGTAATGTAACGTAATATACATTTTTTAATATATATTACATCTCAAAAAGAATATGTAGTGATCTACATCCCTTTTGAAACCCAAAAAACTCAAATTTCCCAAAAATCCCAAAAATTTTCATCCCACCCCCCACAATTCCCAAAAATCCCAAAAAATTCGAAATTTCCCAACCACGTTTTCGTGCCTCCCGCACACGAGCGCAAACAAAAAAAAGCCCGCACATCTCGTGCGAGCCTCATAAATATTTAGTTTAAATTTTCTACATATTATCTATCACTTTTACCGATTTCTCGCTTATAAAAGAAATTTAACACCTCTATAATCCCTTCCTCAACTGGGTTCCCTTTCTCATCTAAAACTCTAAATTCTCCGTATTCAGTTGCCACTTTAATTGGTTTTCGTGAACCATTCGCTTTATAAACCCTATATGCAAAATCGACAATATCTTCTCTGGTCACTTCATTACTGAGTTCAGATTTTGATGACGAAGAAACTGTTGTGTCATTATTATATATTGGCTTTATGCTTTTGTTATCACTTGTATTAAATGTCATTATTTATTACCGTCCAATTCACAAATAATTTTGTCGATTTTGTGCGCAACCTCAATAAAGTCTTTTTCTGTATACCCTTTCGTTGTCATTGCTGCTGTTCCGATTCTTATACCGCTCGTCTCTTTCGGGCTTCTGCTTTCATTCGGAACGCAATTCTTATTTAACGTGATATTATTTCTATCGCACGCTTCCTGAACTTGAAGTCCTGTAATTGTCGAATGATTATATCGTAAATCTATCAAAAACAGATGATTATCAGTACCGCCTGTTACAACTTTATAACCGAGTTTTTTAAATTCTTCCGCCATAACTTTACAATTTAAAACAACTCTTCGAATATAATCTTTATACTCTTTTGTGCAAGCCTCTTCTGCACAAATAGCCTTTCCTGCTATAATATGTTCGAGTGGACCACCTTGACTACATGGAAATACCGCGCCGTCAACAGATTTTGCGAGTTCTTTTTTGCAGAAAATTAATCCACCTCTCGGACCGCGAAGCGTTTTGTGTGTGGTCGTTGTAATAATATCTGCAACACCAAAAGGCGATTGATGAACGCCCGCTGCTATAAGTCCTGCAATATGAGCCATATCAACCATAAAGTAAGGAGTTTGATATTCTTTATTTATTTGCTCTTTGATTACAGTGGTAGCTTCGGTAATCATTTGTTTGATTTGTTTAAAATCAATTTCTCTTGAATATGCACTCGCACCAGCAAGGACAAGTTTGGGCTGAGCTGAAATAATATGATTGTAAATATTTTTATAATCAATTCTGCCGTTTGTGTCAGTATTATAAAAACTCATATTATAAAGCTTTCCACTGAAATTGACGGCAGCCCCGTGAGTGAGATGTGCGCCGTTATCGAGCGACATCGAAAGTATTTTGTCGTGTGGATTTAAAACAGACATATAAGCTGCGAAGTTGGCTTGTGAACCGCTGTGTGGCTGTACGTTTACATGGTAATCTGTTTTGAATACCTTACGCCACATATTACAGCAATACTCTTCGAGGTTATCTACGTTTTCACACCCGCCGTAATATCTCATCTCTCTGCCAGAATATCTGTGTGTTGGATAACCTTCGGCGTATTTATTGGTAAATACGCTACCGCAAGCCGCTTTGATTGCATCGGAGCAAAAATTCTCCGAAGCAATCAGCTCTATTGTTTCACCCTGTCTTTTTAATTCGTCTTCGAGGAAGCCTCCGACTACGGGCGATGACTTTTGAATAATTTTTAAATTTTTCTTATCATATTTATTGTTCATTTGGAACCCACCCGTATTCAGTATCATAAACAAAAGAAACATCTTCTGTTTTATCTTTCTTTGTCCATTCTGGATGATCGGAATGATCTTCACCCTTATTCCGATTGATGCTGCTCATAATCTCTTCGATTTCTTCTTGTGTAACACTATACTTCTTTAAATTTTGTTTTTGTTTTTCTCTATAATCTTTAAAAAAATTAGCCATATAAAATTATTTTTCCCACCATGTTTTCTTGACATTTACAATATAATCTATTTCACATTCCAGCCCTTCAAGCATTGACAAAACTCTGTCAAATCTTTGCCTCGAAGTCATATCGCAATTTGGAGTAACTCCCATGTCGCGCAATGATTGCTCGTAGTCGAGTTGATCTTGTGATTTTTGATAAGATTTTTTAAAACCGTTATTTCCGTTTTTATTCCAACGGTTCTGTTGGTTTGAGTTATTATTTTTATGAGTAAATTCTGGATTTCCGAATTTATTATATTGTCTGTTCTTATTATTATATTGATATGCCATGAAAACCTCTCTTGACTTTCGTCCCTTATATTATATCATAAATATAAGGGATTGTCAAGCAATTTTAAATATATTTTTTAATTTCCTTCGGAGATTTTATTATTCATAAACAATTTCTCCGTCTTCGTTTATTAAGAAACTTTGCGCCTCTTTTGAAATAGGCATAAGTTTATATTTTCTTCCAAGGAATTCTTCGCCGTCTTCACATTCAATCGGCACGTATGTTTGTTTTTGTTCGATACAGTCGAGTATGTCATCGCCAAGTATCTGCCAAGCAAAGTCCCAATTGAATTTCGTATATGATTGTGATAAAGCTTTGATATAGGTCAGCGTTTCCATCGTGGTAAGTTCGAGTGTCATCAGATCATTCTGAATTTCTTCTTTGATGATGTCTAGATAACCGAATCTTATGTCTTTAAAATCTTCATCGTCAACATCAGAATAAATACTGTTGATAAGAGTGATTGCTTTTTTATTGCAATATTTACGATACATATCACGGAACTTTTGAAGAATATCTGGAATTATGATATAAGAATTTAAATCGTAATATGGAAGCATACTTGTGCAGTTTTTATTATATTTAATATCAAAATCGATGGATTCGATATCACGACATAATAAGTTCATCGTGCAATTTGTATTGATAAGAGGAAGAAACTTATGATATTTTTTTACGAAATCGTTCTCCTCTTTTGTTTTATTTTCTTTTACAAGAAGCTTTTTAAGTTTCGTTCTAAACATACATTTTGATGTTTCATTGTACGTATTTTCGTATTTCTTATATTTTTCGTTTAACTCTGGATATAAGTATCTAAAGAAATAAGGCTTTTTGGAAATAACGAGTGAATTGTGATAATATTTTTCTTTTCTTTGCTCTTCAGTATCATCTTTATCGATTTTCCAGATTTTAAGCCATTCGTCCTTTGGGGGACCTTTGGCTTCAACGCCTTTAATTCTGTCAATTTCCTGACCGTTGATTTCTCGAAGGAGTTTTATGCGAAGCAGTAGCTCTTCTCGTTGTCTTTGTTGCTCTGGCCGCTGAAACATCGGTAACATTGCTTCAATAATCGTTGAATAATTGCTGTAAGTTCCAACCTTTGTACCAAACCCACGAATATCTGTTTCTATGAAGTTTCTATGACATATTTTATGAGAGGGTGCAGGTTGCTTTGCATATGTGATAGGATTTGTATAATCTTTCATTGAACCCTTTAAGAATATCGGATTATTTGTGCTCATACAAATATCACCGTCAAAATCGCTGTCAGAATGTCTAAGTGTGCTTAGATCATATATTGAATAAACAATTCCGCTTTCAATCCATTTGTACCATTTAGTTGTTTCTTCGTTATCAAACAATTTACAATGGTTTATCTCGTGTTTATCGAGGAGTGGAGAGCGGCAAAGAACTATTTCATCGCCAATATTTGCACGATTTTTCCAGAAATTCGAATAAAAATGCTCACCTGGTAGCACTCCGACTGGTGGCAACCCCAACGCGCTTTGACACTGTGCTATAGGATCGGAAATCATAAACGAATAATTTCCTTTAACCCAGATTTTTCCAATTTTTGATTTATTGATTGATTCAACTATGTTTTTATAAATTTTTCTTTGAACATAAGAATCTTTTAAAAATTCTGGATTTTTTACAACCGCTTTCATAGCAAGATTTTGCGCTCTTGTGTATACGTCGGAATATTCAATTTCCATATCTTGATTGAACCCGCCGAGCGAATATAACATAGCATATAAATCGTCTCCGCTACAAACTTTCTGAAGCCAGTCAATTGTCGGTTGAATTAATTCTTTAACATCTTGTTCTTTTATATTTAAAACTTGAATATATTGATAATTTGCAAGAGCCCATTCGTCATCATATTTTTTGTTGTATCGAGATACACCCCAGCCAATATTATATTTAGTGGCATACGAATCGAAATCTTCCCAGCTTGAATAAGCTTTGTATTCCTTAAATTGACTTTCTGAAATCAAACAATCTATGTCTTCTATTTTATGCGGTATTCCCCATCTATCATAAATAACAGATATATTGTGTTCTGCTGCATACGCTTTAAAATCAAACGGAACAAGATTACCTTTGATAAACACGGAGCGAACAACGTACGAACTGGCAACATAATCAAGCCCCATTTCCTCAGACCATTTCATTGCCATTTCTGGAGAAATAAGCCCCTGTCCGTCACAGCTGTTCATTGTTACATCTTGAATTCTTTCTTCGACTGCTTTTTTCCCATCTTCTGTGTTTATAATCCAATCGATTTTTTGATCTTTCAATGTTGTTTCAAAATCTTTGATTATACAAACACGCGGTTTCGAAACCCACATGATCGAAGACGTTGAAAGCGAGAAGTATGCAGACAGTTTGGCAATATTTGTTTCTTCGAGGCGATTATTTAAATCGCACATCAAACGAGTAAATAATTCTTCGTAAATGCGCTCTGAACAGAATTGTACCGTATTATGTCGGATTTGTCCAGCGCTGGCACTAAAACGAACATACCTTACACCGTTTAAATAAAACCCTGCTTTTGCAAGCCGTCTATATTCTGATTTTTTATTTACGGTAACAAGAACAAAATCTTTAACAAATAACTTATTTAAAATTGCATACCAGAATATTCTTGCGTCTTTTGCTCGACCTTCTTTTTTTACACGTCTCATCGAACCACGAAGAAATTCTATTTCTTTAAATATCTCATGATGATTTCGATTATCGCCATTAATAAAACGAGCTTGTTGAAAAGCAATGTTATCACCAAGAGAAACAAGGTTTCCGTCCAAAGCAGCCTGTCTAGCATCGTATGATGGTATATCGAGATTGTTTTCACAAATAAACTTTGAAGACAACTTTATAATTTGATATAAAACTTGTTCGCGAGCCATCACACGCCCCTTTCTTTATATTTTTGTTCAATCAATTCGTATAATTTGAAACTTAAATCTTCGAGATCTTCGAGTGTACCGTCGTTTTCGATATAAAAATCAAAATCATAATCGTTCATCGCATTTTCAGAAGAATGTTTTCTTTGCTCTTCCGTCAAATCGTTTTCGATTGGTCTATTAACACACAATGTAATAATTTCTTTTTTATCTGCAACGTTTGTCTCATTTGGATATCTACAATCTGGAATGATAACCACTTCTTCTGAACAACTAAGAACAAATTCTTTTGCGATTTTTACCCAACAATCAGATTTGTTACTTCTGTAAATATCTCCTGTATGTTGAAGAATTGTTCTTCCAACAGGACCTTTATCACCTCGTGTCCAATGATAGGCGTTTTCGCAAATCATTTTCAGTGGATCAGCGAAATGATAAATCAAAACGCGTTTTCCTTCTTCTTCGTATCTTCTTCTAAGAGCTTCTGCGGTACTATCTTTGCCGTGCCGCCCTTTACCAGAGATTAAAATAACCTTTTTCACTATATAAGGTTCTCCTTAATTTATAAATTCTGGATGTTCATAAAAGAAAAGTAAACTTTCTTCAATTAAATCCCAGTTTTCTAAAATGTATACGCTTTCTTTATCATATTCGCCAAGATATTGATTCCAAGGGAGTTGCATCCCATGTGTAATCAGAATTTTAATCGGTGCGTTTGTATTTAAAGAATCTGTTCTATCATCAATCTGAATTCCGCCAGTCATATCAATATGACCTTTGCCGAAATCGGAAAGCGTATCCGTACTGAATCCAACTCCGATAACTTCAGCTTCTGGAAGATATTTTGAAAAATATTCTTCTTTTCTCCGAAGATTTTCGGAAGTCCCTTTTGTTACAATTTTTAAAGAAAATTTATCTTTATGTTTTCTCCAAAAGTTTTCAAATCCTTTTTTTATCTTTACTCTGTCAAAAAAATCTTTGGAATTATAAATTTCTGTAACTTCTGCTGCTGTTACTTCATCGCAAATGGAATGGTAATTCCAATCTTCTAAATCCAAAATAGTTTTTGCAGGAGAAAGATTGTATTTTTCGTTGAGTATTTCAATTACAGCTTTAGATGAATCTAAGATTGTATCATCTGCATCAACATATAGAGTTACCATCTCATTTTCTCCTTTATTTTAATTTCTGTGGCTTCATCTTAACCACAATGTTATTATATCACATTTTACAGAATTTGTCAACTATTTTCGACGTATATTGTAAAATATTTTCACAATTATTTTATTTTTATTTATTGACGCATGTATACATGTATATACGCGTGCATACGCGCGTTTTTATAATTATTATATATATTATAATTATTATTATATATCTTATATTATTTATATATAATTATATAATATTCTTTTTAATTTATTTTAGATTTCCCACCCAAAGAAAAACCCACCCAATAATTCCTTCGAAAAATTTTCGAAGTTCATATTTCCAAATCCAAAAACAAAAATAAAATTGAAATTAAAAATTAGAAATATGAAAATAAGATAATCATTCATTACATTCTGCCCATAATATAGATTATAATTTAAATTATTATAATCACGATTATCTTTTCACAGACACATTACTTAAATTTTAAGTAATTCCTCCTCCCGTCTTTTTTATTTGAGGTATAGTTTGGGAACCACGGTCCTCTAACGGCAATTATTCATTAGCCGAGCGAATATCTCTTGTCAGGCTCGCAACACCAATTAGTTTTGTATTCGGGACTTATATCAGCAAACCGATACTTGTGAAAGGGAAGATAAACATTTTTGCTACCCTTGGTCAACGTGGACCTATTTAGTTTGTGTTGATTATAACATATATTTAAAAATAAGTCAAGTGATTTTGTGTTATTTTTAGAAAATTTTTAAAATATTTTTTTAAAACCATTTGAATTAACTTGACAAATATTTAATAATATGTTATAATGTATTATGAATAAAGGAGGTCTTCTTTATGAAAGATAAAAAAATGGAAAAAGAAATTTTAGATGTATATGATATATTCAGAAAACATCAAGATGAAAATTTTGAAGAAATCTTTACTAATTATAAAGAAGAATTCGAAAAATCTTTACCTTCGTTGCCAGACGGAGATTATAAAGTAAAGATTTTGAATAAACTTTACTATAATTATGTAAATATTGAAAACCAAGAACATAAATTGATAAAGTTTTATAAGGAAGAAGATGATTTTATAAAAACAATTGAAAATAAAGATATGAAAGCACTCTTTTATTCATTTTATGCGCTACATAAATTGAATATGCACGAGAGTGGTTGGGACAGTTATGATATAGATAAATTGCGCGAATTATCTGGTATTGAAAAGTTGAAGTGCGAAGATTTGCCACCAGTTTTGAAATATGGAATTCAACTTCGTGTAAGCGGAAGCAAAAAGCCAACGCAAACTTTTCATATTGATAACGGAGTTGTTGGAAAAGAAGTTTCGTGGAGCTGCTTCGACGATACTTTTAAAGAACGAATGAGGAGGTTAGTTTATGGAGATTGTAAATAAGTTAGAAGCAATTAAATATATGCTGAATAATAAATCTTACGTTCCCGAATTAAGTACAAATAAATAGGACGCCTGGCTCTTATATTATTTAAGAAAGAAGAAGGGAAAAGATAAAGACGAGGCATATAAGATTTGGCTTCCAATTTATGAAACAGCACATGAAAAATCTTCTGAGGGCGAATATCTAGGTGTCTTTTGGAATAAGTGGAAAACTTCCGCTTCAACCGTCCGTTTAAACAAACAAAATATTGCGACGATTTATCAGGAAGAAATTGATAGAATAAATAAATGCGATGTTAAAGCAACTTGGCAGAAGCAGTTATTGTTGTTGATTTTGGTTTATGCGAAAATGACGAATAATTTCAGATTAAGTGAAATTAATCTTGGTCTTTTCGCGAAATATATCGGAAAGAAAACGAAGGATATCACTGAAAACCTTTCTTATTCGATGACACAAGAAGCGATTAAAAACGAGATATTCGAAATGGTTGAAGTGAAGGAATGGGACGATATTGAAGGTTGTTGGGAAACGAGTAGATATTTCAATATTCATGAATTTAAGAACGGCGATGTTGTTTGCAAGATATGGAACGGTTATCAAGTAAAAGAATTAGATTATTTGTTTCCTATTATTAAAACTTGCGAGAATTGCGGAAGTGAGTTTGAAGGAAAAACATACACTCAAAGATGTTTGTGCGATAAATGTTATAAAAATTATCGGAAAATGAAATCTAAACTATGTATGAGAATGTTAAGAAATGAAATATGTTAACACCTCATCCCCTCTCCTTTATGAGTAAAGAAATAGAAAACACAAAATGTGAATAAAACGTTTCTTTCAAAATAACGGAACCTCGCACGCCTCTTAACAATGCGGACCACGCGGGGTCTTTTTGCTTTCATGGCTCAATTGGTAGAGCGGCTGACTTGTAATCAGCAGGTTCTCGGTTCAAGTCCGAGTGGAAGCTCCATTTACAAATGGTTTCCGCCGTCTGGTGGATTGAGATTAAAAGGAGATAAAAGTGATGATTGAAGAAAAATTTCAAATGTTAGACGGCGAGAATACCGATGAATACACAATTCGTATTTGTTCAATGCGTGAAGACGAGAACTTAACCTGGCAGGAAGTTGCTGATATAATCAACGAAGAAACAGATAGAAGTTATTCCGAAAAAAAGTATCGTACTGATTACAAGCGTTTTTGCGAAGGAATGAACAAGGGTTATGAAATCGCAAAAGAGGAAAGCGATAATTCTTCTTTATCACAAGAAGAAATTACTGTTAAGCTTCGGGAATTCGAAAAAGCAAAAATCAAAATGCGCGACGAGCGTATTGATTATATGCGGATTATTCGAGAGGAAGCGCGTAAGGAATCTTTTGTTGATTTGGTACGTCGTGTAATTCAAGAAGAAGTTAAACCATACGATAGTGGTACTTATATTCTTCCAGAAGAAACATATGATGACGATATGGTTGTTTGTTTGAGTGATTTACATACTGGAATGGTATGCGATAATTATTGGAACAAATTTAATACTGATATTTTAAAACAAAGGCTTGATAGATATTTGGCTGAAATATTAAAAATTCAAAAATTACACAAGTGTAAGAATTGTTATATTGCACTTGGTGGTGATAATATTAGTGGTTTAATTCATGTTAATATGCGCTTGCAAAACAACGAAGACGTTATTAGGCAAGTGAAAATTGCTTCTTTGCTTATTGGCGATTTTATTAAAGCACTTGATGATTCTAATTTGTTTGAAAGAATTCAGGTAAACAGTGTTTCAGGAAATCACTCAAGAATTTCTCCTAATAAACAAGATCATTTAAAAGGCGAAGAACTCGACGATTTAATTCCTTTTTATTTGAATGTTATGTTTATGAACAGACCAAATGTAAAAGTGTATGAAGATTGTTCGATTGATTCTACTATAGATAGTATTATAACGCGCGCGGGAAGATTATTCTATATAACCCACGGAGATAAAGACTCGGAAAAGGGCGTTGCCTCACGACTTACAATGATGTTGGGAAGAAAACCTGACGGTATAATTATGGGACATAGACATCATAACGCGTATAATACTATCGATAATGTAAAAATTATACAAAACGGCAGTTTTGAAGGCGTTGATGACCATTGTATCAATATGCGTATTTCTGGTTCTCCAGAACAAGTCGTATTCCTTACAAACGCAGACAGAATTGTTAAATGTTTGTATGATATAAATTTAGGCTAATAACCTCAAATAACCCCTCTTTATGAGGGGTTATAATTTTAATAGATTAAAAGGTGGATAGAAGATGATTTTTAAAAAAACACCAGTAGATAAAAAGTATGATGCTGCTGGCGATGATGAAGATGGTTTGTCTTCTGAAAAATACCCTCCTCTTGGGAATTTTAACACCGTAAGACAACAAGGTGGTTGTTTTGGGTGTGGGGCAATACGAAAAATCTCATCTTATCCCATCGTTCATCCAAAAAGCGGCTGGGGTTTGATGGATAAAAATGGCAAAAAACACTTTGTGTTTTGCGAAAATTGTTTTGCAAAATTAATAGATCAATATACCGAAGAGGCACATGGAAATAAATATAAAGCTTTATATCGTATGTGTATGTATACAGGTTATTATTACGATGATAAGCTTGCACACAGGGTTATAGAAGAAGAACATAAATATGACGATAATACTCCAGTTCCAAAATCTTATCACTGGGGCTTGCTTTACAATAAAGCAGTTCGCGAAGATTTGATACTTTCTGATAAGACATTTTACGATTCCGATAATATTATGTTTGAGGAAGTTGTAAAATATCATAATCAACACAGTGTTGAAGATTTAATGTCTGATGAAGATAAAAATAACAGAATTACAATTTTGTCAGTCTTTCACTGCGATCCGTTTGAAGACGAGGAATTATTGGATAGAGTTAAATTACAAAACGACCTTGTAACAATGATTGACGATTCAATGGCAGACGATATGGTTCGTCAAAAGGCGGCAATTGAAATTGTTCGTTCGTTTCATCGTATCGATAAAATTAGTAAAGCCTTGCAAGAATTACAAACAGATAAAGATACGATGCTCGAACATACGAAAGAGATCAAAGAATTATCTGAAACTAAACAAAAAGAAACAAACTTGGTAACTCAATTCTCAAAAGACCACGGATTTGCCGAAAAATACGCCACCGCTAAATCAAGAGGATCTGGTTCGCTTGGTTATATTATAAAAGAAATGAACGAGAAAGGATATGATAGAGGGGCGGTTAATAAATTCGATATAGATACGGCAGCGGCAATGAAACAGGTTGCGGATATAAGTTCCTCATCAATGGCAAAACAAGTTGCACTTAGTGATTCTGATAAAGCTGCTATGATAAAAGATCAATCGATAATGATTAACCGAATGAGAGAAACGATGGAAAAACAAGCAGAAGAATTAAGATTACTTCGTGAAAAACATTTAAAATCTGAATTATTAGACGAGTATAAAAAAGATTTGAAAGATAAAGGTTTGAACGAAGAACAAATAGATAGAGCTGTTAAAGAAGAATTAGATAGAAGGATACCAGTTGTATAATGATAAGCGTATATAAAAATTCTACCGAAATAGAAGTAACTACTCGTCGTGCTGAAATTTTTGAAAAATATAATAAAGTAATTCAATATGGAAGAAGAAACCCAGTGTGGTTTATAGAAGAGATTTTTAAAGTTCCACTTTTGGATTATCAAAAATATATTATAATGAACTCTTGGACTAAATAGCGTGCGATATGGGTATGTTCTCGTAACGCGGGCAAGTCCATGATGGGTGCATTATATACTATGGCAAAAGCGTTGTTGTTCCCGTCTTTTGAATGTTGGCTTATGTCTTTGAGCGCAAATCAGGCACAGATAACATTTAAAAAATTGGAAGATATTGCTAAAAAGAATATACCTTCACTTATTGGTTCAAGTGATGTTTTTATGAATGAAACCGTAAAATTACAAGCAAATTCCGACGGTTTCACACACCAAAAATCAAACCATGAAGTGAAACTTTATAATGGTTCTCATATTACAACGTTGGCTGGTAAACCAGAAACAACCGTTGGTATGCGAAGCCATTTGAGCGTGTATGATGAAGCTGGTAAAATTTCTGCTGAATATTATAGTTTAACAGAACCGTTTGCAACGCAAGATACTAACTTTAAAACTGGTGAAAAAATTGTTTTGAACGTTATTCCAAAAATGATTCCGACACAACTTCTTTATATGTCTTCTGCGGAAGACACTTCTTCGTATTTATGGGATATTTATAAAGAAGGCGCGAAGAGAATGATGATGGGTGATAACACTTGGTTTGTCGCAGATATAAATTGTGAAATTCCATTACACCCTACAAAAGGCGGCAAGCCGTATGCACCATTGTTAAATCAACAGGTTGTTGATGATGCTATGCGTGTAAACGAATATAAAGCATTGAGAGAATATTATAATATATTTGATACTACTGGTGGTAACGATGCTGTTATCAATAGAACTATTATTATGAGAAACGAAGAAGAGTATCTTCCCGTTTTTGCTAACGATAACACAGTTGCGCCAGGAGAAAGAATATATGCTTTATGTTTCGATCCTGCTTTGATGTCAGATAACTCAATTATTTTAATTGGAGAACTAACAAAAAAAGACGGAGTTGGTTGGACTGGTAGAATAGTAAACTGTATCAACCTTATCGAATCTTTGAATAACGGAGAAAAGAAAATTTTGACAGCAGTTGAACAAGTCGAGCGTTTAAAGAAATTGATTATTGATTATAATGGAAATGCACCAGAGTATAAGAATTTAATAATATTTATAGATCCTGGTTCTGGTGGTGGTGGACATATATATTCGGATATTCTTATGCAGAATTTCGTCGATGAATACGGAATTAAACACTTTGGTTTAATCGACCTGGAAGATGAAAAATCTGCTTTGGAACAAAATAAATTCCCGCTTGCCGTAAGAGATGTTTTACATTTGTATACTGCAACAAAATATAAAAATGAGTTTTACAGTGCGGTAACAACAATGTGTGAACAGGATTTGGTTAAATTTCCTTATACAGATTCGTTCGGTTCTAAAAACTTTACTATAAATGGACAAGAGGTTGACTTAACAAAAGAGGAAAGAAGAGCGTTGGTTGAAATTGATCTTTTGAAAGAAGAGGTTTTGTCGATTAAAAGAATGAAGACGGAAGCAGGAAATATCCGTTATGGATTATCAAGCGAAAAAGAACGCCGTATGCACGATGATAGAGCCTACTGTTTCGCAGCTTTCTGCTATTTGTTATCACAATTACGCAGAAAAGACGCTCTTGGCGGTAATGATGTAAAGCAAGATATGTCTGCTTTATATAAACACGCACCAGGACAAGTCAGTAAAGCATATAAGAAAAAAGTTAATCCATTTTTGGGTGCAAGAAATCCTTTTGCGAGGAGATATTAATTAAGATGTGTTTTGAATTATTTCTAGATTTAAGTAATGTAAAGTTAAGCGAAATAATGAAGATTAAATTTATTGACAATATGATTGCAGATAATAGCAATTTATATATATGGTCAAACGACGAAAGTATCGATAAAAAGAAGCTTTTGTCGAAATTAAAACGAATTGGAATAACAGATGTATACTGCAAAGAGTTATCTTTAAAAGATGTTGATCACAGAAATGATTTTGTTTCTACTTGGTTTCACGAACAGCATACAGAAAGTTATTTAAAAAAATTCGAATCAGAACATCAACAAGAATTGGTGGATATGCAAAAAAATATTCAAAAAGCAAAAGATCTTATAAAACAGAAAATTGCTTGCGAACAAAAAGAGGGATAAATTCCCTCTATATTAGGTATTGGTGTAAGTAGCACAAAACGGTTTTGGTTCAAATCCAAAATACCTATTCAAATTAATATAATAAAAAGGGAGGTCTGTATATGGCGAGTTCCAATAATACGGAGAAGAAGAAAGTCGGAAGACCTAAGAAAGTACAGGCTACACCTGTTGTAAACGAAGAAGAAAAGAAACTGCGTATGGAAGACAGTGGTGATAATTTTGTTACTGTCGAAGATTTGCGCAGAGATTTAACTTCTGTTTATCAAAAAGTTTATGGTTATTACACAAAAGAAGGCGTGCAAGGAAGCATTGTAGATTGGAATAAATATAATCCGTTTTTACAAGAAGACAGACTCAGACAGACCTTAACTGCACAAGGAAAACAACTTAGTAAAGAAGATTTATATAAAGCGATATCGAATCCAGATGGTAGTGAAAATGCTTTACAAGGACAATCGTGGCAGGAGTCCTTTAATCAATATCTTTATTATAAGATGATTAGAATGTCAGCAGATGTTCCTCTTTATAAGCATTATATTACACCAGAATATTTAGAAGCAAAAGATTATAACTCAAAAGATTTTAAAAAAGAAGATAAATATGTAAGAAAATGGGTTCGAGCGTTTGATATTGTCAAAACATTAAAAACAACAGCCTTGGAAGTTAAACGCGCTGGTAAAGCAGCTTACCTCCTTAGAAATAGTGTTGATTACGAAAAAGGGGAAGTAAATTATTGCACTTGGCAAAAACTTCCAGATAATTTTATCAAGATTACTGGAATTGGAGAAAAGACGTATCTGGTAAGTTTAAATATGTTATTATTTTTAAACCCCGTCTTTTCGTTAGATTACTATCCTCCTTATATAAGAGATATTTTCGATGATATGATCAATAAAGGGGTTATTTCTCCTAGTGAGTTTGGACCAAACGGAAACGTTGTGAGATATTCTTTAAATTCAGAAGAATTTTATGATTATAACAATGCAAGTGGTATCAAATAGATTGTTCGCATGGGGCGTAAAACAGATTATATGTTTTGGGTTCAATTGCCACAAGAAGTTTGCTATGTATTTTCATCAGATGCTTCTCATCCTTGGAAAATTCCAGATACGACTGGACTCTTGGGACAATTAAGAGAACTTTCAGATTATGCGACTTTGGCTGGTTTAATTGCAAGCACGCCTTTAACAGCGTTACTCACTGGTGAAATTGAGCCAATTTCAGATGCTCGTCCTGGTGCAAACCAGAGTATTTTCGGTATTGAAGAAATTACTGGTGCTGTAAATAACTTTAACGCTATTACATCAACAAATGTAGAAGCACTTGGCTTGCCTTTAAAAAATATTAAATTACAAAGTTTACCTTCGCAGCCGAACAGTTCTGATCTTGTTACAAAAGCTACACAGAACGTAATTACAATGGCTGGAATGGGTGGTTTGATTGCTGCAACAGATAAACCTTCTGTAGCACAAGTTAAAGCCGCGCAATATCTTGAAGAGGCATAGGAAGATTATGTTACAAGACAGTTTGAGTCTGTATTAAATTATATTATAAACCACTTTATTGGTTGCAAATATGAATGGAAACTACATCTTTGGGGTGGTATATTTACATTCGGAGATGATGTGGCGCGTATGAAGGAGATGTGGCAAAGTGGCGCTACTTTCTTAATGCCACGCATTGCTTCGGCGTTTGATATGGATTTACACGAAGTAAAAGCAACCGACGCATATATTAAATCGTTAAATGTTTATGATGACTTTGTTACAGTAACGCAACAAACCAGAGTAGATGTAAAAGGAAATGATGATTCTTCGACAAAAGAAAAGGTCGGGAGACCTTCTAAAATAGAATCGGAAATTGACAATGACAATACGGCAAAATCAATCGATCAAGGAACAAACACTGGCGATATGAGAGATTATGTGAAAATGTCATTGGAAAAGGGCAAGTGCGTAATTTGCGGTAATGATTCTGATGGAATTTTATGCGAAGAATGCGCTGAAAAATATATGGAGGTTTAATTATTATGGGATGTAATCATAAAATTAATTCAAAAACCACCTCTATTCAAATTGAAAATGAATTTGCGACAATGACCACGCCGAGAATATATTTCGGATTTTGTCCGATTTGTGGTAAAGGTTTCAAATTTATAAAAGAAAATAATAAATATATTCAATTTAAAGAAGGAGGTATTGATGATTATGCAGATGTCTAAAGAGACTTATGACAAAATGAATTATTTGCTTGGAAAATCTTTTGATTGTAACGCTCAAACAGATAATTTTGCCTATAATATTGATTATGCAAGATATCCAGTTACCGCCGATATTTTTCATCATAGTTTTGCACACGAGTTTCCTGTTTTTGCGGATACAGTCTCAGATCTAATGATTAGATTGGATTCAAGACCGATTAGAAAGCAAATAAACGGATATGACAAAGACTATAAAGGTGATTTATCTGCTATTTTTGCAGACAACCTTTTAATGTGCGAGACATATAGACAAGATATTATCGACACAATCGAAGTTGCAGAGTTTAATGGGGATTATGAAGTAAAGATTAAACTGGAAGAATTTTTACTTGGATTTGTTCCTTATAGAAAGCAAGCAGATATCTGGGCTGAAATGGCTAAGAGATACGAGGGTAATTATAAATCGTTCGAGGCGAGAATGGAAACCTTCACTACTTTTATAGAAATTAAAAAGTAAAGTGAGGAAAGTACATTATGGCAGAGACGATTAATTTAATTATACAATACGGCATATACCCTGTCATGATGGCTGCTCTTATTATAACGTTTTTGTGTCTTAGTAAGAAAAACACAGAAAAAAATAATGCAGAAAATGCTCAAAATAATTTGCAGTTAATGCAGTCAGCTGTAAAAGAAGGAATGAAATATTTTGGAGATAATTTTAAAAGTGAATTGAGAGAAATTGTAGAAGAAGTGAAAAAGCCAGCAATTCATACAGTGCTAGATGAAGAATGTAATCATGCTATAAATGAATATATAGATCAATAGCTTTCTTGTATTATAAGAGAAACTAAAGCAGATAGAGCTTTATTCTTTTCTTATCATAATGGTGGTACTGATATTTTAGGAAGGGGTTTTCAAAAAATGTCAATTACCAACGAACAAGATAATAGTTGGACTTCTCCCGTTATGGGTGATTTCCAAAACATACCTAGAACAATGTTCTCAATTTTATTTAAAAATCTTGCTAAACGTAATTTTTATTGTATTATGGATTTGAATGATATAAAAGAAGAAGATGGTGCTTCTTATCAACTATTCAAATCTCACAACGCAAAGCAAATAATGTGTTAGGCGTTAAAAACAGAAGCAGGTTTAATGGTTGGATTTATTGTTGCTGAATTTATTACGGTTGGCTGCGATGATTTGAATAAAGTAAAAGAAATTTTAAATAGAAAATCTTTAAGAATTACAGGGGCGTTATTAGGGCATTTAGGAGGTTAGGCTGATGGAAAACGAAATTAAAACGATGAAATTTGAGCTGAACTCCAAACAGCTCAAATACAGGGATATATTAAACAAAGAGTTCTTAGAACTTGAAGTTTGGGCTATTTCAGATATTAACCCGAACAGAAATAATAGTCACTTTACAAAAGAAAGTATGGAAAATGCGTTATCGACTTTTAAAAACAAACCAATTGTCGGTTTGTTTCAAAAAGATGACTTTGTTGACCATGCTGGAAAGATAGATTACGACAACGAATTACATAAACAATTTTGGAACATTGAAAGTGGTGAACGAATTCTTGGTGTAATTAGAGAAAGCGATCCCGTTGAACTTGTCGAAAAAGACGGTTTGAATTGGATTAAATTCAGATGTATTTTATGGGTTCAATATTGCTATAAACAAGTACGAAAATTATTAAAAGACAGAACAAAGAAAGTTTCTGTCGAAATCACAATCAAAAATTCGGAAGAAGATGAGAAAGGTGTGTTGCAAATTAACGAGTTTGTCCTTAACGGCGTAACAATTCTTGGCACAAAAAATGGGCGAAAAGTGATAGAGGCTATTCCAGATGCCCACCTTTCAATATTAGAAGATTTAGAAGAAAATGAATCTTTTAATGAACAAAAGAAAATGTTGACATTTGCATATCAACAAATTGATATAGCAGATGATAATCAATGTTATAATGAAGACAAGGAGGTAAAAATGGAAATGGGTTCTATTAAAGTTAATAAATCCAAAGAAGCTATGTCTGATAAAGACTGGGGTTCGGTAGATAAGACGGCTTTGAGAAAAAAAGTTGTTGAAGCTGAAAACTTTAAAGAAATCGCCGATGATATCTTTCTTGATCTTCGTGAAGGCTGGGAAGACGGTGAAGTTTCAAAGTTAAAATATCCAGTAATGGAAATTAATGACGATGAAGCTGTTTATAATCGCGGCGGTCTTGGTTCTGCCAAAGCTTATGCCGAAAAAAATAACGAAACAGAAATTTTATCAAAGCTTAAAAAGATTTATGAACATCTCGGTTTGGAAGAAGATGAAAAAGAATCTTATGCTTGCGAAGACTTCTGTGATGATTATGAAGATCAAAAACCTGCCGAAGAAGATGAAACGCAAAAGTGTTCAGAAGAGCCTGAAGCGGACAAACCAAAAGAGGGCGAAGAGCAGTGCAGCGTTGTTTCCGAAGAGGGTAAATGTTCTGCTGATGACGATGAGCACGATGATGATCACGACGATAACCATAATGATGACGATGATCACGATGACGATTGCAATCCAGAAAATAAACTAGTAGAAGAGTGCAAAATGAGCGAAGAAGAAATTTGTGCGCTCAAAGAAAAATGCGCTTCTTATGAGGAAAATCTTTGTAAATTACAAGAAAAATGCGAAGCTTACGAGAAAGAACTTTGCGAGTGCAGAGAAAAACTCGAAGGTTGCAAAGATTACGAAGATATTAAATCTCGATTGAGCACCGCCGAAGGAAAACTTTTTGAAATTTTCTGCAAAGAGATGGTTGCCGCCGCAGAAGAAATGATGGCCGGTAAAATGCTTATTGACGAAGATAAAGAAGAAATTAAAATGAAAGCTTCCAAGGGCGAATATGCTTCTAAGGAAGAAATTGCCCGTGCCGTTGGGTATGCTATGTTTAAAGCAGCTCCAATGGTACAGAAAGAAGAAAAGAAAGACGGGTGCTATGCAATGCCCGTTTACTCGCCTTTTGAAACAACGGTTGAGCCGAAGAGAGAAAAGACGAGATCAGAAAGACTTGCTAAATATGCAGGTATTAAAGACTAATTATTAAAACATAAAGCGGTTATAAACTATAATCGTTTTTAAAAATTTGTTTTCTATGCGTGGATAAGCTACGCGTGAAAATATTATAAAATATATTTTATAAGGAGAAAGAAATTATGGCTATTAAAGTTTTTGCTTGTGCTGAAATGGCTTCTGAAGATGTTCAGAGCTATTGCGTAAGTGCTAAATTCTATGCCGACGATGCGTATGCGAAAATCCACGACGGTGCGCTCGTTGTTCTTGGCGATCTTGACACAAATGATGCGTATGGTACGCCTGACTACAACATCTACAAGGCTACTAAACCCGCTGCTGCTTCTGATGACGTTGTTATCGTTGACCTTGCTGGTATCAACGAAGCGACAGTTCAGGGCAACATCATGAAGATCGGTAACAAACTTGTTGATCTTGAGGCTGGTGAAGGTATTGCGGTTCGTTGCCGTAGACTTATGAAGGGTGATAGAATGTGGATGGGTAGAGGCCTCTTCACAGCGGCTCCCACTGTTGGTAAGTTTGCTGGTACGACAGCTGATAGCACATTGCTTACTCCCAGCCAGGAAGCTCCTGCAGCTGGTCTTAAGCTTAAAGTGCTTGCCTCCAAAGGTCTTACCGTTGGTCAGTCGGCTTATGCGGAAGGTGCTGGTTATGAACAGCTTTACCTCTGCGAAGTAAAATAATTTAAGGAGGTAAACTATTATGATGACTATGTTTAATTATAATCGTAAAGATGCAGATTTCAACGAAATTATCGATGAATGCCTTGCGTTGTTCAGTGAAAACATCGAAGGTCAGTCTGCTGACTATAAAGAAAGAAACAAAATCCTCAACGCTGCGATTGCTAAGTACGCTGTAAGCGGTACTCGTTTCGAATCTATGTTCGAAGAAAAGGGCGTTGAAATTTTCAAAGATCCTCGCGTTACGAAAAATGCAGAAGTTCGCGATAACTACAATGTTGTTATTTCCGAATATATTAACTCCGCACTTCCTTCCGTTACGTCGAAGCTTTACAACCAGTTCTTCGCGGAAATCCGTCAGGTTGGTTGGGGTGAAACAGCGAAATTCGAAGTTACATCGAATGAGCTTTATCAGGTAAATGAAGTCGCAGAAGGTGTAAACCGTGGCGTTCTTCAGCCCATCTATAACAACGAATTCACTGTAAACTGCAAAGTTACAGAAGTTGCGGCTGCTATCGATTGGTATCCTGTTGCTGCTGGTGTGTTCGATTGGGGTGATTTTGGCCGTCGTTACACGATGTCCTTCCAGAGCTACATCCAGTTGAAGATTATGAAGGCTCTTACTGCTGCTACGAATCAGATTGGTGCGGCTTATCAGGCAGCTGGTATTGATACAGCTAACTGGACGAACATCGTTGACAGAGTATCTGCAGCGAACGGCGGTATGCCTGTTGTTGCGCTTGGTACCCTTGCAGCTCTTAACAAAGTAATCCCTTCAACTGTTGGTCTTCAGTATGGTCTTGGCAGCGAAATCGTTAAGGAAGGTAAGCTTGATCGTTATCTTGCTACCGAACTTATCGCTATCGATCAGGCTATGGTTCCTGGCACTGTAAATACAACAGCGCAGCTCTTGCTTCCTACAAACAAGATTTACTTCATTGCTCGTGGTGCATACAAGCCTGTTAAAGTTGTATTCGAAGGTACAAGCTCCGTTGTTGAAGCTATTCCCGATGAGTGCACAGATAGACAGTACAAGATTCGTATTCAGGAACACGTTGGTGTTGACGCTGTTGTTGGTTCGAAATTTGGTACGATTACGCTTGCGTAAGCTTAAAATTGCTTGACAATACAAAAATAATATGATATAATATAGATGTTCTTGGTGGGACAGGGACGGCCATCCTTTCTGTATGCCACAACATATGGATTACCACCTTGAAACATTTGCCTTTGTGGAGGTTATTATGCAGAATATTGATAATGAAAAAATATATCAATATTATATTGTTGAAAATCATTCTCGTCAAGAAACGGCTTTGGTTTTTGGTATTTCGGAAGGCAAATTGAAAAAGATTTGCTCTGATAATGGTTGGAAGAAGGATAGAAAACTTCATAATCAAAATATTGGAAAAGCGAAAGTATACAAATTTGATAGAGTAAATGAATTAAAACAATTATATATCGATGAAAATAAAACAAGAAAAGAAGTTTGTGAACGTCTTGGTTTGTCTCTTGCAGTATTTAAAAGAATTTGTCGTGAAAATAACATTGAAAAAACAGATGAAAATCGTATTTTTAATACAAACAAAACAATTTCAGAAAAATATGGTGAGAGTAATTTTGGAAAATTAACTTCAAGAGAAGAGATAATAAACAAAAGAAAACAAACTAATTTAAAAAAATACGGATATGTTAATCCAACTCAAAATGAAAAAATTCAAGAAAAAATGAGATTATCTAATTTAAGAAGATCTCCGAATAAATCAAGTATTGGATTGACAGTAGAAGAAGTTAATAACATTGTTTCTTCTAAGGATAATTTTGAAAAGTTTGTAAAAGATAAAAACGTTCACACGACAGTGCAAATAGCAGAAATGCTTGGATATGGTCTTTCTGCAATAGAGCAATATATTGCTTTTTATAATTGTAGAGATTTAATAGATCCTATGAGTTCTGCACCAGAGCAGGAAGTAAGATTATTTATAGAATCTCTCGGTATTAAAACAGAACACACCAGACAAATAATTCCGCCTTATGAAATAGATATTTATTGTCCAGATTATAAAGTCGGAATTGAATTCAACGGAACGTATTGGCACTCTTCTTTAAGAAAACAAAAATCTTATCACGAAGATAAAGCGAAAGCCGCAGAAAAAGCAGGTATTCGTTTAATACAGATTTATCAATATCAATGGGAAGATGAAAATTTAAGAGAAATACTTAAATCTGTTTTGAAAATCACATTTGGCAAAGTTGATTCTCGTATTTATGCAAGAAATTGTGAAGTTAGAGAAATAACAAACGAAATTGCAAGACCTTTTAATAACAAAAATCATCTTCAGGGGCATAGAAATGCAGCAATAACCTATGGTTTATATCATAATAACGAACTCGTTCAGCTTATGAGTTTTTCCAGACATAATAAATATGAATGGGAAATTATCAGAGGTTGCCCTGGTTCTAATAATGTTGTTGTTGGCGGAGTTTCAAAACTCTTTAAACATTTTATAAAAAATTATAATCCAAATCAAGTATTCAGTTATTGTGATTTTAATACTTTTGACGGGAAAGGATATGAAGCAATCGGGATGAAGTTTATTGGATATACTGGTCCAGATCTGCGATGGATTATTAACGGCGATGTTAAACATCGTAGTCCGTCACACCATAAAGAATATAAAGAGAACGCAGAAGCCGTTATATGGGGCGCAGGTTCTAAAAAATATTTATGGACAAAATAAAACTTAAAAAATATTAAGTTTTTCAACCGCATCACGCGGTTGTTTTTATTTGATTAAAAGGAGATTAAAAGTTATGGCATACGTTAAAAAAACTGCTGTTGCAGAAGATTCAAATGTAGAGGAAAAAGTAGAGGTTGCCGCTCAACCCGCAGCTGTTGCCGATGATAAAGATGCAAAGATTGCTGCACTTGAAGCGTCACTTGCGCAAATGCAGGAATTTATGAAAGTAATGATGGCGAATATGAACAATAAACCGACGGAAACAAATAGTGCAAAAGATGCGCTGTTCCGTTACGTTACGGTTGTTCACCTCGTCGATAGAGCGCCTGGACTTTCCACTCATATTGAACTTTCTAATGGCGTTATTCTCGACTTTAGAACGTTCGGTGAAGAACATACGTTTACTGTTCAGCAAGCCGAAGAGCTTGCAAGCAAATATCGTTCTTGGTTTGATCTCGGTATTTTTGCGTTTGGCGCAGACGCCGATGATCTTGCGAAGAGATTAAATCTTAAAACAGTTACTCAATATTCGTTTGCTGGATCTGATTTCTTGGATAGACTTCCTGAACTCGACCTTTATCAGTTAAAGGCACTTTGGGATAAGATGGGACAGGGACACAGAGAATTTTTGATTGAATATTTCAAAAGAAAGATTCTTGCAAAAGATCCTGCTTTTGACGATATTGATAAAATTGAGCTTTTAAATAGATTGAGCAATGGCGGTATGGAAGGGGTTCTTCTTGACAGAAAGAACGCGGCAATTAAAGCAGAAGAAGCTTCTAAAAAACGCGTTAAATAACAAATAATAATACATTAAAAGGGAGGCATCGTATATGCTTTTATTTTCTACAATTTATGACAAAGCAGTTCACTCATTCGATGATCCCGAAATCAATCGTGCTTATGTTCAAAATAAGATAAGATTTCAAAAGTTAATGTATCCGTATTTGGTAAACGGCATAGATTCTTTTCATAGCCCCTCCAAACTTGTGATGGCACTTGGGGATATTGAGCCTCCAAAGGGCGATTACGAAACGTTTGAAGGAAATGGTAGCGATACGTATGCTACAACTATTTCACCTTTAGACAATTCCGAATTTCTTTTTTCGATTGACAATGTAATTGATGAAAAAGCAGTGTATGACGCTGAAAGTAAAACGGTTAAATTTTCAAGAGAAGTTTTAACTGGTGAAACAGCAATGGTTCAATGGTATTTTTGCGGTCAGTTTAATACAGATTTTTCATCTTGCGCGACATCAAATTGCCCCGCCGATTATATTGCCGATAAGATAATTGGTATCTTGTCGAATTGTTGCGTTCTTGCAAGATCCGACCTGGAAAAGAATACGATACTCGAAATTAAAAATATATTAACAGATACGGACTTTAAGATTTATAGTCCAGCAAATTCAGTTCGCGCAAAAGTGGATTGGAACAAACATATTCGTTATGAGGTGGATACGCTTCAAAGTGAATTGAGTTGGAGTTTATATGCTCGTAAGTGGCACGGAGGTAATTTCTATGGAAATTGATGGAAGTATCTCTTTGTCAGCTGAGGCAAAAATTAATTATCTTGAAGGGTTACGTGGACAAATGATTAAGGTGTTACACTTAATCGAAGAACAAAAAGACACTGGTTATTCTCCAGAACTTTTTATTCTTGGCAGACTTTTTGAGTTAAATTCTGCCAATGATTTGTTCGACGGAAAACTTGTTAATATTATTGTTAAATTAAACGGGATTGTTACTAACTATGAAAACTTGTCTTTTGCCGAAATTAAGAGACAAATTTTTGAAATTAAGAAGAATATAAACTTCCTTTTAAAAGAATTAAAAGGGAGGTGATTTGTTATGATAATGGATAAATCCAATGTAAAAGATCCTTATTATCTTATAACACAAACGCCGCCCAATCTTGTAAAGGATAATTATTATCTTCATGAATTACAAGAAAAGGTTGATGCCGATTGGGAGTATAGACCAAATCGCGTATGGATAGAAAAAGAAGATGGTATCGGTGTTGAAAAATATAGTCCGATTGAAGTTGTTATACAGACGGTGAAAAATGATAAAGGTAACGTCGTTTCTGATGATTGGAGAAATATTGTGTTTAGAGACATAAAATATCCACACAGAATCGGCATGCGTTATCGTTTTTCTTATGAGTTTGATTTAACAGAGCCAGATATCGATAAAAGTATTTGGATTGCTTTAAATCAAAATCATGTTAGTCCAACAGCTTCGCAGGTTATTTGTCGATGTAACGGTACTATTAAAAGCATTTGGGAGGATCGTGGAAACGGCGGAAAAACCTCTGTTCACGAGGAGCCCGTTATCCAAACAACCAAACTTACTTCGGCGAACTTTTTATATAATGAAGTTGCGGTTGATCCTAAGGGACAATTAATAATTATAGCGCAACATAATAAATATACGGAACAATATTACATTAACCAGAGATTTGTTATTGGATATGACAGAGTTTATAAAGTTACTAATATCATAAAGACAGATTCGCTTGCTACTTATAAAGCGAAAGATGTCGGTGTGATGAGAATTTATCTTGAAATGGATCAAATCGGTGAACTTGACGATATGGAAAACAGATTGGCTTATAACGGAAGACACGAAGAGCCAACACCATCTGAAACAGACGGCAATTACGAGCTTGTTCTTGTTAAGCCAGAATCTATTCCGACCACTTTTGATCAGATTGAGGTTAAAGCGCAGGTATTGATTGATGGTAATCCAAGCGTAAACGATAAACCAGTATTTAATATCGAAATTAAAGATATTAATCCAGATGTAACGTATGAGTATGAATTGGATAAATTCTGTTCTTATACTTATGATGAAGAAACTGATACATATACAATTATAAAGAATGAAGGTTTGGTGGATTTAAGAAGAAAGGTTTTTGTGACATTTACTTTTGCTCCGCCAGAAAAAGAAGAACTCAAAGTTTCATTTGATCTTTCTTTGCGTCCCTTCTAAAGGTGGTGTGATATGATGCCAATGAATAGGTCGGGAGATGGCAATGCGTATAATCGTTTTGTAAATCTGGATAATATTGAATATAGAATAGTCAATTATCTTGCAAAAAGCAAAACGAAATATGCAAATAATTTATGGAAAATATTGAAATATGACACAGAAGATTGTTTAAGTCTTCCAGATGTTTCGTATAAAGATAGAATGGCGTTGTTATATAAAAATAATGGGGATTCAACGCAATTCAGAGTATTTTTAACCCCATTTACGGATGACGGTTGGGATGTCCAATGTAGTCATCTGCATATTTTTGTACATTCAGTTGTTCCTCAAAACCACATTACCTCGAAGGTAAATATTGGTATTGAGACTATTGTTCATAATAAGATTTCTAATATTTTAGGCGATGCACAAAACGAAGATGGAAATCCTTCTGAATTAGATGAAGATGGAAATCCAGTAATAATTTATAAAAACAGAGCTTCGACAATGTTAAAAAGTATTCTTGCTGACATCAACGGTCAAATGGTTGCTGGTGTTGGTATGTTACAATTTAACACGCAGCTCAATGCAGAAGATGTGGCGAGAATGTCTCTTTGGAATGCTCGTAAATTTTACGGGTTTTCTACGATTGTTTCAACATTGCTTTCTGGTGCATCTGCGAATTCGGGGTGTGGTTATTAATGGCACAAATTCCTGAAAGTGAAAAGAAAATATTAGAAGAAATCAATTATTATAAAGATAAATATTTTACGTATGATGATCCAATTCCGTTTCACGGGTTGACTATTTATCCTGTAACTATGCGCAATTATCAACAGTTTATGGTTTCTACTGCTTGTCTAACTTTAAATAAAAATGATGACATATAGGGTTTGAGATATACTAACCTTGAATATCTTATGAATAAATTAAAAGATGATAAAGAAGGACCAGAAATGTCATTGAGATTAACTCAAATCGTGGAATTATGTTTGCACGTAAAAAATGGGTTAAAGTGTGATAAATGCGGAAAGATTATGACTTATGAAGAATTTTTTCCGAAATACCAAGCTGCGAAAACAGATGAAGAAAGATTAAAAACATTGACTTGCGAGTGTGGTGGAAATTTTCATGAAGTTGTTAAATTTAAATAGGATGAAGAAACGAAAAGATATAATCTTATAATTGATGGAGTTGAACTTGACAATGAAAAGTTCAACAGATTGAGAAAAATTATTATGTATCAAAATCTTCCAGATTTTAAAGACGATTCTTGGGTTGATAAAGCTATACGAAAAGACCAAGAAGAAAGACAAAAACTTATGTCAAAAGGATAGGGAACTGCAAGTACTGAAAGGAAAATGTTGTGCCTTGTTGCTAAAACAAATTATAAATTGGAAGATGTTTATGATATGCCGATTAGGAAATTTCTTAAACTTCTCGATGTCGTTAATGATGCTATGGAGTATGAGACAACTAAAATCGGATTGATGACTGGTATGGTTTCGCTTAAAAAAGGTGAAACTATTGAACATTGGATTTACAAAAAAGACAACGGTATGTATGGAAGTGCCGTTGATGCCGATTCGCTTATCAATAAGATAAACGGAAAAGGTATGTAATTAAATTAAAAATAAACTCCGTTAAATGGTCAACGGGGTTGTTTTTATATAAAAACAAAATCATTTAAAGGAGAAAATATTATGGGAAAAAGATTTTTAGCTTCCGTTGCTAACGTTGAACTTTTCGAAAAAAAGAACGGCGTATTAACCCACTTTGCTTCCGCTAAAACTCTTACCGATTCCGCGTTCGGTTTCACTCTTTCAATGGAAGAAGTTCGCGCTGGTCAGGGCGGTAAGCTTTATGGTCGTTTCGCTCATACTTCTGGTATGACTTTCACAATGACCGATGCAATGTTTGATATCGACTATATTCGCGCTCTTATTGGTGCAGAAAAATCACTCGGTGGTTCTGTTCTTTATACAGAAGAACTTGCTGGTGGTGCTAAAATTGCTCTTGGCAAGACTCCTGTCGGTATGGGTAGTCTTTGCGGTATGGATGGCAAAATTGCTTGGGGACATGTTGCTGATTGTGAAGGCGAAGGCGACGACGAAGCATTTGAAATTGATGCGCAGAATAAGATCGATTTGACGAAGTACACCGGCAAAAAGGTTTGCGTAACATATTTCGTTCAGGATCCTTCCGCGACTCTTATGAAGATCAAAGCGAAGTTCATTCCTGCCGAACTTGTTGCAATCGCAACTGTTCAAGAATTTGCTGGTGATGCTTCCGCTCCCGAATCTGGTAAGCCTGCTGGTGAACTTATTATTAAGATTCCTCGCTTCCAGCTTGATGGTCAATTCGATCTTACGCTGAATATGACTTCTGCGGCTTCTATCGCTCTTAATGGTACAGCTCTTGCTGTTTCCAGCGGTGATTGCGGTGGCGAAGATTATTATGCTGAAATCGTTGAAAAAGTTGATGGTGCTGACTGGAGAGCTAATCTCAAAGATATCGTTATTGATCCTGAGCACCTTACAGCTGGTGAAGCCCCTGTTGTATTCGGAATCTCTAATAACGGTTCGATTTTCTTGATTCCTAATGAAAACATTGCGAAACAAGAAACAACAGCTGGCGAGAAGAATGGTTTCACGAACTATGCTGATGGCACGTGGACAGCTTCTGGTCCCGCTACTGTTACGATTTATAAAGCAGATGGTTCTAAACTTAAAGAGGAAACAGCTACGATTGCGGGTTCGTAATCTAAAATAAAAAAAATAAAACGTTGAAATACGTTTTGCGAGATGGGGTTGAAAAATACCCCATCTCTTTTTAACTATTTAAAAATGTGAATAAAAGCATTTTTTTATTGTTAAAAATACGTTAGTTTTTCGTATATTTTTCACAAAAACATACGACCATTTTTGTGCAAATTGCACAAAAGAATTATTGACAAAAATCAACAATTTTAATAAAAAGGAGGCTCTATATGATCTCATTATTAGAAAGCGAGAAATTTGCTGATGGATGCAATATTTTAAATTTTTCTGTTGACGCGGTAGACAAATATGATTTGTTTCCGTCTAACGGTGTCAAATGGGAAAATATGGGGCACGGCTATAGTGTTCCCACAGTTGGAACAACAAAATTTAAAAACAATGCAACAACGATTTAAGGAGGATATTTATGGCAATTGATATAGTAGCCAGAGCACTGGCTGTTTCTGGAAAACAAAATTTAGAAAATTATTACACAAAGACTGAATCCGATGGAAGATATGTAAAAAGTAGTGAAAATTTTGTAAAAGCTTTTGCTATTCCTAACGGTGCGAGTAGTGGAACGCTTACTGCTGACGTAAAACAGAAGTTGTGCAATCCTGACGGGCATAATTATTACGTTTATGACGATACTTCAGAAATGATTTTAAAGTATTCGTTTAACTCAGATGGTGAAATTATACAATATAAAGCTGCATACCTTCAAAACGACAGAGCTTATGAAATTACTATGCAGATACTCCCGTCAAATGGTAGTTGGAGGCGTAGTCAAACTATCTTAAACGGTGCAACAGCAAATCCTACCCTTACAGGAACAGAAGCAGAGTTAACAGGCTTAAAGGTTGGTGGTACTAACTATAAAATTCCAGTCAATAAAAATGTGTTCTCTGTAACCATTTACGAGGCAGGTGAATAATAATGCGCCTTATTACTAATAAAAGTAAAAATTTATTATATAGAATCAGTTCGGATTCTAATACTACTATACAATTTAGTACTTCTTATGCAGTTGTAACACAGACAATAGCAGATACGGCTAGTTCATTATCCTTTAAATTACAGGGATATAAAAATAATCCGCAAAGCTACACGAACATATTTTCAGGGGAAGTGATATCCTCAACGGGTGTATTTACAAAAACATTTACAACACCGTCAACGACAGGATTTGATCTAATAAGATTTGGTTTAAGCGGTTCAAAAGTGGATACTATGTGTAACTGTAAAATAGATTTAAAACCATCTACTATTTATACTTTTACCTGTAATTTTACTAACATAACTCAAGGAAGTATATCTTGGAAAGATATGATGTTAGTAGAAGGAAATACAGCAGGAGAATATGAACCTTATTCTTATAATTTATTGGATAAGTGGAGCTATCCTTCTACACAAACGGAAAACGGAGTTACTTTTACTAATGTTGGAGATGGAACAATAGTAGTTGATGGAACTGCAAGCAATACAATTTTCTATTGGCTTCAACCTGTTAAATACACATACGGACATATTTACTTGTTGTGGTGGATTGACAATAACTCAGATTCGATGAAAATGGAAACTTCTGATGGAGAAAAACAGATCGACGTTTATACTGATGCTATATTTACCTCAAAGACTAACGAATCGAGGAGCGTATATATTGATGTATATACATCGTCCAATCCATCCAGTGTAATCGCAAAACCAGTTCTTTATGACCTTACTCTTATGTATGGAGCAGGAAATGAACCAACAACAGTAGATCAATTCTATGCAGATCATCCAGAATTAAAAGTGTCTCCTCTTGGTTTTATAGAATTAAAAAATCTGGAAATAAATAATAAGAATATTAAAAGATTAAGATATGCTACGACTACTAGGAATTTGTTTGATACAGTAACCGTTTCTGAAAACAAGGAATAACAAATTCAATAATATATTAAAAATCAAAAAAGAGGAGGTGAAGAGTGTGGAAAAGGCTTATAAATATCGCATATATCCAAATGAAAAGCAGAAAGAAATAATAGCGAAAACATTTGGTTGTTGTAGATTTGTGTATAATAAATATCTTGAGCAAAAAAACGAGTTATATCAAACAAATAAAGAAAATTTATCATACTTTAAGTGCGCAAAAGCAATGGCTGAATTAAAAAACGAACTTGAATGGCTTAAGGAAGTTGATTCTACCGCTCTTCAATCCTCTCTCAAAGATTTGGATAATGCTTATCAGAAATTCTTTAAGGAGCGTGCAGGATTTCCAAATTTTAAAAGCAAGAAAACTCATAGATATTCTTATAAATCTAAATGTATACATAATAATATAAAATATCTTGGAAAATACATTAAACTTCCAAAACTCGGATTGGTAAAAACAAAAAACAAGTTGATACCACAAGGAAGAATAGCAAACGCAACGATTTCTCAAGAGCCAAGTGGAAAATATTATGTTTCATTATGTTGTGTGGATGTTGAAATAAAAGCATTACCAACCACTGGTAACGCAATAGGTATAGATTTAGGAATTAAGGAATTTTGCATAACAAGTGATGGAGAACTCATAAACAATCCAAAATATCTCAAAAACTCATTAGATAAGCTTGCAAAGTTACAAAGAGAATTGTCTCGAAAACCAAAAGATAGTTCTAATCGTAACAAAGCAAGAATTAAAGTAGTGAGATTGTATGAGAGAATTTCAAACCAGCGCAAGGATTTTTTACAAAAACTCTCAACCAATATCATTCGAGAAAACGATGTAATTTGCATTGAAGATTTGCAGGTGAAGAATATGATTAAAAATCATAAGCTTGCACAGGCAATCAACGATGTTTCTTGGTCGGAATTTGTTCGAGAATTAGAATATAAAGCATGCTGGTATGGAAGATTGGTAATCAAAGTCGATAAGTTTTTTCCTAGTTCTCAAACCTGTAGTGTTTGTGGATATAAGAATGAAGAAACAAAAGATTTAAAAGTCAGAGAGTGGGATTGTCCTGTTTGTCATACTCATCACGACAGGGATATAAACGCTGCCATAAATATCCTTAATGAAGGATTAAAACAATTAGCTTAAATATAAACAACCGTCGGAGCGACGGGGATAGCTTGGTAAATATTCTGGCAGTAGTCGGGAGTTCCCAAGAATCTCGCGGTCTTAGCCTTGAGAGGCTCAACAAGTAGGCAGGGAGGGAGAGAAAAATTAATTTAAAAGGAGAAAATAAAAAAATGGCTCAAAATGAAAATTATAGTCAAGTAAATTTGAGAATCGGAACAGAAGCACAATTTAATGCAAAAGTAGATACTTTACCTGCTGGAACATTATTTGGCGTTACAGATGCTACTGTTTCTAAGGCTGATTTATCTACTGATTTAAAGAATGAAATAAATGGGAAATACGCAAAACCTGCTGGTGGTATTCCTAAAACAGATCTTGCCAGCGCAGTGCAGACATCATTAGGTAAGGCGGATTCAGCGCTGCAATCGGTACCAGGTAATTATGTTACCAATACTACTTATTCTGCTGAGACTCGGTATGGCGTAGCAAAAATTTGGAAGGGTACAGATAATTATCTCTACATTAGAACAGATGGACATTAATTAGAGGTGTTATAATGGCAACGAATAAAATATATTTTAATAGTACAACAACACCCATAACACTGAATGGTATTTATTGGAATGGAACTAAAATCGAGGGCTGTAAGGGTATTAATCTCAATGGAACCGTTGTTGTTAGTTTCGATACTGTAAGCCATTTATTAAAGTGGTCTGATTATACCAATGCTTATAATGCTGTCTGGATCAGTGGGGATACATCAGGTAAGATGGCGAAAATGACTGCTGAAAATGAATTTGCAGTTGTTCGTTCTAGATGGATGTTATATAATAGAATAGGCCTCTTCGAACCCTTAGGTATATCTGATTACAGATTGTTTAACTTTAACAGCGATGGAAGGATTTATGTTAAAGATGTTGAATTAGCCGATTATTGGGCAATGATGTATGATATGATGCCGAATGATGGGACAGGTGTAATTACAATAACGGTTGCTCCAGACTCTAATTCTGTTAGTAGTGATTTTCTCGCTAACTACTGTTTGACAGGATTACCTCTTGTTTTTAAAACAGACGAAGGGGCATTTCAAGCCACCACTATATTAAATGGGGACCTCAGTAACATCACTAAACAAGGGGATGCTTACCGGATTATTTTAGGTAATCCTAATAATACTCTTAGTTACACGGGAGATGCTATAACGGCAACGGACATAAAAGATGCTATAGAACGGCAATTAGGAATCACGGCTACTATCCAGGAAGCGGATACCGCAATTGACCTAGGGGACACAGCTGACTGGGGAGAATTTGAATTATTAGACGCTCTCTCCAATGTTTACGTACAAGGTTTCGGTCCTTATGGAGAGATTACTGATTACAGTGATGGAGTTTATCCAGATTATCCTAACACAATGTATTATCTTAAACCAAATATGAATTTTACACCACAGGAATACTGGAACGTTCCAAACGAAAGTAAGATACCAATAGAGATAAAGTCCTGGGATTATTATGGAGACACAATGGGCTGCGATTTCTACATTTTAACAGCTTGGGGGAATAATGTGATTGGAAATCCGGCGGTCGGTGATACCGTTGACCTCGCAGGTTCATATTACGCACAAGGTGATGGTAATGATGGTAAACCTGAGAATGAGTATGTAAATATAACGTATTTTGATATTTCTTCTTTCGCAGAAACACAATATCCAAATTTCTTATGTTATATGAGTATGGTATTTCAAAACTTCACACCTTCAACAATCTACGAAAATGGAGATATAACAATGCCAAAATGGATTGGAGTAAATACAGATTCTAGTTTAATTGGTAGTGTTTTAACTTCTGCAATATTTCCTTCAGGTTGCCCTTATGATATAAACAGTGAGAGTGAACCATCTGTGGACGATATAACTGTAGCTAAGTGGAAGACTGCTAATGATATTTCTATGGAATGTGATTTTGCAATAGATCAAACCTACGAAGTGGATTATTTTAATGAAAGTTTAGCCCCTGATGATATCGCCAGCGATCTGCTTGAAGACTATGCAGCGGAATTTCCCGAAAAATTTGAGAGATCGAGTTCATCTACAGCAAAGAAGTTTCCTCTTAAGTTAAAAATGAGAACATATCCATCTTATGCTACCGGTAACGGAGCAACTGGTGCACCAGAGCTTAAATGGTATCTTAATGCTTGGGATCCTCTGAATGCTGGGGGGTATTATCCTGTTAAGAAAACAAAAAGAGACGTAGCAGGCCGTAGGTATAATACATATGTTAGTTATACAGCACAGTAAAAATAATTGCGAAGGAGATTAGTAATATGGCAGATGTAATTGTTGTAGACGATCACTTATCAACAAGTAGTACAAATCCAGTGCAGAACAAAATTGTAACGGCGGCGTTAAATAACAAGGTTTCAGACGGTGTTTATGCGTCGAAAGATTCTTTTGGAACTGCTAAAATCTGGGTTGACAATTTTAATTATTTAAATATAGTCACAGAAAAAACAGTATAATATAGGTGATAAATATGGAAGATATTATTGTTTATATTATCTTCGGGTTACTTTGTGTTGGGGTATTGGCGTATTTAATTGTAAATATTGTTAAATTCTCTAAAATGAAGCCCGAAGAAAGAAAAGAAATGGTTGTTACATATCTTAAAGGTTTAGTTGCCTACGCAGAGAAGAAACTTGGTTCTGGTAAGGGCGCGGAGAAATTAAAACTTGTTGAAGATATGTTTAAAAAGAAAGCACCAATGATTTATAAAATGCTTTTAAAAGCAACTGGTGTTAAAGATATTAAAGAATTAATCGAAGTCGCTCTTGCAGAAATTAAGCGCGATTTTGTGAAGTGAGGTAAATATGGCTTGTGGTTGCTGTGATTTAAACAGAATTAAAAAATTATTTGAAGAAAAACGCAAAAAAGAAGCCGAAGCAGCGAAAGCGGTGGAGGAAGAAAAAGAAGTTTTGAAAGAAGCTGAAGCCAAACCGATTGCTAAGCCTCGTAAAAAGAAAGTTGAAGTAAAAGAAGAAAAAACCCCTGAAGAGGAAGAATTGCTTTGATAACTCTTTTAGAGGAAAAACGGATAAATGATCGCTTTTATTTAAATTTTTCGCTTGACAGCGTAAAAGATATGCGCGATTTGCCGCATCATAATAAACCATGGAAATCAATTGGCTTCAATTATGGTATTCCTCTTCCTGGTTCAACCGCTCTTCTTGAAGATCTTGGTGTTACATATTATCTTGGGAAAGATTAGATATGGCATCTTGTCGGAGAGGGCGGTGAATCACCGGAAGAATTAGAAAAAATTTTAAATGAAATTTACGATTAGATATCCGTAATGGGTGGTTCTATCCCCGAAGATAAAAATGTTGAAAATATTGTTCCGTCAATAGCAACAATTCCACACGTTGAAGTGGAAGATGGTGTTGACACTATTATTTATGATGGAAATTTATATATATGAGGTGGCACTATGGCGGAAAAAACTATTAAAACTATTTTTATATTAAAACATGGAACTCAATTTCAATTTGAATCAAATCATATTGTTTTGAGAGATGGAGAACCATCTTATACTACCGATACCCATATTTTTAAAATCGGTGATGGGAAAACGGAATGGAAAAATCTTCCCGCTATTTCTGGTAGCGGCTCTGATTTTAATATTACACTTATAACTGGAGGGACTGCAAATGGCAACTGAAAAAATTCTGAATACCGCTATTCAGTTAAGAAACGGTACAGCAGAAGAATGGGCTTCTTCCACACTAATTCTTAGACAGGCAGAAATCGGTATTGAAAACGATACTGGTTTATTTAAAATTGGTAATGGTAAAGATTTATTTAAAGACCTTAAATATGCCAATGATATTAAAGGTCAAACTTCAAAATCCGAGCACAGATATTTGGATATTGAAAAAGCAGATGGCGATACGGATCAACAGGCTATCGACAAAGCAATCGCTGCATATACCAACTTTGGTGATGCAAGAAATGGCGATGTTTGTATCGTAAGAAAGGTTATTGGCGAGGGGCATTGGGAATATACGGCTTATGCTTACTCTAATGATGTCGGCGGCTGGATTGCTATGGATGGTAATTATAGTGCTGATAACGTATATTTTAGCGAGGATTTGGTTTATACGGCTAACATTGGTGTTCTTCAAGTTCCTGCCTCCGGTTCTGGTATAATTGCTGCAAAAAATAAAAATTTGACTTCTATAATTAAGTCTACTATTGCGCAAGCAAAAGATCCCTCGGTATCGAACCCTGCGGCTCACGTAACATTAAACCAGGCTGGTTCAAAGGAAGCTGGTACAAAATTAGTACCTTCATATACAGCTTCGTTAACCGCTGGATCTTATACTTATGGTCCTGCTACTGGAATCGTAGCAGAAACGTATAGCGTAACCGATGGTGTTGAGGGACATGAAGCTCAAACGACTGCTACTGGTTCGTTCCCTGAAATTCAGGTAACAGACGGTATGAATTATAAATTGTCTGTTTCTATTACACACAATGCTGGTGCTATTCCTAAAAACAATGTTGGTACAGAAGTTCCCGCAAAACAAATTGCGGCTGGAACGAAAACAGCAACTTCTGGTTCAATCACTGCTTACAGAAACAGTTTCTATGGATCTGTTACTGATAAAACGGCTGCTCTTGATAGTGCGGCAATTCGTGCATTGAGTGGTAAATCAGGAAGAACAAATACAGCTGGTAATACATTTAACGCTTCCGAATCTATTGGTGCGATGAGAGTTATTATTGCAGTTCCTGCTCCTAGAATTTGCACATCTATTAAAGATGTTAACGGTCTTAACGCGGAAGCTTTGAGTGCTTTCACGAGGACAACTGTTAATGTTGAAGGCGCAAACGGATATGAAGCAAAAGCTTATAACGTATATTATAAAGACAATGCAGCCGCTTGCGATAAAGCGAATAATTGGGCTGTAACGTTGGGTTAAGGAGGAAGTGAATTATGTCTATGGAATTTGGTAAATTAAATTTCGCTGTTGGCTTTAATAGAACTTCCGCGTTCCCCCTTGATGCTAATAGCTATTTTGAAACTTATGATGATGCCGTAACGGCCGCTGCCGGTGCAGCAGAAGTTGGGAGTGCTGACAGTGCTTATTATATTGGTCAGCTTTTGATTGTCAAAGACGCTACAGTTGGCGTTGGTCTTTATCAGATTAATTCTGGCAAAACACTTACGAAGTTCGGTCAAGCTTCTAGTGCCGATGAACTTGCTGAAAAAGTAAGCGCACTTGAAACTCGTTGCACGACAATTGAGGGAAAACTTATTCTTGCAACATCTGAAAAAGATGGCTTAATGAGTTCTGCCGATAAAGCAAAATTAGACGCGCTCGAAACGAATTATGTTCAGAAAGACGGTGATAAAGTACTTTCTGATAATAATTATAGCGCAGCAGATAAAGCGATTGTTGATGGTATCGAAGGAAAACTCGAAACTGAAAAACAGCGTGCTATGGCAGCCGAAAAAGAAAACAAAGACGCTATTGCAGCTGATGTTAAAAATCTTGCAGACAATTATTATAATAAGACGCAAGTAGAAGAAAAAATCGCTGGTAAAAAGACGGCTTATGTTTATCAAGATAAAGCAGACGAAACATATATTGCTGATTTAAGAACACAGGGTAAGTTTAATCTTGGAGATAATATTTATTTCAAAGCAAAGAAAGTTTCCGATCAGTGGGTTTCTGCAATTCTTGCAGAAGCTGATGCAAGCGGATATTTTTATGAATTATCTGACTTAGAGGTTGATCATCCAAGCCTTGAAGGTTATGCAACAAAAGACGAAGTTGCTGCTGTAAGCACGGCGTTAGATAAAGAAATAACTCGTGCCACTGGCGTAGAAAACGAGATTAAAGCTTCTTTGCTTGAAAAAGCAACAACAGAGGCTTTGAACGCTGTTTCTGCAGAAGTTACAGCTATTAAAGCAGATTATTTGAAATCTTCTGATAAAACTGAATTAGCAACTGCTATTGGTAAAAAGGCAGATCAGACATCTTTGGATACCGCTAATACAGCTATCGAAGGCTTGCAGACATCTGTTGGTTCCGCTACCGATGAAGCGGCTGCCGACGGAAGCCTTTATGCTCGCATTGCGAAAGAAGTTGCCACGAGAACATCAGAAGATGCTTCTCTTCTTCAAAAGATTACTGCAAACGAAACAGCAATTACTGGACTTCGCGGAGATCTTGGATTAAAGGAAGATACGTCCGATAGAGAAACTGTTTTTGGTAAAATTGCAAAATTAACAGAAGATATTGCCGCAGCTGGCAAAATCGATACTGTTAAAGTGAACGGCGTTGCACTTCCCATTGAAGACAAAGCTGTTAATATTACTATTCCCGATGCTCTTGTTAAATCGGTTGAAGAAACACAATTTTCTGTCAGCGAACAAGGCAAATTAGGGATTAAAGCTGTTAATGTCAATCTCCTCGAACAAACAGAGGGAGATACATTGGTTTTGCAGTGCGGAACTGCTACAAAATAATATAAATAGGTGGTATTTTTATGGCAGAAATTAAAGAAATTAATACTAGAATTTCTTTGAAATGTGATACATTAGCAAATTGGTCTAATACTTCAAATCAATTTATTTTAAATAAGGGCGAAGTTGCTATTGCGCAAATTGGCGAAAAAGATATTGCCAATAAAAAATTGCCTCCTATTATGTTCAAAGTCGGTGATGGCGAACATACATTCAACGAGCTTGATTGGACAAGTGCTCTCGCAGCAGATGTTTATGATTGGGCTAAAGCAGCTACCCCACAGGCAATTATTAACGAAGCGAGAAAAGGACTTATCAGCGCAGATTCCGTTGTTAAAACTCTTAACGGTCTTAAAGGCGAACTTACTTTAAGCGGAGATGATACTTATTTTTCGTTCGAAGTGTCCGGCTCGACAATTACACTTAAATTGAGCGAAGCAGCAGCAGCTGTTCTTGGTTCTGGAATTACAGCTGATAAAGTTGCTAAATATGATGGATATGAAGCGACAATTAATTCTGTAAAAGCAACCGCAGAAGGCAAACAGGATCCGATTAAGGCTGGTACACACGTAACAATCGGTGCAGATAAAGCAACGATTAATGCGCTTTGGCCCACAGCGACCGACGCTGGTTATGAAGGCATTGGGAAAGTTGGTACCGTTACTGGCGTAAAAATGAATGGTGGCGCGGTTAAGGATCCTGATGCAGAAGGGGTTGTAGATCTTGGTGCAGTTGTTACCGATGTTAGCGGTAAACAAGACAAAGCAATCGCGATTGAAGGAATTACGGCGAAAACCGTTGAGGGTGCTTTATCGGAAGCTAAAAAGGCTGGTACGGACGCGGCGGCAGCTCTTAATACATATAAGACAAGCAATGACACCGCTCTTGCGGCTGTAAAGAAGACAGCAGATGATAATAAAGCGGCTATCGCGAAGATCAATACGGACCTTGGTGGACTTACGGGTGCAATGCACTTTGTTGGCACATCAACAACAGATCCTAAAACTGGCGCAACAGTTGAAGGACACGAAACTTTCAAAGCTGGTGACGTATGCCTCTTCGGAGCTAAAGAATATGTTTATAATGGAACAGCATGGATTGAACTCGGCGATGAAGGCTCGCACGCTACAAGAGATTATGTTGACAATTCCGTACAAACAGCGAAAGAAGCTGTTGAGGGTGAACTTGCAACAGCCGTTAGCACTCTTGAAGGCAAAATCACGACTGCAAAATCTGAAGCGATTACGGAAGCTGGAACTGCTGCAGATGGTAAAATCGCAGAAGCTTTAAAGGCATATACAACAACAGAGGCTCTTAATGCAGAACTTGCAAAGAAGCTTGAAGCAAAAGATCTTAATGGATATGCCAAAGAAACCTATGTTGATACGGCAAAATCTACACTTCTTGGCACTGCAGAAGACGATGCAACAAAAGAAACAATTCGCGGTGCGAGAAAACTTGCGCAGTCTGGTGTTGATGCTGCCGCAGCCGCATAGGAAACAGCAAATTCAAAATGCACACTTGACGAAGTGAAAGCACTTGGTTATACAACAAATGTTGGTACTGTTACTTCCGTTGCTGCTGGAACTGGCCTTAAGGTTACTGGAACTGTTTCTGTTACGCCCACTATCGAAATCGATACGGCTGTAATCTTTGAATTAGATTGCGGCTCTGCGACAACTATTATTGCATAATCGTAAATTATAAAAGATAAAAGGAGAATTACTATGGTTAAATTTAATAAAAGTATAAATGAATATGATTATGTTTTGTCTTTTGATTTGGCAAAACATAACACAGGATATTCACTTTATAACCTCTCCGATAAAGCCGTAATTCTCACTGGAATGATTATCGGAGAGGAAAAAGAAAATTATTGGTATGGACTTTATGAGGAGTTCGAGCATTTATTGCTCGAACTTTCCTCTAAGTTCGACAAAAAGAAAATTTTTGTTATAAAAGAAAAATTGCCGACACAAAATGGTCGGTTTTCAACAATATCTACTTTGCAAGCTTTGGCACAAGTTCACGCTATTTTGGATATAGCTTGCGGTAATTGTGGTTTTGAATTTTATGATTATGACGGAATTCACTCTGTTTCCGTAAAAGCTTATTTTAAAGAACTTACTGGAATAGAAAAACCAACAAAAGAAGATATTGCTAATAAAATATCCTTTTTATGCGCGGAATATGACTTCTCTGGACTTCCTTTAGATATAACAGATAGTTTGGCGGTTACGCTCACACTCGTCGATAGGAAGTGGAATAAGGACATTATAGAAGAAATTAAAAACATAAATAAAGATATTAAAAAATTTAAATCTGAAAAAAAGAAGCAAGAATTGCTCAATTATATAGATAAATTAAATTCATTAAAAATAATAAAGGAGGACGACTGAATATGGGAAAGCGCACCACTGTATATAACGCTGGTCTTACCGATAATTGGGACAGTGTTTCTAAAGAAAATAAAGGGTTGGTTGACGAGTTCGTTGAATATCTCGTATCGGTTAATAAAAGCCCCCAAACAATTCATCAATATCATGAACAGTTAAAAGTATTTTTCTGCTGGAATGAAAAGTATAATCAAAACAAATTTTTTGTTGACTTAAAGAAAAGAGAACTAATTAAATTTTTCGGTTATCTTTCAAATGATTTGAAAGTAAGTCCAAACAGAGTTTGTTCACTTCGTTCTGTTTTAAGCAGTCTTTCAAATTTTATTGAAAGAATTATGGACGAAGATTATCCAACTTTCAGAAATATTGTAAAAGTGCTCGAACCTGTTGCAAAAACTTTTGTCAGAGAAAGACCAATTTTGACAATGGACCAAATTAAAGAATGTTTGGTAAAGCTCGAAGAAGCGAAGAAATATCAGGTTGCCGCCTGTCTTGCTGTTTTAGCTGGTAGTGGTATGAGAAAAAGCGAAGTTGTTCAAATGAAAATGAGTGACTTTACAGAAGATAGATTGGTCTATGGTGGTCGAGCTTACGAATCTGAAAAGATTAGAACAAAAGGTAGGGGAAAAGAAGGAAAGGTTGTAACGAGAATTATTTTCAGAACACTCGTTCCCCTCGATCATTATATTGAATTGTGGAAACAAAAAAGAGAAGAACTTGGTATTAAGAGTGAGTGGATGTTTGTCGCATATCACGACGGTTCTTATCAACAAGCAAATGTTGCCACGATTAATTCGTTTGCGAGAACAATTGGAAATTATCTTGGAGAAGATTTCTTTCCGCATAATGTTCGGCATACGACTTCAACTGCTTTAGAACTGGACGGGTATCCAATTGATGTTGTTCAATCTATATTTAGATGGGCGGATCCAAAGATGGTTAAGTACTATTCTAATATTAGTGAAACAGAATCATTGAATAGTTTTTTCGATAAACTTAACGAAAAAGAAGAAAATAAAGAAGAATAAAAAGGAGATTAAAAGTTATGGAAGGTGTAGAGAATTTAAAAATTACTGATGTTTTAGATGTTTGTGCAGATTATCTTGATGATCCAACAAAACAAGAAAATATCGACAATTTTGAAAATATGAAGCAAAAACTTGTTGTAAGGAAAATGTTGCCGCTTTTGTTTAAAGAAGATGTTTTAATAAAGGTTTTGGCATCTATTGAAAGTTATGGAGATGAATTATATGGTTATTGCTCCGCACTCGAACTTTCTTTAACTTTTAATGCTTTGATGGCATATACCAACATTGATTTGATGATTGATTCAGCATTAAAAGATTATGGTTATTATGATTTAATTTGGATGTCTGGTCTTGCAGATTATATTTTGGAATTTTGTAGAGACGATTATAACCATTTAAAAGAAATGGTTTATCAGATGTTGAATTTCTCGAATTTGAAAGAATTATTTAGCGCACTTAATGGCGTTGATACAGAAGCGTTGGATAGATTGACAAAAGAAGTCAATGAAACTAGAACAAATATCGATCCATCGATTATCGCAAATTTGGCGAAAGTTGTTGATTTCGTAGATCCGATGACAGCTGCTGTGAAAAATTCAATTCATGAAAATGTTGCAAAAGCCGTTGAAGAATATAAAAAACAGCAAAAGAACGAAGAAAAGAAATAATATAAGGAGGTAATTGTCCTATGGCTTTATCATAGAAAGATGTTCACCTTGATTTAGGGTTATTAAAATCTTTAAATAAAAAAGATTTAGAAGGCGCTTTGAAATATCTAACCGAAAATCTTGAGAAGATTTTTAAAAGTAATATAGAAGAAGTTTATAGGACAAATACTTCGATTTTAAAAGGAAATTACGTTCCATTAGAAGAAATGTTGTCTGCTGTTACAGTAGTATATGATATGAATCCTCCTTCTTGTAAAATATACATAGATGAAGATAAAATCACTTGGAAAGATTCTGAGGGCGAATCTGTGCATAGTATTCCTTTAAACAAACAATATTACGATGGGTTTGTTACAAAAGAAGTTAAAACTTTAAATGAATATTGGATGTTACCTATATCTTCAATACAAGAAGAATCTTGGATTATTGATAGAACTTATAAGGGAATAGTGGAATTTATTCAAAAAGAGTTTGTTCAATATATTTCTAACAAATTAAGGAGGAAATAATAATGGCGGATAAAAAGGAAATTGAAATTAAATTGAGTTCAGATGATATTATCAAGCAAATAGAAAAAGGCGTTCAAGGAGTTTCTTTTGATGTTAAACTTGACACTGATTTTGGTAAGCATGAATATGTCGCTCTCGATAAAAAAGTTTAGGAATATTTAAAAAGCAAAAACGCAGTTGTTATTTCAGCTACACAGTTTGCGCATTTAATGGAAACTGGTTATGTGAGTTTTGAAGCAGAAATAAGTGACTTAGAGAAGAAAATCAAAGCATCCACTGGTGAAGAAAAAACAAAATTAGAGCAAAGATTAAAAGAGGTAAAGAAATTTAGCGAACAAAGCATGAACAAGGCGCATGTTGGCACTGAAATCCATAAACTTCTTGAGTTACAGGAAAAAGGATTTATTGATTTAAACAAAGAGAGAGAGTCTTTAAATAAAATTTATGCTCAAATGAATAAAGATAAAAACTCTTTGCAAGAATTAAAGACATTAGTGGGTTCATCATCTTTTATTACTGATAATAATTTTAAAAAAGCTTTTAGAAGAGCGCAAGAAATGAATAAGATGAGGGTTTCCGCTGGTATGACTGGCGGCCAAGCAGAAACTGCCCGTGCTTTTGCTTATATTCATAATGGAAAATTATATATTGCTGCTGGTGCAACAGATTGGACAAAGACTGGAGACATGTATGATAGAATCGGAGATTATAAAACAACCTCAGAATTTAATCCGGTCCACAATTTAATTCAAACGGCTGTCAATGCTAATGCGATGCGTGCCGCTTCTGGAAATAAAACAAGAGATATTAAGGGATAGATTGTCCATTTACCAGTTACAAAAGATAGAAATCTAAATCAATATACAGCTGGTATGGTGTATGATATATCTACTGGAAGCTGGGAAGAAAATATGGCTTTAATACAAGCTCTAACAGACGTATATGAGGGTAAGGGTGATAGATCAAACATTAAAATACCAGGAAGATATACTGGCGGTGTTACAAATGGAACATATACAGATGCAACTGGGGCAGAAAAAACCGTAACATATTGGAATGGTAAGACTTTAAAGAAATGGTTGAAAAGCGATCAAAAAGATATGGAAAGCATGATCAGTTCATTATCTTCAGAAGATAAAAATCATTTTTTGAGACTACTATTCGGACAAAGTAATGGAAATTTCTGGTATACAATTGGTTCTAGTAATGAGTTGAGAAAAAAATATAAATCTCAATATGACTAGATGGTTGCAAATAAAGAAAATAGTAATTATTATCTTCAAGATATAGGTGGTTCTTGGGAGATTGAAGAAGATGGTAGATGGACATTTATTCCAAGAGAAAGTACTTCCGAAAGCAGATAGAAAGCATCTAAAAATATGTATAATAAAGATTGGTGGGAAATTGCATAGGAATAGGATGAAAATAGACTAATTAATGATTTTTCTAATAATAGAAAAGATATAGATGAACAAACGGCAGCACAAATGGTCCCGATCGCCTCTAGAAGATTAGCAAGAATTATAGATTATTCTAATAAAGTAGATAGAATCACTCAAGAAATAATTAAAAGAAATCCAGAGTTAGAAGGTAGGGATGTTGAAGAGGTTTCAAAGGAATTTTTAAAAGCTACAAATCCAAAAAATTTAGATAGATATCTAAGATCAAAGGAACTTTTAGCAGCCTTTCCGAAAGAAGGTACAGAGCAAGAAAAATATGAATTTGCATATCAAAGTTTAAGAGAAGATTCTAATGAGGAATCCAAACTTAAAAATATGCTTTATATAATTGAACAGGCTGGATTATTAGACAAAGTAAAGTCTGGATACATGGATTGGGAAAAATATTTTTTTAAACAACAAAAATCGATTCCTTATTCTGTTTTAACATCGATGACTACGGGTAAAATGCTCGGATACGAAGAAGATGAGTTGAGGCCAGAGTACGCGGAACAGAGATCTTAGATAAAAACATTAACATAGGTTGATGAAAAATATATCTCAGATATGAAGAATTAGATAGGTGATGAAATATTATCTACAGCAGAAGACGAGATTGATTTTTTTAAAAGAAGGATATCCGAACTTGGTAAACAAAAAGGATTGGATGAAAGCGCAATAAACTCCGCATTGGAGAAAGTCGATTATGCTGTTGAAGATACCGCTGCACAGAGTATTGAAGATGTTTAGAAATATATAAATAGCCAATATGATGCAAGTGAAATTGAATCTTTTGAAGCTTTACATGAAGCAATGGGCGTCGGGGAATTTTCTGGAGAAGAAACACCATTGCAAGAAGAATTTGAAAATAGTCAAGATAATCTTTATCAACAAATTGATGAAAAGCAAAAAGAATTCGAGGCAATTTATAGAACGCAAGTATAGGCATTTAACGATTATATTATGTATATGGCTAAAGATATGCTTTCGCTTGCTAATGAAATAAATGAGAATAGTAAAAAAAACAATAAAAAAACGCAATAGAAGTAGAAATAGATAATCGATCAAGAATCCAAAAAAGTCGAAGAATCTTCTAAGGAAATTGCACAAAATATTGTAAATAATGCTATAGATAACGCAATCCAACAAACAGAAGAGGTTGCACAAATAGATACACAATCAGCGAAAATTACAAAAGAAGAAAATAAACCCGTTTTAAAAGACGGTGTTTATGTTTGGTCTAGAACTGGTAGAAGATTATCCGCAAAACAACTTTCTTCACGTGGTTTACAAAATAATCCTCCTTCTGGAAATATTCAATATTCTGGTGGCCCAATTCCAGTTTATCCAGCTGGTCAAGGTGGAGAATTAGATCCAAATAAAACATATAGAGAAACTGGTATAACGGTTGATGCCGAAAATAAGATAGTAAGTAGAACTTTAAAAGAAGTTCAAAAAAGACAAGACGGCGGCAAGCGTGGATCGTCTCAGCTTGATGTAATTAAACAGATCAAAGAAGATACAGGAAAGATTGTTGATATAATGGAACAATAGCCGCCTGTTTCTGGTGGTGGTATGCCACTAGAGATTCCAACTACCGGTGGCGGAACTTCTGGCGGTAGTAAGAAAGGTAAATCCAAAGAAGATAAGCAAAAAGAAAAAGAGGATAAGTAGAAGCAAAAAGAAGAGAAACAAGCTGCAGCTCAAAGAAAGAGAGACAATCAAGAATATGCAAAATCTTTAAAGACAGTATACGATTATCAATTAAAGATTGATGACGCAAGACGTAAGTCCAATATAACTTCTGGCAGAGAAAGAAAATCTTAGCAAGAATTTATAAATGCCACACAAAAACAATTAAAAGCAGCACAACGTATAGCGCAAGAAAAAAGAAAAGCTGTTACAGATAAAGATGCTGCGCTTATTGAATCTGGGTTAGAAGGCCAATTTTCCGTTAAACGCGCCGCAATGTATACAAAAGATAAAGGCGCGCGTAATATATTCGACCTTATGAGCGATGACATCAAAAGGGCTTTCTAGGGAATTACAGACTTTGGTGTAGCTGCTCGTATTTTAAATAAAGTTCAAAAAGAAATTGCGAACGTATATCAAAATATATTAAAGCTCAATGAAGCAATGACCGATATTCGTATTGTAACTGGTGCGAGTGTTGACGAAGCGAATTCTTTAATGACTAGTTATAACAAACTTGCAACAGAACTTGGTACAACAACAACTGAAGTTGCAAAGTCTGCAAGCGAATGGATGCGTCAAGGTTATAGTGCAAGCGAATCTGTTAATTTGATTACTTCTTCCGTAAAGCTTGCTCGTCTTGGTTTTATGGATATGGGTTCTGCGACAACATCACTGACAGCTGTTCTTAAAGGATTCAATCTTCAAGCTACTGAATCATCTGAAATTGTTGATAAACTCACAAAACTCGATGCTGAATACGCAACCACAGCTGGCGATATTGCTAACGCATTATCAAGAACGGCTGCCGCTGCAAAAGCAGCCAATCTCGATCTTGATCAAACAGCATCAATGCTTACCACAATTATCGATATTACACAGTAGGATGCTGGTAGTGTTGGTAATGCGTTGAAGACGATTTTGTCAAGATATGGAAATGTTAAAGCTGGCGTATTTGCTGGAATGGAAGAAGATGGAGAAGACGCATCTGAAAGTATAAACGATGTTGAAAAGGTATTAAATACTATTGGTATTCAAATCCGTTCAACCTCAACCGAAATGCGTGGTTTTGATGAAGTCCTCGATGATTTGGCTGAAAAATGGGATAATTTAAACGATGTTGAACAGAACGCCGTTGCAACTGCTATGGCTGGTGTGAGACAGCGTAACCAATTTTTGGCTTTGATGCAAAACTATGATCAGTACAAAGAAAGTTTGGAATCTTCTCGTACATCTTCTGGTACAGCGGATGAAAAGTATGCCGCAGTTATGGATAGTATTGCTACTTCTATGCAAAGAATACAAACTGCGTGGGAAAGTTTTACACAAAAACTTCAGGCGAGTGGATTCGTAAAGAGTTTCTTTAAGACAATTGCTTTTGTTGTTGAAAGGTTTGATAAGTTCCTGCCACATGCGGTTGCGTTATTAACTTCAATGACAGCCAGACATCTTCCAGTTCTTGGAATGTAGATTAAGGGATTGTTTGGTGATAAAAGTTCTGGAGGAAGGTTTGTTAGATCTGTTTTTGGACGTGGAAAAACATTCGAAGAAGAAAGCTTAAAGTAGCTTGGTAAATATAAAAAAGGTATTGGATACAAAGATGACGAACTTTCAGATGCGGAAAGACGTGCACTCGGCGTGGGCGGGTTGGAAAATACCCCAGATGATAAAACAGCTTTAAACACCGATCAAATTAAGTCAGATGTTGGGGCGATAAAATCTTGGTTATTGAATAATAAAAAAGATAAAGTTCCTTCACAAGATACGCCAGATAATGCAAAACAAGACGGCTATTCTTCTGTTAATAAAAATAAAAAATCTACCAATTATTTAAAAAAAATAAGAATAATAAGTGGTGCTATAACTGGATTGGCAACCGGAATTTCTTCTGGAATGACTGCTAATTATGGTGACTTCACAAGTGGTGCAGATAAAGCAATAACAGGTCTTGCTTCTGGTGTTGCGACTGGTTTAATATCCGCGATTCCTGTTGTTGGCCCGTTATTCGGGAATATTCTCGGTCCGTTAATAGGACAAAGTATTGGTAAAATATTTTATAATGAATTCCACAAAGAAGAAATTGCTCGTCGTGCTCGTGTTGACGAAGCTAAGAAGCAATTCGAAGCCACTCAAAAGGTAGAAAGTGCAATTACCTCCGCTGAAGAATTAACAAGTAAAGATAGAGGCGAATGGGGTTCGGAAGAGTATAAGCAAGAAAAAGAACTAATCGATTAGATGCGCTTTGGATTGCAAACTTCAAGTTCTTTAGCTGAAAACTTTGCGAAACTTTCTGGTGCATCTACTGAGGCATCAGATTGGATTATTCAATTATCGAGAGATTTGACAGAGCTTGATGAAAGCGTTGTTGCAAATTATCGTGCGGCTCAAATTTTGACGGAAGCACAAGAGACGTATAAAGCTGGCGAAGAAGATCGTGCGGCATTATATGATAAACTCGGCAGTGCAGAAGCCTCTATGCTTAATCAAATTCAAAATATGGATTCTGCTTTTTCTGAATATCTTGAAAAACGTAAAGAATATGAGAGCGAATATGGAAGAACAGTTGAATCTGGTATTGCTTCAATGCAACAGGCACAAATGCAATTAGATGCGTTTTCTGATGCGTTGCATGAAGGATATATGAAAGCCGCATTTTATTCTTCTGGTGTTTCTCAAATGTCTTCTGCGGATATTACTGGAGCAAGTCTCGATAGAGTTGTTGCTGAAGTTGCTCGCGCTTGGGCAGCAAGCGATGCTACTGCTTTGGTATTTGCTAATGGAACACTTTTAGAGAGTGCAAGAAAGCAAATTGTTGCGTATTTGAAAACACAATCTGATTTTACTTCATTAACAAAATCTCCTGGTGGAAGTCTTAGAGATATTATGGGTGCCAGAGATGAAATTAGTACATATCTTCAAAGAACTAATGGAGATTACGAAAGACTTAAAAATATTGTCAATCAACAAGATTTTAAGAAGATACGTGAATTTTTCGGATATGATGCAGAGAATACAGAAAACGACTCATATATTAAAGATTTGATTGATCAAATTAACAAAGCAGATCCTTCTAATATCGAACTGATTGCACACGGTATGAATATGACCACTGAGCAAGCGGAAAATTTTAAGAATGTTATTGGTTCGATTAGTCTTGAAGACATATTAAATGGTGCTGGTAAATTACTTGATAAATTTGAAACATTAAATGGCATCCTTGGAGATATTAGCGAAGATTCTATTCTTTCTCCAGAAAATATAAACAAAGTTGTTTCTACATTCCCAGATTTATTTAAAGAATTTGATGGAAATGGCAATTTTACTGGAAATATTTCTTCTGAAAACATTATTGGAAATTTGGCAAAATTAGTCACTGATCCAAATGGTGCTCTTGCCACAGCATACGCTGGTTTGGCAGCAAAAGAATCTTTAACTGATAAAAACAAATGGAAAATATTTCAGGATAGTGCAAAAGCAAATCAAAAAACTCTTGGTATTACAGATGAACAGCTTTCAGATATTATGACAGCAAAAGACTTTAATAGTCAAGCACAATTAATGCTGAATAATCAAAACTTGATGGTAGAGTGGGCGAAAATAGTTGCTGAAACTACCGGGGTAGCTGATTATGCTGAACAAGCAAGAAATGTATTAATTGAAGCAGAAAACAAATCTTTGGAAAAACAAATCGACAATTTACAATCTATTAAAGATTCAATTGGAGATATAAATAAACAAAGAGAGAAAGAGCTTGATCTAATAAAAGCCCGCGATGCGCTTGAAAATGCAAAGAAAGAAAAGAAACTTGTTTATCGGGCAGGTATTGGATTTGTTGCTACGTCAGATTCTTCTGCAATATAGGAAGCTCAAAAGAAAGTTGACGATTTACAAAATCAACAAACTCAAGAAGATTTGCAATATCAAATTGATTAGTTAAATCAGCAAAAAGCTATTCTGGAAGCGTTCCAAAATGATCCGAAGATTGAATCTATTAAAAATTCTGCAAAAAAAATAGAAGATGCTTTGTCTAAAGGTGGAGACGGAACGGTGCTTGGTTATTTACAAACGCTTAGCACTGATACATTTGTTAATAATATAAAAAATGCAATTAAAGAAAGTGCCAAAGAAAATACACAAGACGTTTTGAACGAAGAATATATATCTTCTTTAAAAAATTATAATAAATCTGTTACGGATTACTAGGGTTGGCTTGACACAGAGGCAAGAAAAGACGAGAACGGAAATTCTGTATACTGGAAAGATATCCTTAATAATACGGCAGATCGAGATTATTCTGCGGCGAAAGAATAGGCGGAGTCTTTTAGAAAGGCAATAGAGCAAAACAGGAATGATGCTGCTTCTAAAAAGAAATCTTCTATATTATCCTCTGAATAGATTTCAAAAGAAATGAACGGAAGCTATTATAGCCCAGAAGGCGGAATAGATGGTTTAATGAATGAGAAAGGACAGTGGAATCAAAAATTAGAGGATGCCTCTAACACGTTTTTGATTTCAGCGGATGGCGTACAGGGTTAGAGAAAAATGGCTTTTTATGCTCGTTTATTAAACGAAGAAATAACAGATCCCGATTTTATTTCAAACCAAATAAATAAAGATTTTGAAAATTCCGCTTATATAGCAAAAAGAAATGGAGGCGGGTTTGAAAGATTCCAAAAAGCAAAAGATTTGAACAAGAATTATACAGAATGGAGTAAAATTCCTGACGGATATATGATTATAAACGTCGATCATTTAGATGATATTGCATATAAAGATGGTGGAAAGCTGTTTTAGGTTTCTACTAAATATTATAATGATGGCGATTGGAAAACATTTGGAGACTTCGCCCTAGACTTTCACAATTCCCCAGATAATGAGTCTTATTAGAAAATAGAAAAGATGAAGGAATATGCGGATAGCCATGGAATATCGTATAATTATCTCCATAATGCTAAAGGAACTTATAATACTCTTCCTGGGAATCATCAAATAATTAACGAACTTGGTACAGAGGCTATTGTAACACCACAAGGTACGCTTACATCGCTTCCTTCTCATTCTGGTATTGTTCCTGCCGATCTCACAAAGAATTTGTTTGCTCTTGGCGAAATTGCTCCAAATCTTATTGCGACTCTTCGTAATCAAATGCCAAATGTTTCTAAATCGAATTCTACTAGCAACGATAATTCTACAAATATCGGAACCGTTTATGCGACATTTAATGCTGATAGCGGATTTGATATGAATAGGTTTATGATTGACTTGCGTTCTGCCGCTGGCAACACAAGACACAACAACTAAATAAAATAATGAAATAACGCGGTTGAAATATATCGCGTTATTTCAAAATAAATATATAAGGAGAAAATATATGTATTATTTGGATTATGCAAAAAAAGTTGGAGATAGATATATTTTGAATTTTTTTGCTGATACAGCCGAGGATATCGCAGACGTTCCAACAAATACACCATATATCACACGTAATGGTACGAATTATGGTGTTCCTCTTGAAACATCTATTGTTACAGTTATTGAAAACGATGTTCGTAAGAATTACGTTCTTCAAAACGGTGCTTATATTGCAGGTGGCGATATTCCTTCTGTATTCGGTACACTCGAAGCAACAGAGAACAAAACATATAAAGCCGCCGATGAAAATCTCGAAGGGTATTCAACCGTAACTGTCAATGTAGAACCGAGTTTGCAAACAAAATCAATTTCTTCTAATGGAACAGTTAAACCAGATGAAGGATATGAAGGATTTTCTGAAGTTACTGTTAATGTTCAACCAAAACTTCAGGAAAAGACAGCGACAGCAAACGGTGCGATTACGCCAGACGAAACATATTATGGTCTCTCAAAGGTTACTGTAAATGTAGAGCCTAAGTTGCAATCGAAATCTGTTACGGCAAATGGAACCGTTACACCCGACGCTTCTTACGATGGTCTTTCACAGGTTACAGTTAATGTTCCTCCCACAACTCCAAAATTACAAGCTAAAACAGCAACGGAGAATGGGGAAGTTACTCCAGATGGCGGATATGATGGGTTATCAAAAGTAACAGTAAACGTTCCAGCTACTCCTACGGAAACAAAGACGGTTGAGCCGAATTTCTCGAATGGTAGCGAGGTGCTTACGCCGACAGAAGGCAAAGTTTTCTCTTCTGTAACTTTAACAAAACCCGCTACGTTACTTCCCGAAAATATTAAAAAGGGAGTTATTATTTGTGGTATCGAGGGTACATACGAAGTTGCTGGTGCTTAAGGTGACAAAAAATGAAAAAGTCTAAAAGAATTCTTATGATGATTGGTTTTTATTTCCTTTCGTTTACTTGGGGATTCATAATGAGTTTTATTGGGTTATTTGTCGTTTTAGGTTCGTGCTTAATTACAAAAACAAAACCAAAGAGATTTGGTTTGTGTACGTATAATATTATTGGTGAATATTGGGGCGGATCTAATTGGGGATTTGGTTTTATCAGCGATAAAAGGTCCCCAAAATCGACTTATTGTCACGAACATGGTCATGGTTTACAAAATATAATTTTGGGACCGCTTATGCCGTTTATTGTTTGTATACCGAGTGCTGTCAGATATGGGCTGTTTGATTGCGATACAGATAAAGATAAAATTAAGTTTTTATCGATTTTCTGTAGTTTGTTCGCTTTGGCGTTCTTTATTCCGATGATGATTGGTATATTTACAAGCTGCTTGCCAGTAATTATTGTGTTCGGTATCTTGTTTTTATACGCTATTATTTTGATTGTTTGGCTTGTATTTTTCGAAGCACCGAAACACAAAGGAAGACTACACCCAGATTATGATTCCATCTGGTTCGAAGGGGATGCTACTCGCAGGGGAACTTCGTTTATGGAAAAGTATTTTCCAGAAGAAATTTACAAAGTTAATAAATAAAATTTAATATAAAAGTGGTTTGTGATGTTACACTCTAAAATAAACATCTCACCAATAAGTTTGGGTGTGGCGGGTGAGATACCTCCCGCCCGCCACAACTCAATATAAAAATAAAAGAGGAGGCAAGATTATGGCAGTTTTTAAACCGACAAATTGTTCACCGTATTTAACAGCTTTTGATATTACATATTTGGACGAAGAACCAATTTATTTTCAATGTAAAATAGATACGTCAAACACAAAGATTGACGGGTATGCTATAACTGTTTACGATAATGATAATAATCAAGTTTTTCCGCATAGCGGAAATGCGGTTGATAATATATCATATATCAAAGATCTTTATTAGGATACAACAAGGATGGGATCGATTATTTCTGATGATGGAATTTCTGATTTAAACACTGGTCTAAACGGAAGTTATTTAAAAATTCCTTTTGTTGTAAATGGCACTTAGTATAATAAACTAACAAACTCAACGAGAAAAAATGTTGTTGTGTATAATAAAAAAATAGACGGAGGTTATGAAATAAAAGATAATTTTGCAAATATCATTAAATTATATAACGGAAATCAATATAAATGGACAATAACTTTATTTTAGCTTGGACAAAAGGCTGTCGATGATGATAGATACAGACCAGAAGACATTAAGTATTATGATATGACAGTTGCTTCTGGCAAAATTCTTGGATCTACTAATGAAAGAATTCAAAGCTATCCGAGTGATCAAATTTACAACGATTACTTTATACAATTATATAGCGCACCAGTTGTTAATGTTGGTTCTGATTTTTAGATTGCAGCAAAAATTACAGGAAATGTAAAACAAGTTGGAACAAGAGTCCGAATTAAAGATTATGATTCGTATCTCGGACACATGTATTTACAAACTGGACAAGATGGTTTGTCTGAAGAAAATTTAAAGACATCAAATGTTTTCCAAGTTTTTAAAATGAGTAATAATCCAGACGATTTGGGTATAAAAGACAAAGTTGATTTTTGTATTAGCAAAAAATATTTTGTACCAAAATTTTTTCAAAAATCTGAATCTGATTCGTCAGCGGCATATTTAGCCCAAACATTTGTTATTGAAAAGGTTACCGGTTCAGATGCTTCTAAAACTTTGGAAACATTGAAGAATGTTTATAACAAACCATTTTTTGCAAATACCGAAGATTTATATTCTTATCAATCTAATCAATATTACTCTAAAATCTTTAGTGGTTATGATGGAGATGAATCTCCGGCAGTTATATTTGGTTAGTCAAGAGTTTTATTAAACACGGAAAACGACAACAACGAATTAGATAAAAATACTGGTGCTGTAACTGGTCCTAATTATAGACCGAACACTGGTAGTTCTAAGTTTAATGGTATATGGATTCCAAAAACACCGACTGTTGAAAAGATTAAAGATAATTATAGTGGAGATCAATACGTTGCAGATTATAAAGTAACAATCCAATGGTATCGTTCTTCTGATGCTGATACTTGGGGAGAAATTACAAATAAAGTTGTTTTAGACACCAACAACTACGACGGTGGGTATGATTCGTTCGCAGGTCAAAATCTTCAAGCGTATACTTCAGCGCAAGAAGGTGAGCAAGTTACTACTGGTACTATCAATGATACGCCAATAAAATTTAAAAAAGAAAAATCTGTTGAAATTTATCCAAATAATCCCAATGAAAAAAATTATGGGGTTATTTATAAAAACAAAATGTAGTTGACATCTGCAACGGGTGAGACCATGAGTCAGATTATAAATTTCATTTCTCCCTCTGTCGCCATATCTGTTGGGGATAAAATATTTAATAAAGATAATTCCTCATCGGACATTGTGTTTCTAGACAAAACTGTTTGGGCGATTGGACAAGATTTTATTCCAGACTTCAAAACAAATGATTTATATTCAATCAAAACATTTTTCCGTTCGAGCAGTGAAAATCAATTTAGTTTATACGAACGTCCAACTGTCGATTTGAAATTATAGGGTGTTTCTGGCGGAGCAAATATAGAAATTAAGGCTGATAACACATGTGAGACCAAAGAGAGAAGTATTTTTGCATAGGCTACTTATAACCAAACAAATTTGGTACAGTGGAGAAATTATCAATGGTTCCTTTACGATGTTCCAAATATTTACGAAAACGCCGATGTGTATAAAACCGCAGCGTAGTCTGCTTTGACAACATATTTAAATCCGAACAATCTTATTTTGCAATCAGAGGTTGGTTATGACAAAGAGATAAAATATACGTTTTATGGTTTGGCAGAAGAACACCATTGGTATATTATATCGCTCGTTTTGACAGATCAATACGGAACGATCATTACAAAAAAAGTTGCCGTTTATACATAGTTTGACGTTGTTTTGGAAACGAAGAAAGATTGGGCTAATTATGGGCTTCGGTGCGATTTAACCGGCGTCGATATGTGGTTTGAAGATAAATACGGTTATATATATCCGAATTTGGGCGATAGGAACTTTTTAAAAATACCTAATGACTACGAAGACAATCCAACAGGTGTTAAATATATTGATGAGACTATGTATATAACCGATAAATCAGAAGGTGTTTTATATGATAGCGTATATGGCAATGATGGATTGAGTTCTTGGAATCCCACTTCTAAACAAAATTTAACCTTTGATCAGAACAAAGGCATCGAGTTTACGACGAGGGTTACAATAGACAGTTATCAATACTCGGCAGAATTTCTGAATGTTGTTATTAATACAGATGGCGGCAAAACGAAGAACTTGGTTTTGAAACCAGGAGATTTATATATAAGTTCTAATGATTGGCCAGATGGCTATAAGGTTGGTTTCCCGAATTATTAGTGTTATAAGATTGGTGATTACGCTATTGGAAAAAATCCGAATATATATACTTATGGGAACGCGACAACCGATTTATTCCCTGCTTCTTATAAATCTTATATTGAAGACAATAATTATCATATGTCTTACATTCCTTCTAATGTAGTTCCATTTGGAGCTAATAAACCTTCTATAGGTTATCCAAATTCTTGGTATTTTATTAATTATGATGAAGAAAATAGCGTTAAAAATATCATAAGTGATAAACCAATACGGATAGATAAGATGATTTATACTTCAGATGATCCAGATGGATTAAATTATAAAGATGTATTTTATAATTTTCCAATATTTATAAAGAATGATTTGTCTTTAAGCGGGAAAACAATAGAAAATTTACCTACTGGGACTAAGGTTTATAGTCTTTGGATGGATAAAAACGATGAAATAATTATACCAACAGTAGTTGCTATAAATGAATCTGCTAATACTGTTTATTATTGTTATAGAAAAGTTAATAATCATCAAGAAGATATATCAGATAATCGCTGGGAAGATACAAACGAAAAAGGCGAAGATAATATTTGGGAAGACGAAATAACAATAGAAGATACTCAATCTGACCATTTAAGAAACAAAGACGGTTCGTTGAATACGATTAAAAATCGTTTATATGGCAAAGTTTTATCTTTTTATGTTCAGTGGAGCGGCAACGAAAATGACGATATCACATACGGCATTGACGGGTATGTATCACAAAGTGTAATAGATATTGATTCGGAATTATCGTTGACCTCTGTTAAACCAGTTGAGAACAAGGCAATTACAACTGCTTTAAATTCAAAATTAGATACAACAACGTTATCTAATCGGGACACATTTGGTATATTTAAATGTTATACAGATCAATTTGGCATATTAACTTTTGTTACTGGGGGGGATAGAAATGGCTAATATTAAGATAGGTATAAGTAGCGGTTAGAAACCACAAAATTTTGGTAAACCGTCAAGAACATTAAGAGTTTCTTATTTATATGCTTATAACAAAGATGAATCTTCTCCGTCAAATAGAAAATTTCCGGCGATTTCTTCAAAGAAAACATATAATGATATTATGAACGACGAAAATAAAGATTTTTTGTTTGCGTTGAACTACACGGCCGAACCAGTTAATGATTTACCAATGCCGTTCCCAGATGGAATTGTTTCAGAAAGATTAAAGATGACTCCACAAAGATCTATTTATAAAAGAGAAGTATGGAGAGACAATAACAACCAGGTGTATTATGAAAAAATATTACACCCGGTTGTTTTACAAAACAATGTTTCTCGTGTTATAGATTACAATGTAGCGACAAACAGAAATTATGAATATATAATTTATCTAACGGATCAAAGCGAAGGCGAAGCCATTCAAAGAGAAATACATTTCCCGATAACAACAAAGTGGGATTATTGGTCGATTTCTGAATTGCACAAAACTAGCGAACATAATGTTTACACAACATCTGAAAATGAAACTTGGTTATTTAAATTTAACGTTGAACCAGGTGAACAACAGTAGAATGTTGCTAAATCACAACAAGATACGCTTGGAAAGTACCCGGCTTTTTCTTATGGAAAAAAGAATTATACAACAAGTTCTGTTTCTTGTTTACTTGGCTCAGAAATGCTTCCTTTCGACTTTTTAACAAAGAATTATGTCCTTGCAAGAAACAAAGATGGTAAAGTTTTATGGGGTTTGGCGCAAGATGCCAGTGAAGTATATGGTGGATATACAGAATCTCGTTGGAAGAAACTATTAGACCAATGCGGAATGAATGAGCGTGTTATTAATGTTTTTGACACAAAAATTACATCTAATGATAGTGTTGACATGTTAAATGAGTGGAAGAAATTATGTAATTCTGGAAACCCGAAGCTTTATAAGAATTCCAAAGGTCAATCGTTTATTATACAGATAACCGAATTTTCAAATTCAATTAATGAATCTTGGGACAAGTAGCCGATAACCATTAATTTTAGTTGGACGGAAATTGCAGACGCAAGCGATGCAAGAATAATACAAACAACCGAATTCACTACCGATTTAAGCGGAAGTGTTTCTGGTGGAGGAGATGAGCCAGTGATGGATTATAATATTCTTTCTAATAAACCATAGATAAACGGTGTTGAATTGGTTGGAAATAAGACAGATAAAGATTTGTATTTAGAAGCAGAGGGCAATATTAAGTCTATTTCTGAGACAAACCCTTCTGTAAAATTAGACAACAATATCACTTATAATCTTGGTTCTATTAATGGATTAACAACAACATTTGGTAGTATTAATGACGAATACTACAAAAATCGTCAGTGTTCACAGGCAGAAATTAATTTTACTGCTGCAAGTAATTTCACGTATACGCCGCCAGAAAACACAACTATTATAGGCGAAGGTGTTGAAGGCGGAAAACTTAGTGCTAAAAAGGGCACTTCTTACAACATAGGATTTGGATATGTTGATAAAGTTATGTATGCCGTTTGTGGCATTAGATAAAATATAAAAAAGGAGAGGTAAATATGATTTATAATTCATCTTAGTTTTCTTTACAAGGAAGCGGAGAGGTAATTTCTATTACCTCTCCTTATTTATTTGATCAATATTATAACTTTTATTATATTGAAGATTACATTAAGAATAAACATATATAGCCAAGGTTTAAAATTTATGTTTTGAACGCCGATGAAACAGAGAGATATGAAATTCCAAATGCAGATATTATTAGCGGAAGTTATTCTGAAAATTATCAAAGTGGTCAGAGAAGAACACTATCTTTTCAATTAAATAATAATAATGGAGAATATACGCCATCAATTAATCATTTTTGGACGGGGCAAAAATTTTCTTTTTATATTGGATTTAATATGAATAATGATGAAAATAACGTTATTTGGTTTAGAAAAGGAATCTATTCTTGCCAAAGTCAAAGTGTTGATAATTCGGCTGATACAAAAACGGTGAGTATAGAAACGGCTGATAAATTTTCTGTTTTAGAGGGGAAAAGCGGAACTTTGGAATATTCTTATACAATCAATGTAGGAGAGGATATTGAAGAAGTTATAAACAACATATTAAACACGGATAATGGTTCTGGGTTTATGTTGGATTCTAAAGATATTGTTTATCATTCTTTGTTTAAAGGTAAAAAGGTAATCTCCCAAATATCAGAATCTGCTGGCGCGACTTACGGTTCTATTATTTTAAAATTAGCAGAAATGCTTTCTGCTGAAGTTTTTTATAATGTCAACGGTAATTTGACTTTAATTCCTAAACAAGAAGTTATCAATGATGCTGATAAACCGATTTTGTTTTCTTTTAATGCGGATGACGGTGATTTAATGACACATAATTACAGTTTTTCTTTCGAAGATATTGTAAACAAAGTCATTGTTATTGGTTCAAATGTTAATGGTAACACGTGTAGAGCAACGGCTGTCAACAATACTGCAGATTCTCCAATTAGCGTATCAAGAATTGGCTATAGAACGGGATCAATAATTAATGATTCTTCGATTAATTCGGATTATCTTGCGTAGGAAAGAGCTGATTACGAATTAAGAAAAGTTAGTGTTGCTAAAACAAGTGTAAGTAACACTGTGTTATTAAACCCTTTAATAGAAGTAAACAATTTGATAGAAATTACAGATAGCTTTTATGGCATAGAAAATGAAAAATTCCTTGTTCAATCGATTTCTTTCTCGTTAGATTATAGCGGAACGATGTCGATTTCAAGCTCAAATATAAACAATCTTTCATTTACGAACAGATAAGGAGGGGCGTATGGATAAAACAGAACAAGCTAATAGCTTTTTAAATATAATACGTTCCATTATCAAAGAAGAGCAAAACAAACGCGATAAGGTTGAAATTTGTCAAATTGACAGCGTAAATGAAGATGGGACAGTAAATATAAAAATGCTTTCAGATTTTGAAAGTGTTAGAATAATTCCAAATATTTCAAATCAATCGATATATAGCTTTAAAAGCGGAGATTTGGCTATTATTTATATGATTCAAAATCAATTGTCGAACGCGTTTATAATTGCTAAATACGGTCCGACAAATGAAAGTTTAAGAATATCTCCGTCAGATAGTGATACTACTGGCGGAGGTACTGTTATACAAAATATAACATACCAAAATGGGACTACTAGTGGCGTAACATCTGTTAATGGAAAAACAGGAGAAGTTACTATTACCGCATAGGATCTTGGAGCAATTACAACGCTTCCAAACGGCAAATTACTCGATGGGGGCAATAATGAAATATTTTCAGCAAGTCAAACAGAAGATTCTGTTATAGGATTTATAGATGGTGGAACATCTACTGAACTTATAGACTAAAAAATTCGCTTGAAAACGATAGCGAATTTAATCTCAAAATTTTGAAAACGATAAATGAAAGGAGATTATAAAAATGCCAGATAGTTTAACACAAGATGTTACAAAAACTTTTAAAACAAGAATTATACAAAAACATGATATAGAAGCGAATTGGCAAAAAGCAACAAATTTTGTTCCGAAAAAGGGCGAAATGATTGTTTATGATATAGATTCTAATCACAATTATGAAAGAATTAAAATTGGCGATGGTGAACACATTCCAAATGATCTTCCATTTGTAACAGATAATTATTATACAAAGTCAGAAACAGATACTAAATTAAATGGTAAGCAAGCACAATTAAATACGACACAGCTTGCAGCTGTAAATTCTGGCATTACAAGTGATAAAGTTACCAAATACGATAATTACCAATCTCAAATTGATAGTAAATATGAGAAGCCAGACGGAGGTATTCCAAAAACCGATCTGTCTTTGGATGTCCAAGGCTCTTTGGGGAAAGCAGATTCTGCTTTGCAATCACATCAAAAAATTACAACGGGTAGTGTAAATGGCACTATAGCAGCTAATGGAACGGATGTTGCCGTTAAAGGACTTGGTTCTCTTGCGTATAAAAATTCCTTAACAAAATCAGATGTTGGTCTAGGATCTGTTGTCAATGCAGGGCAAGATTCAACACCTACTGCTAATTCTGCAAACTACGTCACTTCTGGTGGTGTCAAGAATTATGTTGATGCTGCTATAAGTGGTGTGTCACAATTCCAATATGAGGTTGTTGCATCTTTGCCGACGGCAAGTGCAAATACAATGGGAAAGATTTACCTTGTAGCACACTCTCATTCTTCTAACGATGGTTATGATGAATATATTACGTTGGAAAGCGGAACAACGACAAAAACTTATTCATGGGAAAAAATTGGAAATACAGATATAGATTTATCTAATTATTTGAATAATTTATCTGGAACCGCAAACAGTGGTGTTGTGACGAATATCACAAAGTCCGGTAATACACTTACGGTTACATCGTCTAATCTATCCGGAACGAAAACAGCATCTAGCGGAAAATATATCTCTGGTATAACACAGGATAAGACGGGTAAAATAACTTCCATATCAGAGGGTACACTTCCATCGAATACGGCACACGGTCATACTGCTGGAACAGGTTTAAACATTTCTGGTTCTGGTGGTGTTTCTGGAACAACAACATATAGTTTAAAAATTGCTTCATCTTCTGAAATTGGCGGTGTTAAGCCCGGTGCAACGAGTGGTAAAGTTTATGGTGTTAATGTTGCAGATGACGGGTCAATGACTGTCTCTGTTCCTTGGACGGATAATAATACAACATATAGCGCAGGTACACATATTAGTATCAACGGAACTACAATTAATGCGTCATGGCCAACAGCTTCCGATAGCGGTTATGCTGGTATTAATAAAACTGGTACGGTTACTGGTGTAAAAGTAAATGGAATAACGAAATCTCCAACGGATGGGATTGTTGATATCGGATCTGTACCAGCTGTTGTTCAAACAACTGGAACATCAACTACAAGTGTTATGTCTCAAAATTCTGTCACAAATGAATTGAATAAAAAAGCGGATTTGTTTGTTAAGGAAACAGGGATTAATCAAATTAGTTCCGGTAAATCTTATGAGCTTGGAAGTGTTTCGTCGATGACTAATTTCCCTACGATAAACGCTGCTGAATTTACAAGTATACATGATGTTTCACAAATTTGTTTTAAAGCAAGTGCAAACTTTGCAATAAACATGCCTTCTACAACGTATTTGTGTATCGGAGATGGATTAAGTGGTGACAAAGCAAAGTTGACTGCTGTTGCAGGAAAATCTTATTGTATTACGGTTGGATATACTCCTTTCGGAATTCAAATTGTAAGTGCAATAGTAGATGTTTTATAATATAATTTAAATAATATATATTATATATAATATTATAATATAAATATAATAAAATAAAAAAATAAAAAGAAAATAAAAGTTACTTTTTATTTTTGAAAATAAGGCGAAATCCCTTGACTTTGGAATGAAAGTATGTTATAATATACTCCAAAGCCAAGGGTAAAAGTCTTTGGTTTAGAAAGTTTTAAGAAAAGAGGTCAATTTTATATGAGAAGTTTTGAAGAAGTAAAACCAGAATTTATGAAGTTTCCTAATGTAAAAACTCGTTTGCCAGAAAGAAGTGATGCAAAGTCGGCGGGTTACGATTTTTATAGTAAGGAAAATTATGTTATTAATCCGAAAGAATCGCACGTTTTTTGGACAGATGTGAAAGCACAAATGTATTTTGATAACGTGCTTAATATATATGCCCGTTCAGGGCTTGGTTGCAAATACGGCGTAGTTCCCAAGAACTGCGTCGGAATTATTGATGCTTCCTATTATGGGAATGAAAAGAATGACGGCGGAATCGGTGTTTGTCTCGAAAATAAAGGTGATGAGCCGTACTCTGTGAAAGTTGGCGATCGTATTGCATAGGGTGTTTTCACGAAGTATTATATTACCGATGACGATAAATATGTTTATGGGAAGGAAAAAGACAATGGCAGAAAGGGTGGCTTCGGCTCTTCCGACGAGGTGAAATGATGAAAGTTTTGCTTTATACGTCTGGTTGCCCACAGTGTCGTAATCTTGAGAAAAAATTAAAAGAAAAAAATATTGAAATTATTGAACATAATATTGTCGATTCAGAAGATGATTTAAATTATATTATGGATAAAGGTTTTAATCACGCTCCAGTGATTGAGTTAGAAAACGGGGATATGATGAAATATGCCGATGCTTTAAAGTGGATTGGGGGTATTTGATATGCACGATTATAAAAAATATCAAGATAAACTTGATTATATAAAAGAATATTCTGAGGCTAAAAATGCTGCTTCTGGTAGTAAGTTTGACGCTAATGCAAACGTAGAAAACAAAAACGTTGCAACATTATCTGCAGAAATGTTTAAAAAAGAAGAGATTGGCATTAATCGTCTTAGAATGATAAATAAGATTACAGAGTTATATGGTGAAGATTTGGCAAAAGAATATATTCGCCAGCTTGATTCTCATGAAATTTATCGTCATGATGAAACGCATCCAGTAATGCCATATTGTGTCAGCATAACAATGTACCCGTTTATTTGCGATGGTTTGAAAACAATCGGTGGAACTTCGGGTGCTCCGACGAATATAAATTCTTTTATCGGAAGCTTTATAAACCTTGTGTTTGCTGTGTCTGCTCAATTTGCTGGTGCTGTTGCCACTCCAGAATTCTTAACTTATTTTGATTATTTTATTAGAAAAGAATATGGTGATGATTATTATTTGCACGTAGACAAGGTTATCAACTCGGTTTCAAAGAGACCAGTAACAATCGGAAAGTTGATTACAGATTGTTTTGAACAAGTTGTATACACGTTAAATGCTCCTGCGGCTGCGAGAGGATATCAGGCCGTGTTCTGGAATATTGCTTATTTTGATCGTACTTATTTCAATTCAATTTTTGAAGATTTTGTATTTCCAGACGGCGATGAACCAAAATGGGAAAGCACGTTTTGGCTTCAAAAATTCTTTATGAAATGGTTCAATAAAGAAAGGAAGAAACAATATCTTACATTTCCTGTTGAAACGGCTAATCTTGTTTTCGATAAAGAAACGAAGAAATATAAAGATGAAGATTGGGCTGATTTTTGTTCTGAAATGTGGGCAGAAGGACATAGTTTCTTCGCTTATACGAGCGATTCAGCGGATAGTTTGAGTTCTTGCTGCCGTTTGAAAAACGGAATTACAGATAACGTATTCTCGTTTACTCTTGGTGCTGGTGGAATTTCAACTGGTTCTAAAGCCGTTATCACAATTAATATTAACCGTCTTGTGCAAAATGCTGTGAGAGATAAGGCTGATATCTCAGAAAGAGTTAGAGAACAGGCTATAAAAAATCAAAAATATTTGCTTGCTTTCAATGAATTGTTAAAAGAGGAACTTAAAGCTGGATTACTTCCAATTTATGATGCTGGATATATATCTATGCCAAAACAGTATTTAACAACTGGAGTAAATGGTTGTGTAGAAGCTGCAGAGTTTCTTGGAATTGATATTACGGCTAATCAAAAATATTTTGATTTCTGCAAATCTATTCTTGCACCAATTCAAGAAGAGAATAAAAAGGCACGTACAAAGGAAGTTATGTTTAATACTGAGTACGTTCCTGCGGAGAATCTTGGATCTAAAAATGCTTCTTGGGATAGAAAAGATGGATATTTTGTTCCTCGCGATTGTTATAATTCATATTTCTTCCGTGTTGAAGATTCTAAACTTTCGATAGTAGATAAGATGATTATGCACGGAGAAGATGTTGTCAAATATCTTGATGGTGGAAGTGCTTGCCATCTTAATCTCGATGAACATTTAACGAAAGAACAATATAGAAAACTTCTTGATGTTTCAGCAAAGGTTGGTTGCTCTTATTTTACATTTAATATTCCTAATACGATTTGCAATAAATGCGGTCATATTTCAAAACATTATTTGAAAGAGTGCCCAGAATGTGGTTCAACAGATATCGATTATATTACACGTGTTATCGGATACGCGAAGAGAGTTTCTAAGTACTCCGAAGCTAGACAAAAAGAAGCAGCAAAGAGATATTATGGAGAATATTCAAATTAAATATGCAGACCAAATGATTTGTTTTCAAGAGATTCCAGATGAAATTAGTTTGAGTTTTTCAATTACTGGTTGCAAAAGGAATTGCAAAGGATGTCATTCGCAATATTTAAGAGAAGAGAAAGGAATAGAAGTTAAGTCTGTTTTGAATTCCTTTTTAAAAAAATATGATGGAATTATCACTTGTGTTCTTTTTATGGGTGGGGATGACGAATTGCACAAACAGAGTCTTTTTGAGTGTGCAAATATTTGTAAGAACAATGGTTTAAAAATAGCCTTGTATTCTGGAGCAACAGAGTGCGATGATGATATTTTTAAATTATTTGACTATGTTAAGGTCGGTCCATACATAGAAGAACTCGGTGGATTAAAATCTAAAAAAACAAATCAGAGATTATATAAAATAAATCATAATACAAATACCAAAGAAGATATTACGTATTTATTTTGGAAGAAAATTGAATAAGTTAATTTTAAACAAGGAGGTTGTTCATGGAAAACGTATTGATTAAATTTAAAAAGAAGGCTAAAAAGCAAAATATTATTAAGGCGGGGTTGTGTTCCGTAGCAATCTCCTTGTTATTTACTATTCCGTTTTTGATAGCTTTTTGGATTATGGATTATAAATATAAATTTATAATTTGCGCTGGAATTTTTATCGTCGGGATTTCCGTTTTGTTTCCGGTTTTATATTTCAAAAAGTTTAAATATACCGAAATTCAATTAGCAAAGAAAATTGACGATCTTGGGTTAGAAGAACGTGTTTTGACGATGATTGAATTAAAAGATAATAATTCTTTTATTGCAAAGAAGCAAAAAGAAGATACGTTGAACGTCCTGAAAACCATAGGGGCGAATGATTTAAAAGGAAAATATAAAAAACAATCATTTCTTTCGATATTTTCAACTGCATTGGCATCTTTGGTAATTGCTTTGTCTTTAATGTTCCCAAATATTAAAGAAATTATTATTGCTTATGGAGAGCCAAAATATACAATTGAAGTATCTGCGGAAGGTTTTGGTTTTGTAATTGATTATTCTAAATACGAAAATCAATCTTTGATAAATGCTGTTTCTAAAAAACAGGAGCAAGATAAGATTGATGAAATTAATAATAAAGAGATAGTTGAATTAAAACAATTCCCGACTGTATTTTCAAATAGAATTTCTGTTAATTATAGATGTTTTGAAGATATTGATGCTACTATGGTTTTAGACGGTGCCAACTTTGAAGATATTTCTTATAGAATCAAATCTGATGAAACACATATTTTAATGGCACTCCCTTATAAGGGATATGTGTTTATTGGTTGGTCAGACGGTTGCGTTTCTCCGTTCAGAGAAATTGATAATTATTCCACCGACTTGATTGCGTTGTTTGATGAAGTAAGTTCCGTAGGTGAAAATATGCCAGATAAACAAGAAGAGCCGGGAGACAAAGATGGATCTGCTGACAGTGAATCTGATGGAATTGGGCCAGAAGGAGATGGAACTGTTAAAACAAATAACGATGATAGTTGGGGCGATGGAGCAAAAGGCTCACCAGCAAATCAAGTAATCAATGGTGAAACTTATTATGGTGATATTTTTAACCAAAGCTATCAAGAAGCTGTTGAAAGAATAAAGAATGATACAAATTTAACAGATGCACAAAAGAAAGCTATAACTGATTACTTTGAATCAATAAGAAAAAATTAAAGGAGAATTGTTTATGAGCGAAGCAATAATATTTAGAAATAACGAAATTGCCTCTGTTATTAGAAAATTAACGGAAAACAGAAACCAGCTTCCGCATAAAGGAGATATTTACATTGGCACTGGCAATAAAATAGAATAGGGTAGTACTATTCCAGATACAAAGGGACAAAATATTATCGATGCAATTAATGATAATGCGCATGAGAAAACTATTAGTGCTTCAGGGCTTTATGCCTCTAGCACAATAACTTCAGACGGTAATATAACTTCAAGAAGTAGTATTAAAGTTACTGACACTAATGGAACGTCTCTTGCTGAGATGGACAGTACTGGTAACATATCTGCACAGTCATTTAATGCTAAATCAGATAAGAGATTAAAAGAGAATATAGTAGAATATTCACCAAATAAATCAATATTGGATCTTCCTATCTATTCATATAACTTTATTTCTGATGAAAAGAAAACTAAGAAAATTGGTTGTTTAGCACAGGATTTAAAAGAAATTTGTCCAGAAATAGTGAAAGAGGATAACAATGGATATTTGTCAATTGAAGAAAATAAAATTGTTTATCTTTTATTAGATGAGGTTAAAAAACTTAAAAAAAGAGTTGATGAGCTGGAGGCGAGATAATTTATGCTGACAGGATATAAAATAAAAGGTGAAGAAATAGCAGTAGACACTTCTTCCAAAATAAGCCAAAGAACATCTAATCATTTCAAGCCAATATCTGGCAATACTTTTGAAAATAATAAAGGGCAACTTAAAGTTCTACCTAATACAGATAATTCATATTATAAATCTTCGGAGGAGGGTTATGCTTGTTATGGGAGTTCAACTTACGGTGGTTCTCCAGATATAGAACTAACAGCTCCTGGAACTTATTATCTTAAATTTACAAATACATCAGATCGTCTTCTTTTACAATACGGTACTGAATATAGTGGTAAGAATTTATCTGGATCTATCCTTACTATATCGTCTTATAAAATGTATAATGGCTACTTTCCTAAAGCGGTAAAAATGTGGATTGCATTATGTGGCGGTGGCGGTGGTGGACTATATGATAATGGTTACTATCATAGTCAAAAGGCAGTCACGGAAAAGAGTTCTGGGGGCAGTGGTGCCGCATCTTGTATGTTTTCCTATACTACAAATGATTACGATTCAATGTTAAAAATAGTTGTTGGAAAAGGTGGGACCGGAGGTAGAAGAAATTGGAATTATTACACGGGCTCCATGCATTTAGAAGAAGATGTCGCAGCCACTTCTGGTGGAGATTCTAAAATATCTATTGGACACTATATCAGAGGCGCATGGGAATTTTCCGATCAATGGATTGCGCATGGAGGGAAAGCGGGGATAAAAGCAACAAATGTATCTGGAGGAACCTTTGAAGGTACTCTACCTCAACAAGACTCTGTTTTACAGATAAATGGAGCTGGTGCGTATTCTTCTGGTGGAAGCGGAGGAAACGGTGATGGGTACGTAACCGGAGGTAAAAGCATACTCGCTACCGCGCAGTATTTTAATAACGCTGCAGATTATAATTTTATTTACAAGTTAACTGATAGTATTCATCCAATTAGTATTGCAGGAGGGGCAGGAGAAGCAGGCAGTGCAGACAGTCCTTTTAATGTAGGTGGTGGAGCTTGTGCATTCTACGGATCTGTCGCAGGCTCTTATACAAAAATAAACGCTACTTTAGGTAGTGGTGGCGGGTGTGCAAGACGAGGAGACGCTGCAAGATTCGGGAATGGAGGAGATGGTGGTAACGGTGCTTGTCATTTATGGGTATCTGGATCAAATCATTATAGCATAAATGATAATATTACAGAATGTGTCTCTGTTACTTAGTTAACAAGTTCTGCTGTTTTTGTTTTTCCGTATGATATAGACAATGAAACAAACATTGAAGTTACATATTCTCCAAATACTGGGGCATCTGAAATTACATTAACAAAAACATTGTTGAATTGGAAATTAACATTAGTAGATGGAATAAATGTTATTTTAAAAAAAGTTATTATAAAATAACTAAAATAAATTTTAAGAGGAGTGTCAAAATTACTTGACATTCCTTTTTTTTTATGGTAAAATATATTCGTAATAAAAACAAGGAGAATGTTATGACAACAAAGTCAGTAATCAAAGAAAACTTTATTGAATTTCTTAAAACAAATTATCCAGAATGTTTTGAAAGCGGAACGCCGATAGCGGAAAACGCTTTAGAAGCTTTAATTGTATTAAAAAAGAGAGAGTATACAAAACAATTTTGTTCCTCGCTTTCAAAAGATGTTGTGCAAGTTAAAACGAATAAGAAATTCAAAGATCAGTTAAAAGATATTGAATATAAAATTCGTAAAAATCATATTGATTTAGGAGAGAATTAATGGAACAATTAAAAGAAAGACCTGTATTTATAACCGCAAAACATGTTAAAAATACGTTGAATGGAAAGACTTACGGGGAGATCAGAGAGATTTTGGAAGTCAATCCAGGAGAACATGAATTGCTACCGGATGGAGAAAAAATTCCAAACGACGTAATTTGCACTGTTGATAAAGCCGAAGAATTGACTTATACCAGAGGTATTGTAAGTGTAGAAATTCGTTTCACTGTGAACAACAAAGAATATGGGCAAATGCTTCTTGCTCATCTTGGGCGTGTAACCTGTAGATTCACCCGTCCGCCCTTAGAATCTTTAGAAGGTTGAAAACTATGTCATTTCGTGAATTTTATAATGAAGATTGTTTTTCAAATATGAAAGGGTTTAAAGATAAATCAATAAACCTTATTTTAACTTCGCCGTTTTATAATACGAATAAAAAAGCAGGGAAGAAAAATACGCTTGCAAACACAGAAATCAAAAAGGGAACATATTCTTATATTAGATATAACAAACACGTCGATAATATGACGGACGAAGAATATGAAGATTTTACAAAAAGATTGTTCAATGAATTTGATAGAATTGTTGTGAACAACGGAGTTGTTCTTTATAATCTTTCTTATAGCAATGACAATCCAGCGAATTTGTTTTCCTTAGTTGATATGATTTGCGAAGAAACGAATTGGACGATTGCTGACATAATCGTTTGGAAAAAGAAAAGTGCTTTGCCAAACAACTGCTCGCCAAACCGTCTAACTCGTATTTTCGAATTTGTTTTTGTTTTCTGTAGAAAGGGCGAAGAGAAGACTTTTTATGCAAATAAAAGGGTGATTTCATTACGTGCAACTGGGCAGAAATCGTATGAAAATATCTTTAATTTTATCGAAGCGAAGAATAATGACGGTCCGTGCCCGTTGAACAAAGCAACTTATTCAACCGATTTGTGTAAGCAGTTGCTTCGAATTTATGCAAATCCAGAAGATAAGGACTTTGTTGTTTATGATCCTTTTATGGGAACAGGAACAACTTTGGTTGCTTGCAAAGAAATGGACATCAATTGTTTTGGTTGTGAAATTTCTAAAAAACAATGCGAGTGGACGCAAAATCGCTTGACAAATCAAAATTAATGTGATATAATATATATGTTATAAACGCGTGATGTCAAATCTCGATTTGACAAAACGTGATTATATAAACTTACTGCATAGTGGGGAATAGCATAATGGTAGTGCGGTGCTCTCTAAAAGCACTCTGTGTCGGTTCGAGCCCGACTTCCCCCGCCAGTAACGATTAAAAATAAAATGGAGGTAATGCTTATGTCGTAGATCCGCGAACCTTGTTATTTTTATACTTAGAAAGCAGCATCTTATATCAAGGGCGGAGATTATGAAGTTAAACACAATCCCGTCGTTTTCGTTGTATTTTCTGAAGATTTTTATCCTTTGGACGATGACAAATATCAATCGTGTTTATGCAGAAGTTTGAATTTGGCAAATGAATATAATATAGACGTTTCTTATTCAGACAAAGAAGATTTAGCCAAAGCGATTTATTTCGATTTATATCATAGACCAGATGAAACTATTTTTGTTTGTGAAAATGATGCGATTGCCGATGTAGCGAATAGATATTTTGGCGAAGACAGTATTATAAACATTAGAAAGATATATTGAGGAATTTGATAAAAATGAACAGAGAGTTTGTGAGAAATTTTAACAGAATCAATAAGAGCAATTATTCCAAACAAGATATTCAAACGATGATTGCACTGACGAATATTATGCAGGGAAAATTATCAAAAGATATGGAACTCGGTTTTCCGAGTTTAAAACATTATGATAATCCAAAGTTATTTCCGAATGGAATGTTGGTCAAATTGAATTATGAAAAAATTAAACAACGGAATCAAAATGATTTGACAGAAGATTATAAAAAGTTTGTCGAAGAAAACAAAGATAATGAATTTCATCTAATCAGAGAAGGTGAAGACACGGGGTTGGTTGCTCTTGAAGAAGATAAAAGAAAAACCGTTCTCGATGGAAAAGAAGTTGATTGTCCGAAGTTTTTGTTTGATATGCTTTCAGATTTGTTAGTAAAAGATGAAAATAATGATTGGATACCAGCGTACGAGTTTGAGAGAAAATTTTTAGAAAAAAATAAGAAAAGCGATTAAAAATATTTGACAAAAAGATTTTAAATTAATATAATAAAGAAAAAATGCAATCCGAAAGATTGCAAGATTATAAGGAGAAGAAATTTATGGCAATGAATTTTACCTTTGTAGGTAAACTGAAAGCAGTCAAAGACAATGAGAAGTTTAAAGGTTATGAAGTAAGAACTTTTGAATCTGGTTGGGTGCAGACGAATTTGAAATTTAATGCGACGAACGGAAACAATCGCCACATGTTTCAGATCAAAGCTGGTTATTGGGGTGATAAGAACGGTAATGTTAATGAGGACAAAACCGTAATTTACGCACCAGTAACAAACGAAGAAACGCACAAGACAACGAGAACCAAAATTGCTTATGTGGACAGGGAAGACGAAGATGTTTTGAAGTCTGTCAGCAAGGGCGGTAAATATGTTCTTGATCTTCGCACGGACGAAAACCCAGCTGGTTACAAGGAATATATCTTCGAAAAAGATTTTATCGATGATGTTAAGAAACACATTCTCGAAAACACAAGAGTGTCAGATGTAAGATTTAAAGTTCTTGGCGAAGTAGAAATCACTTATTCCGAGAGCAAAGGGAACTTTTATAAGACGTTTGTCCCGAAGAGAATTTATCTTGCAAAGGACACCGAAGAAGATAAGATGCAGATCAACGCAAAGCTTATTTATGGAAGAACCAGCCTCGAAGATGTTGCAGGAACTGATAATTTTGTGCTGAACGCATACTCCAGATATTACGATAATTCTTACCGAGGCGATAATTGCAAGGGATATTGCTTCTGCCCCGTAGAAGTAAATATTGTTCCAAAGAATGAAAAGCAGAAAGATTTGTTCGTTAAGAGATTCCGTGAATTCGAAGCTGATTCCAGCGAATACAGAGAAATCGGTATGGTTATTGATGTAATTGACGGACAGGAAATTGTGCGCGTTACAGAAGATATGCTTGGCGAAGAAGCGAAAGAAAATATTGAGTATGGTTTCTCGACTTTGGAAGAAGAGTTGAAGAAAGCTGGTGGAACGACTTATGGACCTCGTATTACAGAGTACAGATTCAATAACTGGGGTTCTCCGAGCGAAGACACTGTTTATCAAGATGAAGATCTTCTTCCGCCTCATCACGATGATGAAGAGAAATCCGATGACATTTTCGAAGACGATGAAATTTAAGTGGAGATAAAAAATAATGGCATTTGTTAAACCTCAAATTAATACGATTAAAGCTGATATTGCAAACATTTCGATTTATCTTCGTTCAACGAAGAAATTCGGTAAAACCACGCTTTTCAGAGATGTAATTCTCGAAAAGTACGGAGATCCTTCTTATGGTCTTCTTGTTGGTTGTGGCGCAGAAGTTGGTTATAAACTTCTCGACAATTTGAACTGTGTTCAGGTTACGAGCTGGGAAGATTTGGTAGAACTTAAAAAGTGGCTTATTGAAACCAACGGTGTAGAACATCATATTAAAATTGTCGCGTTCGATACTGGCGATGAACTTGTTTTGCTTGCAGATAAGAAAACGATTGCAATTAGCAATAAGGAAAACCCTCAGAAACCTTGTCGTTCGATTAAAGCGGCAATGGGCGGTTATACCGCTGGCGAAAAGTATTCCGCGAATAACTTGATTAAGCCTTATCTTTCCGATTTGCAGCAGCACGGCTTTGCAACGTGGGTAATTGCGCACACGAAGTTGAAGACGATTAAAGATAAAGGTGCGCTCGAAGAAGATGGATATCAGCAGCTGACCTCCAATCTTTCCGCTGATTATGAAGCCGCGTTCGGTGATGTGTTCGACGTATGTCTTACTGGTGTTATCGATAGAACGCTCGAAACAAAGCAGGTCGGAAATGACAAGAAGAATGTCGTAACTGACACGGAACGTAGACTTTATTTCCGCGGAACTCCAATGATCGATGCTGGTGGTAGATTTGCAGCAGGTACGGTTCCCGAATATATGGTGTTCGACAAAGATAATATGGCAGCAGACTTTATTAAGATTGTCGAAGGCGGCATGGAAAAGTCAAAACTTTCTGGTTTTAAAGCAAAGGCAAAAGTAGAAGACAAACCAGTTGTTGAGGAAAAGCCAGTTGTTAAACCTGTTGTGAACACGGCGGATGAAGTTAAAGAAGATGAACCACCTTTTGATGTCGATAGTTCGGAAAGCGAAGATGAAGAGGTTTATTCGCTGGCAGAAAGACTTGCGGCAGTTCGCGAAGCGTTTAAAAACGCTGGTAAAGAATTAAAAGATCAAGTTAAGGCAATTCTTATCGCGAATGGCAACGGTCAGGAAAAAGCAAAGCTTGACAATCTTCCTGTTGAAGAGCTTGCAAAAGTAGAGGCTATCCTTGGTCTGTAATTAGAACAATTATAAGGGCGAGATTTTTCTCGCCCTGTAATAAACATCGGAGAGAATATGGCACTTGGTTATTGTAAATGTGGTTGTGGGCAAATGTTGGAAACAACAACGAGTTATTCGATTAAATTACCCACAAATAAAAAACTTTATTTTGTAAATGCGGATCATTATGGAAAATGGAAAGAAAACGCCGCGGTCGGAAAAACAAAAGTTAATGAAGAAGAGCTTTCTCCGATTTATGATTTAGTTACAGATATTATTGGCAAAAAATTAGATACTAAAACAATGTTGTGGAAATATTATGTGCAATGGAAAAAAGTTGCAGATAAAGACACGTTGCTTTATTATCTTAAATCTGAAAAGTGGAATTTGCAGAAAATATTCCAAAAGAAAGACATTTATACTGCTTATGCGAGTTTGCAATATTTGAACGGAATTATCAATAATAATTTACCGAATTACAAAGTAGAAGCAGAGGTACTCGCTCCCAGGCAAGATGATATGGATGTAAAAGAGAATAAGGGAAGTTATGCAGAAACTAATTCTAAACGCAAAAAATCACTTGCTGAATTGGAGGAAGAGGCTGAATGTTAAATAAAGAGCAGTTTGTTGTTGGTATCACAGAAAAATACCCCGAAGAGTTACTCGAAGGGAGAATGACAATCGAAGGGAATTATCTTGCGTGTTTGTTTTCTGATTTAACTTATTATGACGATATTAAACAATGCGTAACAGAAAATAATTTCATTACGCAGCAGGGTAGATTTTTGTTTTGCTTAATTCGCAGCTTGCGCGAAAAAGGTTTCTCGGTAACGGACGAAGTAACAATTTTGTCTAACTGTGAAGAAACTGTTAAAGATCGCCTCGATGGAATGGGTGGCTTTAGAGCGATTCAGAAATTGATGAGTGTCGTTGATATTAAAAACTGGGATGCAATTGCAGATAAGTTTAACAAGAGCAATGTAATCTTAAAATTATACGACAACGGATTTAATCTTTTCGAAAAGGTAACGCTCGATAAAGGTAAGGAAATAACTCCGATTAAGTTGTTTAAAAACTTCGAGTGCCAAAACGTAATTGATTGGTACGAAGAAAGACTTTCCAAAATTTCCATTGACAATAATAATTCGTCGAGCAAAATTACTGGCGAAGAGTATGTTAGTTTCGATGATGATTTTGTAGCCGATCTAATGAAAGGTGAGGGCGCAGGAATTTCGTTCGGCGATGCTGGAAAAGATATAAACGGCGATGATATTTATATGTACCCGTTTTTATCTAAAAATATTCTTGGTTTAGCGCGAGGAACAACAACAGCTTTGGCAAGCCATTCTGGCAATGGCAAAACAACGCTTATATTAAATATTGTATTTTCATTGATAGCTCATGGGCAAAGAGGAATTTTTGTTACCAATGAAATGACAATTAAAGATTTAAAAGTTATTATGCTTTTGATCATATTGACAAGATATTTTTGTTATTGGAAGATTACTAAGAAAAAGTTGAAGACAGGCGATCTTACAGACGAAGATAGGGATATGATTAGAAAAGCAAATCAATACTGGAAAGAGAATATGGCAGATGCATTAAAGATTGTTTCGATGTCTGACTCGGATGCAAATTTAAGTAATCAGCTTATTCGAAAGGAAGCTTTAAGAAACGGGATTGATTTCTTTGTTGTTGATACTTTTAAATTAAGTTTAGGCGAAGGAAATACAAATGATAACTTTTGGATTAACCTTATTAAAGACGCTCGCGCTTTGGACTCGATTGCGAAGAAACAAAATATGATTGGCCTTTATACGATTCAGTTGACAGCAACGAGTATCGGAGATTTGTTTTTAACGGAAAGTGCTTTGAGCAATTCAAAGCAGATAAAGGAAGTTCTTTCGAATTTGATTATTATGAGAAAGATGTACCCCGAAGAGTTTGAGCCTGGAAGTCCTTACGATTGCAAACCGTTCCGCTCGCAGTTGCAAGAGGATGGAACTTGGAAGGAAGAGGATTTTGTTCCAGAAGAAGATAAAACTTATCGTTGTGTGCTGCTCAATAAGACAAGAAGCGGAGCTGATAGTTCTGATACTGGTGTTGGTTATATTTTTAAATATGACGGAGATCATGCAAAGTTTTCTGAAACTTGTAAATGCAGACCGAAACACAAGCATATTGGACAATAAAAAAATGTAAATAAAAGACCGATTTTATGCCGCAAAATTAGTTGACAAATAACTAGTTTTGTGGTATAATTTTCATATAAAGAATAAAAGGACAAAAATATGCTTTCGGATCTTAAAGAAATGTTGATTGAACAACCGAATAAATTGGTTGAACTTCTTGAAAAATATGACTACGCAAAATTCAAAGTCAATTCAAAGGAAGTTCGTTTTGCGCGCTCCGATGATTCGGAGAGCGGTTTAAACATTTCAATTCATCTAAACAACAACCCGAATATTTTCGTAACCGATTATGTTTATAAATTCAACGGCGATATTATTGCTTATATTATGAAAAATCGCGGAGTTGATTTTCGCACTGTGCTATCATCAATCAAATCCGTTTTAGGTTTGGGTGAAGATTGGCAGCCAAAAGAAAAGCAAACTTTGTTTGGAGGGTTTTATGATCGGATAGGGGAAGATAAATCACCAGAGATTAAAACTTACGATGAATCTGTTCTCGATGATTATATAAATGTTACAAATCTACTTTGGATAAAAGACGGAATTGATATAAACACGCAGAGGAAATATGATGTCCGTTTTGATATAGACGATAATCGAATTGTGTTTCCTTGGCGTGATGCAAACACAGGAAGAATAATGGCAATCAAAGGACGATATAACGGAACTCCACCAGAAGGCGTTCCAAAGTATATATACCCGCTGCCTGGAAACGTTAGCTTATCTTTGTTCAACTACGCAGAGAATTATGAGAGCATAAACGGTTGCGATAGACTATTTATTTTCGAAGGTGAAAAATCGTGTATGCTTGCTGATAAATACGGTTACGGTTCTTCTGTCGCACTTGGCTCGCATAACCTTTCAACACAACAAGCGAAATTGATTATTCAGGCGAACCCGAAAGAAATTGTTTTTCTTCTTGACAAAGACTTGGAAATAGAAGAAACGATGAATGATATCGAAACATTAAAAGATTATGCAGTAATGCAAACTTTAAATATTAAATATTGGAATTGGAAGAAAAATAAAACGATACCGCCAAAGGGCGCGCCGATAGATTGTGGTAAAGCAATTTTTGAAAAAGTTTTAGAAAATGAATTAGAGGAAGTGTAATGGGAAAAAGAACTTGGACACAGGAAGAAATAGATACATTAATCAATGATTATAAAAATGATGTATTAGTCAGAGATATTTCTAAAAAATTAAATAAAAGCATTGGATCGATTAAATCTAAAATTATTTCATTAGAACTTCCAAAATTATATATAAAAAAGAATAATTCAAATTTTAAAGCGGTTTATCAAGATTACGATTGGTGTTATGAAAGATATATTAATAGAAATATGACCATGGAACAAATGGCAGAAGAAGCCAATTGTAGTTTACGAGTTATAAAAAAATGGTGTTCTGAAAAACATAGATTGAATTTGTTTACTTATAGTGAAAATAAAAAATTAACAGAATTGCAGAAGCAATTGATTATGTTTTCGTTATTAGGTGATGGACATATAACCAATAATAATGAACGACCGATATATATAGAAAGCCACGCGGAAAATCAAAAAGAATACCTGTTTTGGAAATATAATATTTTAAAAGATGTATGTTCTAATATACCAAAATATTATCCTGCAGAAATAAGACATTTTAAAAACCGTGATAGTTTATGTCAACCAGGTTATCGGTTTAATACGAGAACAATAGATGATTTAAAAGATATAAAAAACATGTCATCTTCTGAAATTATTATGAATATTAACGAATTCGGATTATCGATTTTTTTATTAGACGATGGAGACAGGACAAAATATAATTGGCGGCTGTGTATGGCTGATTACACCGAAGAAGAAAAGCAATTGTTTATCGATACTTGCAAAGAAAAATTTGGTTTGTTTCCACACATTATCAATGCCGATAATAGATATTTATTATTTAATTCAGAAGACAGTAGAGAAATAGATAATATTATTTTGAGGAATATACCAAATAATCTTGATATTGTTCAATATAAAATAATTAATAATAAGACTACTAAACCAATAATTTGTAATTTTGTAAATTATAATAATAAAAAAATTGGTCTGGCAAGATTTTGTAGAACATATAAATTAAATTATGAGAAATGTAAAAAGTATTTGGAAACGAATAATTTATCTGAAATCGATGGAAAATTATTATTTACTTTAAAGGAGAATAATTATGAAACAATATGCCAATTATCATAAACACGATATCATATCAAATATATTTGTTCCTGATACACACGTAAAATGTGAATCATATTTAAAAAGAATTAAAGAACTTGGATATGATTGTTATTGGACAACGAATCATGGTTCTGGCGGAGATATATTCGAAGCAAGAGATTTATGTGATAAATATGGAATTAAATGTTTCTTTGGTGTTGAGGGATATATTGTGCCAAATCCTTTAGACAAAGATAATAGAAATTATCATATTATTATTATTCCTAAAACAAATGAAGCAAGGAAAAAAGTAAATTATATTACGAGTCATGCTTCTGAAGAAGGGTTTTATTATAAACCAAGAATTTTCCTGGAAGATTTATTAAAATTAGACAAAGAAGATATTTATTTAACTTCTGCTTGCGTTGCTGGATTAATGCACGATGAAGATAGTATTGAATTATTATTAAAACCATTAGTCGAACATTTTGGTCAAAACTTTTTTCTTGAAGTCCAAAATCATCAAGATGAGTTTCAAAAAGAAATTAATAGAAAATGTTTACAATTCTCAAAACAATATGGGTTAAAATTAATTGCCGCAAATGATAGTCATTATATTTATCCAGAAGATTCCAAAGATAGATTGGAGTTTTTGAAAGGAAAAGGTATTAACTATGGTGACGAAGATACTTATGTTCTTGATTATCCAGATTACGATACTATGTTTTCCAGATTTCAGAAACAAGGAATTTTAACCGATAAAGAAATTGAAGAGGCAATTGACAACACAAGGATATTTGAAACCTGTGAAGAAATTTATTTGGATAAGGAAATTAAAATGCCAAGTGCATATTTAAATTTAAATCCAGATGAAAAAATTAAAGAATTAAAAAAGCATATTAACAAAAAATTTGCAGAAATTCAAGAAGAAGAACACATAGAGGGCGAACAACTTAAAAAATATATTGAAGGTATTCGTCAAGAAATGCAGATAATTATTGATACGAAAGAAATTAATACAGCGGATTATTTCTTATTGAATGAAAAAATAGTTGATTTGGCAGTTCATAAATATAATGGTGTTTTAACAAGAACTGGTCGTGGATCGTGCGGTGGTTTTTATATTAATCGAATTCTTGGAATGACTCAAATTGACAGATTTACATCTCCAATTAAATTATATCCAGAAAGATTTATTAGTACTGCGCGGTTGCTTGAAAACAGGGCAATGCCAGATATTGACTATAACGTTGCTTCGCAAGAACCTTTCGTATTAGCATCTAGAGAAGTTCTTGGAGAACATTCTGTTTATCCGATGATTGCTTATGGAACAATGCAGATTGGCGAAGCTTTTAGAAATGTTTGCAGGTCTCACAGTCTTGAATTTGATGAATTTAATGACGTAGCTAAAAACATAGATAATTATTCGGAAGATCCTAAATGGAAACCGTATATAGAAGAAGCAAAAAAATATGTAGATGTAGTTGTTTCTGCTTCTGTTCACCCGTGCGCGCATGCCATGGACAATAAAGATTTGAGATATGAATACGGCATCGTAAAAATTGGAAATGCTTTATGTGTTATGATAACATCTGGAGAAGCAGATTATTGGAAAATACTTAAAGATGATTTTCTTATTGTTTCAATTTGGGGAATTATTGCAGACACTTTTAAATTAATCGGCAAGCCGATTATAACCGTAAATCAATTGTTAAATGATTTGGATGATCGAGTTTGGGATTTATATGCAAACGGAATTACTTGTACTTTGAATCAAGTTGATAGTGATTATGCAACATCTTTAATGAAAAAATATAAGGTTCGCTCTGTCGGTGAATTAGCACAGTTTACAGCAGCAGTTCGTCCATCGTTTGATGCGTGGCGCGATGCGTTTATTTATAGAAAACCTTTCACAACTGGAAGTAAATATCTCGATGATGTTTTATCTGAAACCAGAGGGATGATTACATTCCAAGAAACATTAATGACTTATTTCCAATGGCTTGGAATTACACCAGCAGAATCAATTGGTTTGATTAAAAAAATTAGTAAGAAAAAAATTCATCCAGAAGATTTTAAAAATCTTGAAGATAGACTTAAAGAACAATGGATTAAAAATACTGGAAGTATTGATAAATTTGATGATACTTGGAAAATGGTTCAAGGTTGCATGTCTTATGGTTTCGCTGCACCCCATGCTCTCGCAACAGCAATTGATTCTTTGTATGGAGCTTGGCTTAAAGTTCATTATCCTTTGGAATATTATTCCGTTGTGTTTAGATATTACGAAGGTGATATGGAAAGAACAAATAAACTTACAGAAGAATTGAAGTATTTTAATATATCGTTAAAAAACATTAAATTCGGACATTCTGCTGGTTCTTATAAAATCAATAAAGAAGAAAATAGTATTTATAAAGGACTTGGATCAATCAAATATTGCAACGTTGAGGTCGGCGATAAACTTTATGAATTATCACAATCGAAACAATATAATTCATTTGTAGAAATTCTTAAAGATTTTCCCGGCGATTCGAGGCAGTTAGATATTTTGATTAAACTTGGTTATTTTTCTGACTTTGGAAGCATCGGAAAGCTTTTGAAAATTGTAGAAGTTTATAATCAATATGGTTCGAAGACAATAATTAAAAAAGATCAATGTGCGATTGATAGAGATATTATGTTGCAATATGCAACGGAAACAGAAAAACAATATCGTTTGAAAGATAAAGATGGTTTCATAAATTATCTTTTGGAAAATATTACCTATAAAGAATATCCGATTGCACAAAGAATCAAAGACGAAAAAGAATATTTGGGTTATATATCGTTAAAAATCGAAGGAAAATCAAGTACTTGGTATGTAACCGATATAAACACAAAGTATTCGCCGAAAGTATCTTTATATAACGTTGGAACTGGTGAAGAAAAAGTCGTTAAAATTGAGAAAAGGAAATATCAAATGGCACCGTTCGATAAAGATGTTTGTTTGAGAGCAACTTTTGAAGAAAAAAATAAATGCAAAAAAGATGAAAACGGAGACTGGGTAAAACTCGAAGAAAAAGAAGAGTGGATTAAATATTATTCCGTTGTATAAATAGAGGTGTATATGGAAGATGAAAAGAAAGTAAAAGAAAGATTGGAAAATTATAGTTATTCGAAAATCGAAACTTATGAGCAATGTCATTATAAATTCAAATTGAAATATAAAGACAAAAAGTTTTTAAGTCAGGACACTCCAGCAATTGCAATGGGTTTACTTATTCATAAGGTAAATGAAATTATTACCTCTCAGATTCTCGGTGGTCAGAAAATCGATTACGATATGCTTAAAGATTATTTTTTGAATGTAAATTTGCCAAAAAAGAATTCGAGAGACCGTGATGGTGATATGTTTGGAGCGAATATTTTGTCGCAAAAATTTGGATATAAATGGGTAGAGTTAGATAAATATGGCAAATCTTTTGCGATGAAATCGCAGCAGTTTTTGGAAAGCGGTATTTATAGATTGGAAAATTATTTAAAAGAAAACCCGAATCTTGAACTCGTTGCGGCGGAATTACCGTTTAAATTTAAACACAGAAAATATGAATTTCACGGTTTTATAGATAGGGTTCTAAAGGAAAAAGATACTGGTAAATATATTATTCATGATTTAAAAACATCGTCGGAAGCTTATTCGGATGACAAATGCATTACTCCATTACAATTTGTTGTATATGTCAAAGCATTAAAGCAGATGTATGGGGATCAAACAGAAGTAGATTGTTTTTATGAGTTTCCGATTGCAGAAACAATTAAACACGCTGGAACAAAAGGTTTTGTCGATAGAGGGATGAAAAAAATCAATACTTTACTCGATTCAATTGAAGCCGAAGATTACGTTCCACGTCCAACACCACTTTGTTATTGGTGTGAATTTTGCAATAATAACCCAGATCAGCCAAAAGAGGGGAAAAATTGTTGCCCATATTATTCACTATGGAAGCCAGAGGCAAAGAGTTTCGCTACAAAATTGCCGTGGATTAATATGGAATCTGATGAAATGCAGCGAAATAAACTTGTTATGTTAGAGAATTTGTCGGATGACGAAGATGATGAAATCTAAATTTTATGCAATTTGAGAGGAAAATTATATGGAAAAAGATGAATTTGTTGAAGAAATTAAAAAAATTTTAAAGATTGATCGCGAACTTGATTTTATAGAAATTTTGGATCTCGGCGCACTTTATGAAAAAGTATGGTACGCTGGATACGATGACGGTATAGAAGAAGGAAATGAAGAAGAATAATTTTAAAATTCCAGTCAAAATTACTTGACTGGAATTATTATTTGTGGTATAATATATTTATCTAAAAGTAAGAGGTGAGTTTATGCAATATGAAATTGAAGATGCCGATGTTGGATTTGAAGGGTATGTAACTAAAGTACGTTTCCCGAAGGCACAAAAAGATTATAACGGTTGGTGCGCTTTCGATTTTCAAGTTGATTCCGTTTTTGTTGGAGAAATTCGGAAAAACACTATCAAAAACGGCATCATACCTTTGTGTGGATACGCGCCGCTTGCTAAAGAAAATATAAGATATCGTGTATATGCAAAGTATGAAATGAGCAAAAAATATGGGCACACATATCAAGTATGCTATATGAGTTCGATTGTATCTTTGAAAACAGAAGAAGATGTAAGGAATTTCCTTCTTACTATTTTACCACAAAAGACAGTTGAGAATTTTATGGAATATACCAAAGATCCGATCGGTCTTATTAAATCTGGCGATATTAGCGAAATGTGTAACATAAAAGGTATCGGGTTTACGAGAGCTAAAGATATTGTCGCAAAATTCAAAGGAATAGATGACCGCGCAGAGGTGTATTCAATTTTCACAAAGCTTGGTTTGTCAAAGAGACTAGCAGACGATTTGATTGAGCAGTATAAATCTGCTGATAGCCTTATGGCAGATATTAACAAAAACCCGTATATTTTAATTGAAAAATGCGATGGAATTGGCTGGTCAAAAGCGGATAATTTGGCGTTAAAAATGGGTGTAGCAGAAGATTCGGAATTCAGAATTAAAGCTTATATAAACTACTTTTTAACGAAAATAGCCGAAACAGAGGGGCACACTTGGGTTACATTACAGAATTTACTTTCAAGTATTCTTGGTCTTTCTAAAGTTATCACTAAAGATAGAGCAAAAACAATACTTCGTGAATTAGTGGACAAAGAAAAATTGCACTACGAAGAACAAACAAAAAGAATCGGTTTGAATAAGTATTATAGGCTTGAAAAACGAATTTGCGATGAACTTGTTCGTCTTCGAGATGCTGAAGTTTTTCCTGTAAAGCATATTGACGAAACGATTGCGGATTGTGAAAAAACGGTTGGTTTTGAGTATACGCAAGAACAAAAAGATGCGATTTATAAAATATTTAAAAACAACGTATTTCTTTTGACTGCAAACGCTGGTTGTGTAGATAAAGATACTGAGTTTTTCAACGGTGAAAAATGGAAAAAGATTTCAGAATATAAGAGCGGAGAGAGTGTTTTACAATATAACGAAGACGGCAGCGCGAGTTTGACAAAACCGCTGATGTATTTTAAAAAACCTTGCGACAAATTATATCATTTTGAAACAAAATACGGTATCAATCAAACGGTTTGCGAAGAACACGATGTGTTATATTGGAAGAACGAAAAAACACACGATTCTTGTAAAATCAGAGAAATAAAAGAAAAGCAAGAGCTATGTCGTTCTGGTTTTTCTGGAAAAATTAAAGCTGGTTTTAGTTATAGCGGAAATGGAATAAATTTAACAGATGAGGAAATTCGCGTTATGTGCGCAGTTATCTGCGACGGTTCTTTTGATTCTTCTGTTGAGTTTAAAACAAATTCACACTCTTATAAGTATTGCAGATTTCATATTAAAAAAGACAGAAAAAAAGAACGTATAAGAAAACTGTTTTTAGATGCCAAGATAGATTTTAAAGAGCATAATTCTGCTGTCAAAGGATATACCGATTTTTATATCAAAGCACCAATGAGAACTAAAGTATTTGATGAGTTCTGGTATCATTGCACAAATAAACAGTTACAGATTATATGTGATGAAATTCTTTATTGGGACGGCAGTATTACGAAAACCAAAAATAATAAAGAGAAAAAGAAGTTTTCAACTACTGTAAAAGAAAATGCTGATTTTGTTCAGTTCGCATTTACGTCCTGTGGGTACCGTGCGACGATAAAAATTGATGATAGAAAAGGAAAGAAATATTTCATTTCTGGAAAACAATATATTAGAAAAAGTGTTTGTTATGAAGTGTTTATTTCAAACAATGTGTTTGTTGGTTTTGGAAATGATAACAGAGTTTGTCATAAAAAGACAAAAATCGAAGAGGTGAAATCAGAAGACGGTTATAAATACTGTTTTATGGTAGAATCAACAATGCTTGTTTTGCGTAGGAACAATTGCATTTTTATTACGCATAACTGCGGAAAAACAACAATTATGTATCCAGTTGCTCGCATACTTCGAAGAAACGGATATAGCTTTGCTTCTTGTGCATTATCTGGAAAAGCGAGTTTAAACCTTTCAGAAACCATTGGAGAGGAAGGAAAAACAATTCATCGCCTTTTGGAGTTCAACGGGTTTACGACACAATTTGACAGAGATGTGAATAATCCGCTGGAACAAAATGTTGTTATTTTGGACGAAGTAAGTATGGTTGGCGGAGATTTGTTTTTGCATTTATTGAGAGCTATGAAAACTGGAACAAAACTTATAATGATAGGCGATCCAGGGCAGCTCGAATCGATTGGTTTGTGTAATTTAATCAGCGATATTAAAGGTTCTGGAAAAATTTCGCAAGCATATTTGACAAAGATTTTCAGACAGGCACAAAAATCTGGCATTATTACAGATTCTTTAAAAGTATATCATCAAGAACAGATATTGCCGAGCAACGGTTTTATAGGTAGTGAAATTCACGGAGAATTGAAAGATTTTGAGATAATTTCAAAAAACACTACGCAAGATTGTTTGAATGAGATTATCAAAAAGTTTAAAAAGCTTTATTACGAAGATAAAATTTCAATTGATGACATCATTATTGCTGTCGCAAAAAGAGCGGTTGGCCCGCTTTCTGCAAGGTGTGTAAATCAGATTATTCAAAACTTGTTGGAACTTCCGAAAAATAAAACACTTACACACAAATATAGTGATCAAGTTCTTTATGAAATAACGTTTCATGTAGGCGATAAGGTTCTTGTTACAAAGAATAATTATAAAGCAGAAACAATCGAAGGTATAAATTATCCGATATTCAATGGCAATATTGGCACTGTATATGATATTTGCGGAGATACGTTATTGCTAAAAATAGACGATAAAATTATGCTTTATGGTCCAGGGGAAATAGGTGATTTACAGCTCGGATATGCAGTTACCACGCACAAACTCCAAGGCACTGGCTATCCTTATGTGATTGCGGTTTGCGACCAAGGCTCTTTCAATCTTTTGAGCAAGGAACATCTTTACACTGAAATAACGCGTGCTAAAAAGTATTGTGCACTTATAGGAACTCCAAAAGCGATTACAACCGCAATTAAGACAACTCGTGTTGTAAAAAAGCAAACTTATCTTGGAGAAATGCTTGCAGCCACTTAAAATTAGTTGACATTGCAGTATTTTTGTGATATAATAGTTATAGAAATTTGCATAAAGGAGATAAATATATGCAAAAAGTTGATGAAAGATATTTAATTGTTGAAACTGAAAACGATGAGGCGATAGAGATTTTTGAAAACACTATCAATACAAAGTTTGTAAAAAGAGAGGCAACCGATGATAAATGGTTGTCGGATTATCTTAAAATGTATAATCTTACCCCAGATCATTTCTGTGGATATTTTGTAGAAGGTGTTGAAAAACCTTATATGATTATGGATAAGACGGTAGATAATTTGTTTGTCAACGAAGAATTGGCTAATAAATATTTAACGTTGAATTATATTGATAATAAAGAAGAGGTAAAGAATGGTTAAAAATAATAATAAGAAAATTGAAGATCTTGATTTCCTTGATGGAATCCTCCGTGCGGTTGCACTTCCAGAAGATAGCACTCTTCCCGATCCAGGAAGGTTGATGTATTATTATGGATTGAAAAATCGTACTTTGTATCTGGAAAATGAAATCGACAGAGAATATTTAATTGATTTTTCAAAAATGATTATTGCTTTCAACAGAGAAGATGACGAAAAGGGAATCCCTGTTGAGAAAAGAAAGCCAATTAAAATTCTTGTCTTTTCTTACGGTGGCGAAATTGATGCAACGCAGCATTTGCTAGATATGATTGCTATTTCAAAAACACCAGTATATACGATTAACTTCGGCGTGGCAATGAGCGGCGGTCTTTATGTTTTGCTTGCTGGGCACAAGAGATTTGCCCTGAAAAATTCACAGGCTTTAATTCACGAGGGAAGCGGCGCAATGGAAGGAACTGCAGAGCAGGTTCGCACTCATCAGGCGCAGTATACAAAGCAGCTTAAACTTTTGTCCGATTTTGTTATTGAGAGAACAAATATTTCTAAAGAACTTTATGGTCGGAAGAAAAAGACGGAGTGGTTTATCAATGGTTCGGAACAGGTTGAATATGGTATCGTAGATAAACTTATTGATGATATTTCGGAGCTTTATTGATGGAAAAAGATTTGTATGATATTGCTATTGTTGGCGGCGGTCCAGCAGGAATGACCGCTGCCATATATGCAGCGAGAGCCGATAAAAAAGTTGTTTTATTTGAAAAGAACATTATCGGTGGTCAAATGGTAAATTCGCCGTTAGTAGAAAATTACCCTGGATTTGAAAAGATTTCTGGAGAAGAGCTTGGTTTTAAAATGCAGGAACAAGTCGAAGATCTTGGTGTAGAAATTATTTTCGGAGAAGTCGTAAAGATAGTAGATAATTCTTCGCAGTATATTGTTCGTGCCGAAGTAGACGATGAAGATTGTGATTATCTTGCTAAAACTGTTATTCTCGCAAACGGTGTAGAGCATAAAAGGCTCGGTGTCGCAGGAGAACATTTGGCGAATTATTGTGCTATTTGCGATGGACCTTTTTATAAGGGAAAGGACGTTTGCGTTATTGGAGATGGTAATACAGCCGCTCAATACGCGCTTCTTCTCGCAAATTATTGTAAGAGCGTTACAATGATTACTCTATTTGACAAATTCTTTTGTGAAAAAGTTTTGCAAGATATAATTTTAAACAATGCTTATATAAAATGGGTAAAAAATTCCTCTACAAAGGGATTTTTGACAGAAATAAATAACGGAAAAGGTAAAATCACAGCTGTTGTTACCGACAAGGAAGTAATTCCAACAGACGGTGTTTTTGTTGCAATCGGGCAAGTTCCGAACGAAACACTTACCGATTTAGCAGAAAAAGACGCAAAAGGATATATTATTGTTAATGAAGCGAAAGAGACTTCGCAAAAAGGTATTTTTGCTTGCGGCGATATAACGGCGAAAAAAATTCGTCAAATTGCGACAGCAATAAATGACGGTGCAATTGCGGCAACCTCAGCTATTGAATATTTAAATAATTTAAATTAAGGATTTATATATGGCAGCTAAAAAAAGTTCTACAGAAACAACAGTTAAGAAAATTAATGTACCAGAAAATATTAGAGATTATATCTTTTTCAAACGACTTCCGTTTAAGCTTGATGAAGAGCAATGGAAATTTGTCGAGGCAGTTTGGAACAAAGACAACATTGGTGTATTTTGTAATGCTTGCGCTGGCTCATCTAAAACAACACTTGCTACTGCAATGGCGTTACTTATGACAGCAGAGTTTAAAATGTATGAAAGTATTCATTATATTGTTTCCCCTTGCCAAGAATCAACATTAGGTTTTTTACCTGGGAATGTAGATGACAAAATTTCTTACTATATTGATCCGCTTATTGATGCAATTTTGACTTGCGGTTACGATCCAGATAAACTCATTGTTAAAGAAGATAATATGGAAAATGTTAAAAATGGAACTGCTATTATTAATGCAATTCCGTCAACGTTTCTTCGTGGTCGTAATTTCCAAAATTCATTTGTTATTATCGATGAAATTCAAAATGCGACAACGCACGAAATCAAAAAGATTTTGAGTCGTTGTCACGACAATTGCAAGATTCTTTGTCTTGGTCATACGGGGCAAATTGATTTAAAATTCCCACAAGATTCTGGTTTTTCTCGTTATTTGGATTCGGCTCGTAAACAAGACTTTATTGAAATTGTTGAACTTACCAAAGATTATCGTGGTAAATTTTCACAATGGGCGGACAGCATTTAAAAATTTTTTAAAAACCATTTAAATCTCCTTGACTTTATTTTGTGTTTGTGATATAATATTATTACAAAATAAATTTAAGGAGATTAAAAATGGAAGTTCAAATCACAAACCACGCACATCAGAGATTTAAGGAAAGAGGATATTCCAAAAGTCAGCATAAAATTCAGAACGCTTTTGATAAAGCTTGGAGTTGTGGAAAGACGATTGAAGATTTTAAAGACCATAACCAGAAAAAGTATTTGAAAAACGTTCGAGACGCACATTCTTCCGAGGGAGTGAGATTTATTCGGGTTATGGGAAACAGAATTTATCTTTTCGTAGACGATTGTGTCGGAATTACTGTAATCGGAATTGACTCAAAATATTTCGGTAAAAGAGCAAAATGGAGAGAGGCGAAAGAAGATGAAGAAGAAGATCGTGTATCAGCAGGATATTTTTGGGGAAGAACACCCGTATACTGTTGATGAGAATGGCATTATGCGTGCAAAAGACGAAAATGAAACACCAATTTTATTTGCAGACAAAATCAAAGCATACGCCGTTGTAACGTGTTCTAAGTGCTATAATAGCTGTCGTATTGCGTGGACAGATATTGCCAAGGCTAATGTACGTGTATTTAAAGTCTGTTGTCCTTGGTGTGAATATGAGAACACAGTGGATTTAAAATATTTCAACGATAAAGCAAAATCTATTTTCGAAAAAGTTTAAAAAACTGTTTAAAATTAGTTGACTTTATTTTAAAAATATGATATAATATAAGTACAAAATTGAGTTAGGTGCTAATAAGTTTCATTTTATTGATACGAACAGCCTAAATCAATGATGGAAAGATCTTTAGAAATAAGGACTGCGAATTATTTGTTTTATATGAATAATTCAACTCATCTCAATGTAGAATTTGGCAATTGTTGCAACGATTTGTCAAAAAAGACTCAAGTGAAAGCAGAAATCCCTCAAAATCAAACCTACGAGGAATATGATCACCTTGGGCGCGAAATCCTGTATAAATGTAGCAAGGGCAGGTAAAAAAGAGTCGAAGAGATGAGAAACTCTATAATTGCACAGCGGGTTATAGATAAGGCTGCCGTAGCAGGTAATGGAAATTAATTCAGATACGTAATGGTCTGACAGATCACTGAGAATCAGAAAATCTCAAAGCTGTATAAATATTGCTTCTTAGCTCAGTTGGTAGAGCGCGTGACTGTTAATCACGATGTCCAGAGTTCGAATCTCTGAGGAGCAGCCAGAACCCTACGGTAGGTATACATACGCGTAGTCCGAAGCTATTGGCGGATAGAGAATTTATACACGATCGGTATAACGTGTGAGGTCACGCTCGACATAAGAACCTCTTGCATATAGCGATTTAGTCTAATAGTAGGATACAAGAATTTGACTCTTGGGGCGTAGGAGCATAACCTGCAATCGCTGCCATTATGCAGAGTATACTTTCATACCTCTGGGAAGAAAGAAGAGAAAGCGGAGTTTGTAAAATCATTACATCGGCATAATTACTCTGGTTAAACTTAAGATTATGCGTTTTGGGGGTATGGCTCAGTTGGTAGAGCACCTGCCCTGCAAGCAGGATGTCATCGGTTCGAATCCGATTACCTCCACCACAGGCCGAACATTGCCTTGGGCGTATCCAAAAATTGTTTCCGCGTTAGTTGCGATAGTACAAGGTGCGATATCTATCAAAGATACGCTGGTAGAATATCGGAAGTCCGACGGACACCTGAAGTTCGAGGTGGCACCAGTTAATTGTCATTATAGGAGGTCGTTTTGCAAGACGATTTTCCAATTAACATGGAATATAATATGTATTATATAGTGTTTAAGCTTTATAAGGAATGAGGCTTTCGGTGAAGTCGTTGAAATCGACATACCTATATTTTGAAGTATTATATTCTGAACCGTAAAAATAATAAAATGGAGATGTCATCGCGGTTTTCTCCGTGTTTGGGAATCAATCAAACCTTTTTTGAAAGATGTAATTATGGACGAAAGTATTAAAGGTGTGTATATTGTTGGTTATTCCCACGGAGCTGCAATCGCTACGCTTGCACATGAATATGTTTGGTTTAATCGTCCAGATCTTCGTAATAATATGAAGGGGTTTGGGTTTGGTTGTCCAAGATGTTATTGGGGGTTCAGAGTTAAAAAATCTTTGAAAGAACGTTGGGAAAATTTTTATCCAATCAGAAACATTAATGATTTGGTTACGCACGTTCCTCCTGCGCTTTTCGGCTTTAGACATGTCCATAAAGTTGTCGAACTTGAGAATCCAGATTTACAAAAAGAATATAAAAAAGTCCAGTCAATTGATGCTCATTATCCTGTGAATTATCAATATAATTTGGAAAAAGAAAGTGAATATCCAGAATTTTATGTAAGGGAGGAGTGAATTATGATTAAAAAAGAAGATATTATTACAAAATTAGACGAAGCAAAAAAATCATACGCAGATGCGTGTGAGCGCGGCAATGGATTAGTTGCAGAATATTATGAAGGTGTAATTGATACTCTTTCTGATATTATTAATTCGTTGGATACAAAAGATGAATAGATTGCCGTTGTGAATAACGTTTATGTCGAAATTGTGAAAAACATTGCTGGAAAACAGTTCGATTCAAACGCAAAATTGTTCGTATTGGATGTAATTTCTGAATCTTGCGATAAAATTAGAAAAAGTTTTGAAAAATAATATAAAATCAGTTGACTTTTAAAACCTTCTGTGGTATAATCTAAATACAAAATTTAGAGAGGTATAACAGATGGTTTATTTAATTACGATTATTGCTTTGGCACTTGCACTTCTTACGGTGTTTATTTTCGGAGATAAACTTGGGTTTCCGCAGGTAAAGATGATTAGCACAAAGTATCGTGTTGTTATTTGTGCAATCATTGTTTTTGCTGCGATTATTGATTTTGGTTTTGTTAAAACCGTTATTTTAGGTTAATGATTATTCTGTTTAGATTTAAAGGAATTAAAAAAGTATATGAAAAATGAAGTTGTAAATTGCAAAGAAGAAATATTGAACAATTTGTTTGTAAAGTGTTCTTGTGGCGGCGAGATTATTGAATTCCAACACATCAAAGACTCAGACAATGAACAGGTTTGTAAAATTAAATACTACGGGCTTTTAAATAATCTAGAAGATGATTATGCTACTTCTTATGGAACAGAGTTTACTATGTCCGTTGAAAATATGGTGCGCTTTTGTCATTCTGTATATCAGATGTATTTATTCTTTGAAGAAGAAGAAAATATGGACAGTATAAAAACACTGGAATTTAATGACGAGTACGAAGGTTCTGAAAATATAATTCGTGTTTATTATTGCGAAAAAGATTCTTATATGTTTATTCAGTGTTACTATAAGGATGCCGCTGGTAATAAAGTTGATATGTGGGAAATCGGGGTACTCGATAGCGATAATATCGTTGACTTTATGGTAAGACTTTTAAAATTTGCAGAAGATATTTCGGAGAGTAAACAGAATGTATTGTTGGAAAATTAAGAAATGTGGCGAAAAAGAGTATGAAAAATTTATAACCAATATAAAATTCACTCTTAAATCGTTTAAAAAATATATTTACGATTTAAGAATGGATTTGTATGAAGGAAATTGTTGTATTTATCAGGATTTGAAATATAAGGAGGAAATCAAATGATTAGCAATCATGCTTTTTGTGAAATTGTAAAGGCAGTTAGAGCGCAGGATAAATATATCGGTAAGATTGAAAATGCGCTCGGCATAATTCTCGAAGATGCCCGGAAGCCGATAACGTCCGTTATCAATGTTCTTGAATACGAAATGGATTGTGGCGTTTGGGAAGATGAAGTTTTTGATAAAATCTTCGACACAGACGAAAACCCGTCTGACATTTATTTTTATATATTGAATAACAACAAACAGGAGAAAGAAGAAAATGCCGAAGAAGAGTGAGTGTTTGTTGACAAAAGAAGAATTTTGCAAATACATTAACTTTATCAAAGATCGCATTGAGGCAGAAGATAAGATCAATGATTTATTCACCGAAGAGTTTACAGATAGCATTTTTATGCCTTATGGAAAATGTATTGATAAAATTGTCAGTTTATTGTCAAAAATAATGCGTTGTGAAGACATAGACGCGTATGGAACGAACGATATTGACTATTTTATCTACGAGCTTGACTTCGGAAAGAAATGGCCAGAATACAGCGTTTACGATGAACATGGTGCACCGATTCCAATGAGGACACCAGAAGAACTTTATGATTATTTGATTAAAGAAAACTTTGAGGATTAAAATGAAATTACAACTGTTGGATTTTATAAAACAGAATAAAGAGAATTGGAAAGAAGTTTTACAACAACCACCGTATTCTCTTATCGTAAAAGAGGATGATGATTACATTCTGTTAAAGTATAATCAGCTGGAATCTGATTTGTCAAATTCAATTGTTCAGGAATGTCGTGGAATAATTTTGCGCAAATCAGATTTAAAGGTTGTTTGCTTTCCTTTTACAAAGTTTTTCAACTACCACGAGCCGAACGCTGCTGATATAAATTGGGACGGTGCGCGCGTTCTTGATAAAATTGACGGGAGCCTGACGAAGCTTTGGTTCGATAAGGGAGATTGGCATTGGTCAACAAACGGAAATATCGATGCTGATAAAACAGAGTTTGCAATAAACGACTTATCACAGATGTATTGTCCTTACAAAACTTTTGGAGAATTAATTCGTGCAGCTGTAAATTATAAAGATTTAGATTTTAATAATCTAAATAAAAATTTTACGTATATGTTTGAGTTAGTATCTCCGTATACGAAAATCGTAATTCCGTATTCAGAAACAAAACTTTATCATTTGGCTACTCGCGATAATATTACGTTCGAAGAACTCGAAACGGACATCGGGGTTGAGAAACCGAAATCTTATGATATTTCGACCATTGATGATTGTGTGGTGGCGGCAGAAAAACTTTCCTCTGATTACGAGGGCTTTGTTGTTGTAGATAAGAATTATAATCGTATTAAAATCAAAAACCCAAAATATCTGATAACGCATTTAATATCGTAGATCAAATTCTTAAAAAATATTATTTTGAGATGACTAAGGAATATTCTGAGTTTAAAGAACAATCTTTGTTTTTATCACGGAGAGAAATTGCAGAAAAGATAAATAGCAATGCCAAATGGAAAGATTATCTCTTTGGGGCAATATATAAAAACGAAACAGACGAAGAAAAGTATTTGTTCGAAATGAAGGGCGATAGGCTTTTAAACCTTGTTCGCGAAGACTATAAAAAAATGATGGAGAAAAAAGATGCGGATACCTATTTTATACATAATGTGTGGACTGCCAGCGTCGGGGAAGACAACCAAGGCTAAAGAAATCGTTGCTGAAGAGGGTGCGGAATACGTATCATCTGATGAAATCAGAAAAGAATTATATGGCGATGAAAGTTGTCGGTCTAATAATCAAAAAGTGTTTGAACATTATTACCAAAGAATGAATCAATATCTTTCCGAAGGAAAAGATGTCGTTATTGATTCAACAAATGTCACTTTGAAATCGAGAAAAAGAATTCTTTCGGAGTGCAAAGTAAATTGTGAAAAATTTCTTTATGTAATGGCAACACCTATTGAAATTTGTTATGAAAATGATTTAAAAAGAGAAAGACACGTCGGAAAGGAAGTTATTGATAAATTTTTGAAGAATTTTCAGTGTCCGCAAGATTTTGAGGGTTTCAGCGGAATAACAATAATTAATTTATATAGTAATGTATCAAAAATTTCAATTGAACAAATTCTTAAAAACATGAAAGTTTTTGATCAAAAAAACCCACATCATAAATTTACTTTGGGAAACCATTGTTTAATTGCTAAAAAGCTTTTTGAAAAATCGCTAAATGATGCAGATTTCCCTCTTGTTAAAGATAGTTGTTATTATGCCGCTTTAATCCATGATGTTGGAAAAATGTTTTCACAGTCTTTCGATAAAAACGGGGTGGCTCATTATTATAATCATGCAAACATAGGAGCGTATTATATAATATCTCATTTCAGTGATTTTTTCAACTATGATAGAAATATAAATCCGCTTCTTGTAATATTTTTAGTAAATTACCACATGCTTGCACACGAAATTCATACCGAGAAAGCTATAAATAAATATAAAAATCTTTTTGGTGAAGATTTGTTTAATTTATTAATGAAGTTCCAAAAGTGTGATAGTTTGGCTTCTGGAACAGCTGGAGAAATTGATTTATGAAAGATAAAGTAAGAGAAGTTTGTATATATAGAAAAGAAGATAACGGAGAAATTAGACCTCGTATTTACAGAAGATGTGATAGAGATTGGAAATATGAAGATAAAGCAGATTTTCTTGCAGCTATAATGTGGGCATTTGTTTTGGCGTTTCTGTTTACGTTGCCACTGATGCAAATAACAGCCATTTTTCTGTTGTTTGCAAGTTTTCCTTGTTTAATGCTTACCGTTCTTTTTGGCTATTTAAAAGAAAGTGTGTTAAACAGATGTTGGAACGAATTATATTTAAAATCAAAAACAGCGGAACAACAAAAACTCAAAGAGGATTTTATTGCTCAACGTGAAAATTGGATTACAACTTGCGAAGGTTTGAAGAACACTCCGATTGGTAAACTAACCACATCACAGAAAGAAAGAATGGAAAAGTTGGAATACGATATTAAATATTTAGATTTTCTTTAAAAATTTTAAAGTCAAGTGCGTAAAATCGCTTGACTTTTTTTTATTCGTTTGATATAATATACGTACAAAGATAGCGAGGTAAGAAATTATGGATATGCCCTTTTGGAAAAAATTATCTGATTTATTTGATGAAAAAGTAAAAAATAAAAAATTTACAATCGATAGAACAGAAAAAGATGTTTGGGGCAGCGAAGTTGTAATCGTTGATGGTGAAAATATACAAAAATATAAACTGGAAACTTGGGCTATTTCCGTACCATTTAAACCAACAGATTCTGCAAACGATATTGTTTGTCGTGCGATAAAACAATTAATTCCAGCTGAAGAATTGCATTTGCCAAATAAGTCCGTGTTTATCAATAAGGATTATAAATATATTGAGGGATATAAAATTCACCAGTTATGCGAGTGGAAATTGCTTGAGGGCGAGGGAAATTATTATGTTGGTAGAGTGTTTGATGAGAAAGAAATCAAAAAAGGATATACGAATTATTTGATATTTGTCAAATATGCCAAAATATTGGAGGATAAGGATGGTTGAGTTAATTATCGGAATCATATTCCTGTTGATAGGATTTTTAGGATTATTTGTAAGGTTTGATTGGGTATATAAGAAAATATATCAGTACGAAGGAATTTTTCTTTTGATAGTATTTATGATTCTTATCATTGGACTTCTATTTTTGATAGATGGAGTCGGAATTATTTTGGCGAGGTAAACGGATTATGTTAGGATTAGGGTGTAAATGTGAGCATTTAACAAAAGAACAGGTTTTGTACAATCTTCTTTATATTATTAGAAATAACGAAGGCGAGAAGTTGGAAGATCTTGTTTGCGATTTTGTAAAAAACTATTTTAAAAACGAGGATGAAAAATAAATGAAACCTTTTATTATTTTTAAAGAATTGAAAGACAACAAAGTTGAATTGACAAAAGAAGAATTAGAAGAATTGATTACGCAAGCTTATAATCAAGGTTTTACTGACGGGAAGAAAGACAATAATTGGGTTTATCCTTTAACTCCAACTTGGAATAATCCACATATTAAAAATCCAAATGACGTTATTACAACTCCCTTTGTCTATCAAACGCCAGTAACGTGCAGTACAAGCGATGATAGTAATTGTAAAAATATTAAAGCAGAGTAAGCTCCAATACTTGGGTGTCTTTAAAGAGGTATACAAAATGACAGAAAAGACTAAAAAGAAAATCAGAATTAAATTCCGCAAGGAATTTGCTGCTGGAAAACAAAATCGCCATATTGATCCAGAAGGGAATATCGTTGATGACGAGTTGCGTTATTATTGGGAACAAAGACCGATTTATAATATTACGGGGTGTTTGGTTGGATCCGCCAAAGGATATTTAAAAAGAATTACCGAAAAAGACAATAACGAAAATTTCGATGATTTTGATGAAATTATTTACGATGATAATGGTTTAGTAGATATGCTTATCCCGTGTCAAAGATCTTATAATGCTTTAAAAGGTAGATATGCAGAATATATAAATAGACTTTCTACTGGAGTAATTGTTGTTGAAGATGGCTCGGCAGATATCGATGAACTTGCAGAAGATGGATTTACTTCCGGGAAGGTAATTGTTTATAGACAAGGTTCGGTGCCACCAACGATTTCATACACAGATCCAAAAGTATTAGAAACTATCAATGAACAGTGTGATGCAGTTTATAATGAGATGCTTGAAATTGTAAGATTGTTTATTTTACGTTACTGTGGCAATGATATTATGCCGAATTTGGCAAATTGGAAAAGATGAAATTATTTATACTATTTGTAATGATTTTCGCCCATATTGTAGACGATTATTATCTGCAAGGAATATTGGCAAGCCTAAAACAGAAAACTTGGTGGGAGAATCAGAAGAGTTATAAACAAATGTATAAATATGACTATATCGTTGCACTAATTATGCACGCGTTTAGTTGGTCGTTTATGATTTCCTTGCCGATTTTATACCTTGGTTTTACAAAGTGGATTGCTGTTGCAATAATTTTAAACACAATTATTCACGGAATAGTCGATGATTTAAAGGCGAATAAACACAAAATCAATTTAATTATGGACCAATCGATTCATATTGTTCAGATTTTTATTACCTGGGTTTTGCTGGTTGCAATAAAATAAATGATTTATAAGGAGAAAAAATGAAATTAAAGATTAATTTAGAGCAAGAAATGACCGATGAGGAACTCGATGTTCTTTATGAGGAATTTGATATTGACGGAGAAAACAAGGCGGCGCAATTGTGTTTTTTGCTGAAGTCAGTGTTGGTGGCGCAATTAAACAGAGATAATAGTTTAAGTTATATGAACAGTAAACCAAAAATAAATATTGCATTAGAATAATTTTTTTAAAGAAAGTTGACTAAACCACGTAAAATTAGTTGACTTTCTTTCTTTTTTATTATATAATGTTATTGTAAATTCAAATAAGGAGAAATAAATATGAAAACAGAAACTGAAACGAAAACAGTTTATGTATCTGACGATGGAAAGAGAAAATCGTATTCGCAATCGGAAATCGAAACGTATGAAAATATGCAGTTACAGGTAATCTTTGAAAGAAGAACACAGTTGGGGAAAATATCTCCTTTTACAACATTATATGATTTCGACAAAGGTGATTTAAATACATTTAGAAAATTCTATAACGGTGTAGATACCGAAGGAGTGACGGAATTTGAAAATGGTGGGTATTACGTTTATATTCAAGATTCTGACTATGACCAGGTTGGCGAAAATGAGAGCCTTTATGATTTAAGGAATTATGAGGTTAAGGTAAATCAAAAAATTCGTTGGTATCAGAATATTTTAGACGATATCGAAAAGTTAGTTAAAGAAAGAGAAGAGAAAAATTTCAAAAAGGAGGAACAATAATGAGAACTGTTAGCAAAGACATTATGATGATTTGCAAAGGCTGGTATACTAATCGTGAAGAAATTAGTAAACGACAGGCGGTTGAAAACTATATCAAAGAGTATCTTGAATGTGAACCTTATAGTGATTGTGTTGTAGATATTCTTTATAAGGCTGTTGAAAAATTTCGCGAACCAAACACAATCGCAAAATATTTAGTCGAACAAAGCCAAACAAGCAATGGAAAACTCCCTGCAATCGATTTTATGATTGAAAGCCTGATACATTCACTTGCTTTTAAAGTAACTTTAAAAATGGATTTGTCTGATTATAAAGCAATTCAAGATTATGTTCTGGGGAAAGACGGTGGTGTGATTATTGACTTTGAAAATATGTCTGTAGTTACACCAGACGATAGACCTTGGTGGATTAGATTTAAAAATGATGAAGTGGAGGATGACTTATGGAATTAAATAGATATTTTGATTACGATTTTGATGAAGATACTGAATCTCAAGCAGACGAAATTGTGCACGAAGCAAAAGATAAGCTCGTAGATTTGATTTATGAAAATGTGAAATCAGAAATTGAAGAAGATAGAAAAAATTATGAAAGATCCAAAGAAAAAGCTGACGAGTTACAGAAAGAATGTTACGAGAACAGAGAAAAAATTAATGTTCTTGAAATTGAATTAAAGAAAATAAAAGAAGAGCTTGAAAGAACAGATAAAATAATTCCCAAAACACCTTTTGCTCTCGGAGATGAGGTTTGGGTTACTTATAGAAAATATAACGATAAGGGCGAGGTAAAATGCCCTATGTGTAATGGCGAGGGATATATCACAGTGTTAACCGATGTTTATGGAACGCTTAAATGTGTTTGTCCACATTGTAATAATGAATGGGGGAAAACAAAGGCTGAAATATATCAAATCAATTAGCATTTTTATAGATAAAGCAAAAGAAACTAGATTTGAGTATGGTACTGTAGAAGATAAGAAGAATCTTGATGTTAAAGACTATAATTATGTGAATTATGTGAAGCACATCTATGCCACAAAAGAAGAGGCATTGGCTAAAGCAAAAGAGTTGGAAAGCGAAGGCAAAAAGCAAGCCGAAGAAAAGATTTTGGGAGAAAAGAAATGAAAAAAGTTTTGTTAATTGTAATAGGATTTCTAAGCGGAGCATTTCTTTGTGGTTGTGCGAGTTTGGCAAGAACACAGAAAAGTTTGAGTTCCGATATGAATGGCGGTCTTGATAGAATTTTGAACGTATATACCATCGACGGAAAGTTAATTGCTACCTATGAAGGAAAGATTGATATTGACGATAATTCTAATGGAAGTGTAATGTTCGATCTCAATGGGAAAAGATATGTATATTATAATGCCATTATTGAAGTAATTGAAAAATAATTTAAAAAATTTTCAAATAGAAGTTGAATTTAAATAATAAACAAAAGGAGAATCAATGAAATATTCGATTGTAAATGAAATCAATGAACTACTTGAACAAAACGAAAGTAATGCGATTGAAACATTAAATAAAATTAAGGCTCTCGTCGCAAGTGAACGTAAGCCTGACTTCGCCGAAATCGAAGATGGTGAACATTTTACATACAAGGGTATCGAATTTATCAGGCTTGGTGAAGAGCAAGGCGGCATTCTTTGTATTACTGCGAAAATTTGGAAAACACTCCCGTTCGATAAAGACGGCTGTAACAATTTTGAAAAAGCATCCATCTGCAAAGTGTTGAACAACGAATTTCGTCCTTTGCTCGATGATAATGATTTACTCACTTATCAAATGGATTTAACCGCAGATAACGGCGATAGTGCGTATGGTTCGCTGTGTGTATACGCGGGACTTCTTTCAGCTGATTTATATCGCAAGTATCGTGATTGTATTCCATCTTACAATGATTGGATATGGTTCTGTACTCCATGGTATTGCTCTAATGATGTTGGTTATATTCGTGGTGGTGTATATAAATACAGTGAATTAGGTTCTAGTATGGTAACGAGCTCGTACGGTGTTGTACCTACAGTTATATTCAAAGTAAATGTGTAATTATTTTTAATTTCTAATGATTCTGTGTTCTGAAAATGAGTAGACTAATCATAGATTTAAAAAAATAGGTTCAAAGAGGTGAATTATGACAAATAGAGATTTGCTTATGTATAATGGATATGAGGATATAACAGTTTTTGAAAATCCATCTTTCGATGGTGCTTTAGTTGGAGTGTCTTCAGATGATAGGGCTATTTATAGTTATGATAAAATGGTAGAGAGCGCTATGCAGCAGGAAGGTTGGACTGAGGAAGAGGCCAGAGACTGGATTGATTATAATACGATTCGAAGTCTTTCCTATATAGAAAACGGCCCTATTATCCTATATTCTTTAATAAAGGACTAAGACGAAATATACTGTATTTGTGAGCATTCAAACGAAAGTGGAAGTTGAAGCTTTAAATGAAGAAGATGCTAAAAAGAAAGTTTATGACAACTTAGTAGCAACAAAACAAATAAAGCCAGCAGATTATGTAAAAATAGAAGCAGCAACAGAGATAAGTGAGTAAGGAGAATAGTATATGTTAGTAAAAGATTGGTTGAGCGTAGTTAGTAGTGCGCAAAATATTCAAGTTGTAGATGGTAATACTACGGTGTATGGAACAAAGGAAAGTATACTAGAAGAAAATTATGGGGATTTTGACTTGAAGAGAGTCGAACAGGTAGATGATACAGATTTGTTGATTCTTTATGTTTCAACTAGTGGTGATAAGATAATTAATTCGGAAAAAGCTTCGTTCATAACTAAAAAGAAACAAGAAAAAGATAAAAAAGATACTACAGAAAAAGATTATCAAAGATTTTTAAAATATTTAAGTAAAAAAATTATTAAGGAGTGTAAAAAAGGAAATTTTGATTATTGTTTTGATGCTACTTGTGAAAGAAAGATTTTAGATAGATTAAAAACTGATTTAAATAATAATGGTTACAAAGTAAATATTCGTGGACCTTTTTATGGTTTAGATGTTTATTGGGAAATAAGAGTTAGTTGGGAAGAGTGAGGAAGGATAAAATGAGCGAAAATGAAATTGATTACAAACAAAAATACAATGATTTAATTGCGCACATAACCACAACGCCATTTATTACTACTCCGATGGGAGACCTGCCAGTTACGTCAACAACTGTCAGAAATCTTTTAGACAAGTTGATAAAAACAGAAGAAGAGAATCATGATTTAAGCGACCAGCTTTATAATCTAAATCTTTATATCGACAACTTTGAAGAAATTCAAAATAATAACACAAAACATCTTATAGATCTAATTAAAAAGGATATTCCAGAAGAATATCACAAACAGATTGACGAAACAACTAATATATTTCTTGGAGTTCAAAATGGAAAGATCTAAATCTATTTCGATGCGAATTGTAAATATGATCAAAGATTTGAGAAGAAAGATTTTTGAATATGAAGACGAAGAACCAGAGTATGTAAATAGAAGAGCTATTTCAATTTGTGAAAGATATATTGAAAAGTATCTTGCAAATGTTACCCCTTATGAATCGGAAAGAAAAGAATTACGAGAAAATATTGATTGGACTTGTGATAACTGCACAGAGAAATTAGAAAAACTTGGATGGGAAGTTTATGGAAATTTATAAGGAGATTGATCAATGAAAAAAATAAAAAAACAATATAGTGGCAAAGATATAAAATATTTCTGCAGATATAATAAAAATATTTTCAACAATATAAAAGAGTATTTTAGTTATAGAGAGCGAAAGAAGTACTTGTTAAAAAATGGGTATTCACCTAATGCCATTTGGAATACGGATTTTTGGTTTATAGATACAATGTCTGATATACTTCAAAAACATTACGAATGGAATAAAGAATTCTTAGATACAAAAGACGATAGAAACATAGAGCTTCAAAATGATATTGAATCAATGATAAAACATTTGAAAATTATGAAAGAATACGATGAATTAGAGCTTGATGATAAAGAAGAAAAGTCGAGAGAGGAATTTTTTAAATTATTTTCTAAAAATTTTCATGCATTATGGAATTAATGAGGATTAATAATGAAAAAAGTATTAAACAACACTAAAGAAACAAAAGAATATCTAAACTCACTTCCAAAAGTTTACATAGCAGCTTGTTGGGACGGTTGGGGAGTTGCTGGATTTCCGTTTAGTGGTAAATACGCAGATAAAAAGAAGACAATACCGCTTGTTTGGAAATACTGCGATTTTAACGGAACTGCTAGTGAATGGCACTTGATGAGTATTTATAACACTACAACAGGAATTATTTCAGGATGGTCTTTTAACTACCATATGTTAATAGACTATGCTAAATTAAAAAATATAGAACGCGGAGAAGAGTGGAGGAATAAAAACGGTAAAAGTATTTAAGAATGTAGAAAAATTTTATAAATATTTCAAAAAACTACTTAAAATCATTTGACAATTATTTCCGAATAGTGTATACTTGTTACAGTACAAAATGATTGAAGGAGAATTATAATACCAAAACCGTATGAGAAGTGTGTGTTGAATAAAGGATCAGAGGTCTAAAAATATGAGATGTATAAGATCTGGAACAATTTCTATACAGTATGTTAATTAAAAAAAAATCATTAATTATGTTTAGCGAAAAGAAAATAAATAAATATTTTGAGCTTGCGAAGAATGCTTCGAAGTTTTCTGATTTTCACAAACAGAAGATCGGCGCGATCATTGTAAATAAAAGTCACATTTTATCGGTCGGTTGGAACACGCAGAAGACTTCTACGCTGCAAAAAACGTACAATAAACGCGCATCTCAGCCTTGGTCGGATAATTACCCGAATTGCATGCACGCTGAAATAAACGCCATTCAGAGGCTTTCTAGACGGTCTGGAGAAGACTTTTCAAAATGTCATATTTTTATATATCGAGAGGGCGGCGGAACGAAAAGACTGGCGAAGCCATGCAAAGCTTGTGAGAAAGCAATAAGAGATTTGGGAATTACGAATGTTCATTACACAGGATTGAATTCTTTTGTTTATGAGAAATATTTAGATGGAGAATAATGATTGTTGTTTGGAAAGATGCGTGGGTTGAAGCAGTGTTCAGCCCTATTGATAGTAAGAATTTAAGTATTTGTGTTAAAAATTCTTATAAAATCAAATATTCCGATGATATTGAGAGTTTATTAAAAATAATTAGCAATAGTCCTATTTTCACAGAATTTAAAATTGCTGGTTACAAACGAACATTGTCGAGTATGCGGCGAGAGTGGGAAGCGCATAATCTTCTTTATAAATTCGGAATTTTTAAAACTAGAACAGGAAGCACAGATTTAGATAACAACGAAAGTTTTATACGAAAGGCTGGCTATGCTGTCTTGTCTTTTATTTATAGATTGTTTAACAGGAGAAAGAAAGTAAAAAATGATTGAAGTTGAATTGATTTCATATACACAAAATCCAGTAAATGTAATTGAGAGCGCAGCATCGACTTGCTACGATTCTACGCCGACAGACGGAAGAATTATGAATCACTGCTATAAATCTGGACATCATTCAGTTTTGGAATTTGCTGAATTTGCTTTTAAAATCAAAGGTGTGAGCAGAGCTTTAACGCACCAGCTGGTGCGTCATAGATTGGCAAGCTTCGCACAGAGGTCGCAACGCTATTGTTCTGAAGATGGTTTTCAATACGTTATTCCACCAAAGATTAAAAATGATCCGCAAGCGTTAGATTTATACGAAAATTTGATGAATTATATTTCTCGCACTTATAACGAATTGTTGGAAAGAAATATCGAACCAGAAGATGCGCGATTTGTTTTGCCGAACGCTTGTGAAACAGAAATTTGCGTAAAAATGGACTTGCGAGAACTTATTCATTTTTGTAACGAGAGACTTTGTGCGTGTGCGCAGTGGGAAATCCGTCAGCTTGCAAGTAAGATGAAAGAGAAAGTTATTGAGGTCGAACCAAAATTTGCACCTTATCTTGTTCCAAAATGTGAAAAACTTTCACCTTATAACTTCTGTACAGAGAGCAAAAAGAGAAGTTGCGGAAGACATCCTGTTATCGGAGATATTTTCAAAAAGGTGGAAAAATGATGACATTTATTTATGATACTGATTACGGCGAAATCACAAAAGAATTTTGCGATGATACGATATATTTTGCAATAGCAGATATTATTTTTGATGATAGAATTTATGATATTGTCAAAGATAAATTGACAGAGAAAGAAATGACGAAAATTGTAAAGAATCTATCTGTTGAATTACAAGAAGCGGATATTAGCGTTCAATATTATGCTAGTTGTTTAAAAGATTATTTTTCAGAAAAAGACAGCGAGGTTTAAAATGAGATTTTCATTTAGAGTTTATGATTTAAATTATGAACATATTTTTTCCTATCACGAAATGTTTCATAAAAAAGATGATAGAAATAAAGTAGCCTATAAAATATATAAAAACGTTGAAACGTTTTACGCAACTCATAAAGACGAATTTCCAGCAATTATCGAAGTGTGGAAATATAACGTTTCTTCGCATAATACACGCAAGTTGATGTGTGTTGCGAATTATGATGAAGAGCAAAAAGAGGGATTTTCAATTGCGTTCACAAATGAATTTATGAAAACGTTAAAAGCACACCCGCTCCCAAAGCCTGAGAGAAACCATTGCAAACGAGAGTGCGAAATTCAGTTCGAAGACTTGGTAGATATTATAAAAGATAGTATTTTAAAAAAAGACGGTGATGAAGATGCGGGATTGCTCTCCTAAAAGATGTTTGTTTCCGAGTTGTGGCAAAGGTATTTGTTGTTCGTTATGCGATGATAAAAAATGCAAAGAAAGATGCGCAGATGATGCGACCGTTTGCAAATATATAACAACAGACAACGGAACAATTATCAATCGAAAGAAACCAAAAATTGAGGTAAGGACACTTTCGTATTTAAAAGAAAATTCTTATACAAATTGCTTACTTGAAGAAACGCGTTGCCATCTAAAAGTTTGTTGTAAGTTTTGTGAGAATTTCAAATCTTGTGAAAACGCTTGTCAGGAAAACCCTGCGCAATGCAAATATATCACTATTAAACCGACACAAGTTATAAAGCAAGAACCAAAGAAGCGCGGAAGAAAAAAGAAGGAGAGCGTTGAAAATGCAGAACTTTGATATTGATTTTTTAGCGAGAGGTTTCCATCTTGATAAGAACGGAAGTGTTAAAATTAAAATTGATGATGAAACAGAAGTCAGTGGTTGGTGGGCATACGGAAATCTTGTTAAACTCGGAGCTAATTTTTATATTGTCAATGAAATAAACTCTTTTGTTGTAGAAGATTGGTCTGTTTGCAAATGTGTTGGAATTACAAATGGTGATCATCCAGTATTCACGCATGATATTATTTCTTATACAATTCCAGAAACACCTAATGGAGAAACCGAAATTGGTGAAATAGTATCAATCAACCAGTTTGTTCGTATTGACGGAAGGTATTGGACACACTTATACGATATCAATATTGGTGATTACAAACTTGCTTGTGAAGTTATCGGGAATGTTTTCGAAACACCGGAAAAACTTGAAACAAACGAATAATTGTTTTTGCAAAACCGTGCAAAATCACTTGACTATTGTGCGGTTTTGTGCTATAATATGCGTAAAATCGACCACTGGTATGGTCGTTTTGAAAAGGTGGTAGGTATGTCTAAGTATTTCATAACATCAGATGTCCATGGCTTCTTCAATGAGCTTATGGTTGCTTTAAATTCAAAAGGGTTTGATGTGAATAATTCAGATCATAAACTGATTATTCTTGGAGATCTTTTCGATAGAGGACCAGATAATAAAAAGGTTTATGAGTTTGTAAAATCACTCGGAGATAGATTTATATACGTTCGAGGAAATCACGAAGATTTGCTCGGAGAGTGCGTTAGAGAAATCGTTTCTGGCAGAGAAGTATCGGAACACCATTGGCATAATAGAACTGTGGACACTATCGCTGAATTTACGCAAATGAACACAAATATGTTTCGAGGATTTGTTCGTTGGGAAAGTGTAAATCAAACAACGTGGGAAGTTATGAAACCGATTCTTGATTGGATTGATGAAAAATCGGTTGATTGTTACGAACTTGATGACAATGTGTTTGTTCACGGCTGGATTCCGTCAAGTTTCAGAGAAAATTGGACGAAAGAAAATTGGAAGCGTGCTCGCTGGTATAACGGAATGAAAATGTGGAAAGATGGTTTTTGTTTAGAAGATAAAATCATTTGGTGTGGACATTGGTGTTGTAGTTACGGTTGGTCGAGAATAAGACAAAAATACAAAGAATTTCCACCGAAGAATAGAAAAGAATAGGAGAAATCTTTTCAACCGTTTGTTGACGATGGAATTATAGCGTTAGATTCTTGTGTATCATATAGTGGATTTTTGAATTGTGTTGTTTATGATGAAGAAGATGAAACTGTAATTTTGAAATAAGGAGATTATTTATGCAGGAAAACGAACAGTTTCGAAAAATAAAAGAAACAGAGGTTACGGAAGAATACGCCGAAGTGGACGGAGAACTCAGGCTGTTGAAACGGAAAAAGACGAAAAAAGACATTCCGCCCGATCTGAAAGCCGTGCAACTGCTGTTGGAATCGCACGAAGAAAGGGATATTTCTCTGCTTTCCGACGAGGAACTCGAAAAGGAAAAACAGAAGATTTTTAAAACTATTAATATGAAACAGTAATTTTATAAAAATTTAAAATATCCTTGTAAAATCAGTTTACAAGGATATTTTTTTGTGCTATAATAATAGTACAAATCAAAGAAGAGGTAAAATGTAATGAAATCTATAATTAAGTACATTTTAAATGTATTTGGGTTAATGTTTATTGTTATTGGTTTAACCTGCAATCTTTCAAACATCTGGGAATCAGTTTTCTGTGGTGTAGGTGCTCTTATGTATATTGTTGAGAGACAAATATCAGTAGAAGATGCAGAGAGACAAGAAAAACAGATTGAAAGATTGGAAGAGAAAGTTGAAGAGTTAGAGAATAGATCTCGCAAGAAATATGTTAAACCGAAATTAAGTGTTGAAGTTGTTCCGTCTAATTATGAGGAATATTTGAAAAATAAGGATAGATGGTAATGGATAAACGCTGTAAAGACTGTAAATACAAAGTATATGAAGAAAATGATGTAAACGAAGTGTGGGGATTTTGTTCTTGTATGGATAAAGAACTTCGTGACGTCATAAATAAATATCATAAAGAATTGAATAAATATTCTGCGAAATATGGTATTGCAAAAGATAGTAACAATATGCAAGATAATTTTTTCCCTAGTTGTCAAATGGTCCAATCTGCATATTATGAAATGTATGATTGTTACTGTAACCATTATACTGTTCCAATTAAATGGGTGCCGACTAAATGGGAAGATTCTGATAAGGAAGAATAGCTATGAATTGAAAAGGATAATTTTGGTGATTTTGACTATATCGTTATAAACGGAATTAAATTTAAGAGAGAAAAATAATGAGTATAAAAGAACAGAAATTAAATAATTTATTTGATGCAGTAGCTGTTTTGAGGGATTATGGGCTTAGCTTAAATAAAAATACAGAGGAGACTCTTGACGGCTTTATCTTCTCTTTATTTTCTATGATTGATGGTGAATCCGGCAGTAATGATTTTCACCATTTAATTATTAAGGATAAAGGCACTATTTTAAACAATGATAATTATTTACACGAATTATGGGTAGGTTATTGTGAAGAAGAAAATAAAAAATAATAAATCAACTTTAACAATATCTAACAAATGCATTAGTGATAATCATTTTAGTTTTAAAATAAAAGATTTGGACACTAGTAAAATATATTTGGTAAAGCCTAAGATAATATAAAATGAAGCGTAATCACGCTATTTGGGTAGAAGAAATTCCAGAAGGGACTAAATATAGAGTTATTACATCAGAAAGTGGTTGTGAAGATATTGAATATTTTGATGACATTGAATAGGAGATTGCAGACTAATGAATAGTTTATTTAAAGCCAAAATTTTAGCCTATAGTAAAGATATGTTTACTTCTGCAGTAGCAAACAATATAAAAAAATTTATGGACGAGTTTAATGTAGATACTGATATGATGTTAGTCCAATACAGGAATATTGATAGAGTAGATCTTGATGGATTTCTAGACTGTTTTAGAAGAACTGATGGTCGATATGTATTTGATGGTAATTTTTACTATAGAAATGAACTTGAAAAAATAGTAGGTCCTTATTGTAAAGAAATGTGTATTTCAGTAGTTCCGAAGATGTCTAAAAATAGTAGAGATTTGATTGATCCTAAAAATAATTATGGCTATCTTACAATTGTAAATGTGACTCCCACTATGAGTATTCGGAATGAGGTGAAATAATGAGTTTATTTTTACAGGTTATGATATGTATATGGATTATATTTACGGTTGCAGTTATTCTTGGTTATAGTGCATCAGTATCTAATAAAAATTTTACAGGTTTAATAACCATTATCAATACATCTGAAACACTTAATCTATTTGGAAAAGTATTTTTAAATTTATTATATGTATTTCTCTACCCGGTAATCGCCGTAGTAGAATGGCTGATTACAGCGATGACGTATCATAAAAAATAATATGATAGAACTTGTTATAACTTCCTAAAAATATTTTAAAAGATAGATTAAATTAGTTGATTTAATTTCAAAAATATATTAAAATAGTATTAATAAATCGGGGTAGGAACTATCCGAAGAGCCCGTTGATACTGTACGTGGTAGTGTATTTGAGCAGGAAGCTGTTTACTTTAGTAAAACGGTAGTTCACTTGATATTGAGAATCAATTAAGAGAACTTACTAAGTCCGTAAATAAACTTAAGGAAATTTTAGTGGAATAAGATGACTGATTTAGAATATGATTTACACCTGAGTGTTGAATGGCTGCCAACTCAATGGGGAGAGTCTGAAGCAGAGGTTGATTGTGAAGAAACTGCAAAGAATCTGACTAAACTTGGTTATCAGAAAATAGCCTGGCACGATGCAAAGAAAGAATTACCAGAACGTAATAAATATGTTTTAGGCTATTGCGCTTCAGATAACACTTATGCAGTTGTTAAATGGGATTGTGTTGATTGGTCTGATGATAATGAAGTCTGTTATAATGTAGACTATTGGGCTGAGTTACCAAAAATTAATCTAGAGAAGTAATTTCATTGAGAGGACATGATTATGATAAGAATATTAAACCCAAACAACTCATTTAAAACATGCTACTACAATTATCTCAATAGTGACATGTCCTTATTATAAAGAAATAAGAGAAGATGATAAGAATTAAGTTTAAGGTGTAAAAAGAAAATATGAGGAGATTAATATGATTGGCGATAATTTAAATAAAGAAACTGAAGAGTTAAAAGACAATATGTGTCCTATATGTGGATATTTACTTGACGAATGCCAATGCAGATATGGTGGTTCATGTCATCCGAATAGGAGTAGGGCACGAGAAGTTGTTCTGGATCATTTATATTTACTAAATGATAGACAGTTAAAGCATGTAATCAACTTAGAAAAATCCTGGCGTACTTCTTACGGAGATAATGAAAAGAAGCAGATAGTTAAAAAACTCGGTTGGGAAAACAAGATATAAAAGATGATTGAGATTCCAGAATATAAGGAAGAGAGTCTATGAACTGGAAAGAAGAATTTATTAAATTATTAGAATCAGGAGCTTTTAAAACCAATTCCGAAATAGATGACTATGCTGACGAACATAATCTGCCAGCAGCTGAAGTTTGGCAATGGTTTTCTGAGTACAGAGATGATTGTTTGATCAAGCAATCAATTGGAACGCCATGCGAAGGATGTAAGTACGTCACTCAAGTAGATGGCTGTGCGCCTTGTTATGAGTGTTGTCGAAATAAAACTGATTTTTACGAAAAAATATAATAAAAACTGGAGTTTTATTATTAAAATCAGTTGACTTTTTGTTGTTTATAGTGTATACTATAAGCAACAAAAATAAAAAGAGGTATAAATTATGTCAGTAGTCAGAGCAATTTTAAAATGGTTGATAAGAATTGCATTTTTCTTTATTTGTATGCTTCCTTATAACTGGGGCAAAGAGAACGGGACTTTGGCAATTATGTTATGGGAGCTTTTCTGTAGTTTTATGTCGCTAATTAGAGTTGAGCCCGATGAGATAATCAGAGTAATTACAGGATTTGGACCAGATGGCGAATACGGGTTTTATGAGTATAACGATAATTCCGCTATGAGGATTGTTGGTTTTTTGTTCTGGTTATCTGCACTTGCCTTAAGATTGTTCATGCTGCACTGCATTTGGCATCAATTATTTATGGGAGGTGTGCAATTAAAATGAGAAAGTGCGAGTTTTGTATTCATTCCTATTATAATTTAAAAAACGAACTGACTATAAATCTCAATGCTTGTAATTCAACTGCCTGTAAGTGTGCAAGCAAGAGAATGAAAAGAGAAAAGAAAGATATAAAAGGAAAAAAGAAATGAAAACAGATAAACAATTAAAACAAGAATTATCAGATATTTTAGATCAAGCAAAAATTGAAGCTTTAGCAACAGTTGGTTCTTTAAACAACGGTTTCGGCGGTTGGTATTCAGAACCAGTTGCAAATTACGTTAAACTTTATGCGCAGGAAGCAGTTAAAGAATACGCGGAAAGACTGAATAAAAGAGCAATTTCATATTCGTGGGTTTGTGGTAACGGAAGTGCAGTATTACTTGAAGTCGTGAATGAAGAAAAAGAAAAAATTCTAAAGGAACTGAAATGAAGAAGAAATTTGATATTATTGAATATATTAAATGCTATATTAAAATGTATGATGATGGTTATTATTCCAAAACTGATTTGATTGATAATTTATCTGATACAATTTCTGAAGGTTCTTGGCAGATGAGCTGTGATGGTAAAGAGGTAACAAATAATTCAATCAAAGGATTTGATTTTAATGGGAATCCGCAAACTTATTATGTTGTAAGTGATTGGTGTATAGAAGAGGAAGATTAAATATGAGAATTATTAAAAGTGGCGCAATTAAATTACCGGATATTCAACAATTTAAATGCCAGACTTGTGGTTGCGTTTATGAATTGGATTTGTGCTATGAAGACATCAATTGCCCTTGTTGTCATTCGTCCATTGGTCATCAGGTTAAATTCAATGGTGATGTCGAAAAAGACATTAAAACAAAAACGCCAGACGAAGTGTATCCAGAAAAGTTTTATAGCTTTAAAGACGGTTTAGATAAATCTGATAAAGAAATCAGAGAATTAATCAGAGAAACGATCGAACATTATAAACAAAGTAACTGCGGATATTCAATGGCTGCAACTGGAAGAGTTTTGGTAGCGGTTTTCCAATCAGACAAAGATAATATAGACGATTATCAAGTAATTGTTACGAAAGATTATTCGTCGTTAGATTCCTTGGAGTTATCGGAAGAATGAGTAAAGAGATTTTGTATAAAGCAAAAAGAGTAGATAACGGCGAATGGGTTTGCGGCTTGCCAATTTACAAAAATTATATAAGAGTATTTACCGAACATGAATATGAAGATGAAGATGGTAAAAAAATAAAATATAGTACAACTAAAGACTATCAAGTAGATCCAAAAACAATGTGCGAGTTCACTGGTCTTATTGATAAAAACAAAAATAAGATTTTCGAACATGATATTGTAGACTATGAAGATTGTCCAGCAAGCGATTACTATAGAGAAACCATTATTGTAAACCAGGGTGTTATTGAATTTGAAGACGGCGCATTTTTTGTAACAAACAGAGAAACTGTTGAAATGGATGATTTGGTTTATAAGGGTGTTATGGAATGCACTATAATAGGAAATATTTTTGATAACCCAGAATTATTTGAGGAAGAATGAAACCAGTATTTAAGTGTGATTGTTGTCAAAATTGTAAATATTCTCGAAAAGAACAATATAATATTTCTAACGGATTCAAGAATCTTGATACTTCATACTATTGCTTTTTTCATGAGCATATTTATGATCCAAATGTGATAATATTGTATATTGGCAAACAAATACCAAAAGAAAATATTTGCGAACATTATGAAAGAAGAAAACCAGAAAGAATAATTATAGAATAAATTTATAGATTTATTTTAAGAAAGTTGACGAAATCAGTTGACTTTCTTTTTCTTTTGGTGTATAATTATAGTATCAAAAATCAAGGAAGGAGATTTAATACTATGAGAATTAGATGCGCGTATGTTAGAACGGGATTTAAAACCGGTTGTGGACTTAGGAAAGGTGGTATAGTCGGTACATCTATACATCCAAGAATAAGATGCGGAATCGGTGTAAGAAAAGCTGGTAAGAACGCAGGAAAAACTTATTATAAATATAAATAATAATATGAAAGCGATTGACTTAAAAATACCATCAAAAGAATTATTTGATCGAAGGATGTCAACCACTTTGCGAAGAGTATGAAGAAGAAGATTAGATAAAAAGGAAAGAAGAAAATGATAAAAATAATTGAGCAAGGTCAGAAAACATTTACTAGAACTTGTGATAGATGTGGTTGTAAATTTCAGTATGATTTAAGTGATTTAAGTGTTGTAGACCATATTATTTGTCCATGTTGTAATACAACACTTGTACACATAGGACCAAAGGCAATTAAAATGGATCTTATCAAAGATAACAAAACAGTTGGTAATACTGGCTATAATTATGCTACTACAACTGGTCAATACGTAAACCCAAATACAGTCACCGCTATAAGTGATGCTACTATTACTGTCGGAGATCCTAACGCCACAATTTATACAGTGGAGCTTCCTGATGATGTAATAGATGATCCTTATAATAATATTGGGATGAAGCTTCCAGATAGTGTAAAAGATAATTGTTGCTATGAATCTGATGATTATAAAGCCTGGTATGAAAAATGGTGCAAAGAGATCAGAGAAAGAGAGCCAGTTAAGTGCAATAAATAATTAATATTGTAAGGAGTAAAATAATGTCAGAACCAGTTGTAATGTATGGAAAAGAAGTTACGGATAATATGCTGAAAGATTTTAAGGCGAAAGAAGGTTCTTGCCTTTATATCTTTTCAAATCAAGCAGATCCAGCAAGTAAAGTGTATGTAAACAATAAGAAAAAGAAATGCGAAGAACTTGGCGTTCCTTGCACTGTTTATGATATTTCAAATGCAACAATAGAAGAGATTGATGGGTATTTATCGAATATTAAAATTTGTTACAATTGTAATAAATTTTATAATCCTTATATTATTATTCAGCAGCCAATACCGAAGCACCTTAAACAGTACGAGAGCAAATTTGAAGACATTATAAAATTTCTTCCAAGTTGGGATATCGATGCTTTCGACGGAGATTTATCGACAGAGTTTAAAACGCCAGCAACGCCGCTCGGAATTATCAAAATGCTCGATTATTATGTAGGACTTGATAAACTCGATGGAATGAATGCTGTTGTTATCGGACGTTCTAAAATCGTTGGCAAACCGATGGCAGATCTGCTTTTGAAATATAATTGCACCGTAACTATTTGCCACTCGCATACGAAAGATTTATCGCTTTATACGAAAAATGCAGATTTGATTGTAAGCGCGGTCGGGAAAGCAAAATTCCTTACGGAAGATTATATTGGCGATAATAAACCGATTGTAGTCGATGTAGGAATCAATCGTGATGAAAACGGAAAACTTTGCGGCGATGTCGATTTTGAATCGGTTGCACCGAAGTGCTCGTTTATCAGCCCTGTTCCAAAGGGTGTTGGAGTTTTGACGGTAGCAAGTTTGGTATATAAGATGGGAGAAAATGTCGAATGATAAAAGATAATCAAGATTTCAAATGGTTAGTAACCAATTTTGATTGCAACAAGCAAAAGATTGAAAAGTATAACATTCTTAGATACCGCGAAGAAGATATTAAAAAGCTTAAAAAGAAATATCCGACAAAAGAGGAATTTGAGAAAGAACTTAGAATCAAGTGCATGTCCCAGTATTGGTCTCGTGCGGAGTATGAAGTTATTATCTTTACAGATAAAAACGGCAGAGTTTACTTAAAGCCTTGGTGTGGTTGCAGAGATAGCAATTACAAAATAGACGTGACGGACGAAACCGATTTCGATTGGAAGGGTTTTGCTGAAAAACATATCAATCAAAAATACGGACAAGAAGCCAAAATCGATGTTTGGGATCAACTTGAATATCGATGGGACGAATTCGTTGATTACGTTTGGAACTATCATCATAAATGGCAGAGGAAGAAAAAATATTAAGTTGAAAAGTTTAAAACGTGCGAACACTTAAAGCACGAGAAAAATTAAAATTTATAATGAGAATTTTTAATTAAAATGTTAAATGTAGAAAAATTTGTAGAAGAATTTAATGGTGCCAATTTTAAAAAGTATTTAAAAGCTTCTAAAATGCCGAGAAAATTGAAGCGTTATTTAAAGAAGCAATATAAAGAAAATGGTGTAGGTAAGAATTCAAAATTTAATATTTTGTTTATTTATAACGATCCAGACACCGAAACGGCGCGAGGTGTAATTTACACCAAATCAGAAGAAGGGAAAACTCTGGAAACAATGTTGAAATTTTATCAAAAAGCAGATAAGGAATATCGCGAACCGTTATGCAGAAAATTGATTTGAGATTAAAAACGCTTTTCCCAGCGATTATGGGAGCAACGGACGAAGCTACTGATATCGAATTCAGGGTGATTTCGGAAAACGGAACCGACATCGATAAGAGCGCAGTTGTAACGACTTCTGATATAACTGATAATATTTATGTCGTAGAAAATATTTATGCGTATAAAAATAGTCTTATCATCGAAGTAAAACGCGATCCAGACGAAGACGATTTTGACGAGGACGATTGTTCCACAGACGGTGATGAAAATCCGTATGCGTATTTTGATACACACGATGACAAACCGTTTTATGACGGACCAAAGCTCGTTGTGAATGATTTAAACAAAATACCAAAAGAAGATGCTATACTCGATGATTTAAATACGTGTTATTCCAAATCACGTAACAAAACAGAGATTATCATCGTATATCATTACAAAGATAATAACAAGCCTTTGCAAGCCCAATTTTATCTTGACGGCGATAAAACCATGCTAACCAACGAAGAAATTCTTCGTGAGATTTATGATAGCTTGTAAAACCATGTAAATAAAAGTACATTTTTATTTTTGGAAAATTTTTAAAATTTTTCGAAAACCTATTAAAATCGTTTGACAAAATTATTTTAATATGATATAATATACACGTAATCAGTTGAAGACAAACACCTCCCTAAACACCAACCGATACTGATTGCAACATTTGTACCTCTTATAATAAGATGTAGGACGGAGCTAACCACTCCGTCTGATGAGATGAGAATGACTTGACCTCCGCGTGGTTCATCTTGGGTAATTCTAACAAAGTCAAAAATCGCGACAAAAAATACGGACAGCTAATAGTGCTTACTTTTGCTTATAGCAACAAATTGTTAATTTGTATCAGTGTTATAATTCAGTCCTTAAAAACGTCGCAGCTAGCGGAACTTACTTTTTAACAAATACTTTAAATATTTTATAGCTCCGCGACATAATTATTTTTTATTTTGAATCGAGATTTTCAGCTAGTCGAGCTTACTTTAATATAGACTTTGCATATATAAGGAAAATATAGCGCGGCAATTACGAAAATCTCGATTCTTTTTTATTTTCTGTATAAAATTAGCTGACATTATAAAAATAATATGCTATAATATACTTATCAAAGACGAAAGGAGAATTTTTACGATGAAGGAAACTTTTAAAAAATATCTGTTTGACAAAAACATTCTTGTGAATGATGGCACAGAAGAAAAAGACGAAGAACTCGAATCTTTGCTTTGCACAGCTCTTATGGCTAAATATGGCTATAACGTTGTTTCTGGCGCAGAGCTTATGTCGAAACCAGTACTTAATTACGTAGCGGAGCAAATCAGTTATATGGCTAAACCGACCGAACCTTTTTACAGAGGATTCCCGGAAAGCGTTAAAAAACTTTGCCCAGAGGAACGTTTGTTTGACCAGCTTTGGTCTTATTATAAAACTTATGGGCTTGGAGATTTCTCCGAAGAACAGCATTCAGTTTGTGAAAGTCCCGTTGAGAGAATTGCACTCCTGAAATCTTTTACGACGAAGAACGTGAAAATCTTAAATGAAAGAGACGCGGAGAAAGAACTTAAAAATTTGTTGCAGGGTTTGTGTGATCAGACAAGACCTATGAGTGAATATCAGTTCACAGTGCTTGTTGAAGCTATTCGCGAATACGATATGTTCATGTTTAAATTTGCATCGGCGAATACGGCAATCAAAGTTTTGCTTGAAACAAGAGATTTGAGATATGCAGCAAAATATTCTGCGCCGCTCGAATTGAGTCATTTCCCCAAAATCGTTGAAGAGCTTAATTATAAAGTTTATCACAATAAGAATATCAAAAAGCTCAATCTTAAAAACCAAGACAGAAAGTTCTTGATCAATGTTTTGAAAATTTTGATTACGAACAGTTATAACGATTCCAATTTGATTTCCGAATATCAGATGGCAGTTTGTGCTGAGAAGCGAACTATCTGGAAAGGAATTCTTTATCATCTGCATTATAAAGATGACAGACTTTCTTTCATTTATAATTCGAAAGTATTTTCTGGAATGTCGGAATTCGAATGGTTTATGGAAGGCGAGAATACTTACGGCGCCGCTTCGATTTTAAAGTATCGGAAAGGAACGAGCGCGGTTATTCGTCATCTTGATTATATTGTTTCGAGAACGAAAGAGCTTTCGGAGATTGAAAGAGTTCTTGGTTTGCTTAAAGAAGATCTCAACCCGATTATCTTGATGCAGCTTATTCAGCATTATAGTGACTATAATCGTAAGCCAGATGAGGCGCGTAGTTTTTCTTTCAATAAATTCAATATGAAGCAAAGCCACAGAGAAACTGGTTATGAAGTCGAAAGAAGCAAATCACATCTTGACGAACTCGAAGTAAAATATCTTAAAGATTATTTCACCAAGGCTTTTTATGAACTGATGAGTAAGAAAAAAGCTGGTAAAGTTTATCTTGAAGACGGAATGAAAGACATCGCTATGCCACTTGATATAGCTACCGCCAACGGCGGCGTTGGTTGTTTTCCGACTGGCTCGCGTATGGCAATTCCAAACGGCGCAATCGTTCGCGCTTTCACTTATTGGGAAAAAGTAAATGATATCGATTTGTCTTGCTGGCTTGTAGACAAAGATTTTAACAGCATCAAAGAATTCAACTGGGGTGAGTGGAGCAGTATCAGAAATTATCATCATTATAATACAAATTGGGATTTAAATGCTGTAAATTTCTCTGGCGATCAGACATCTGGTTATAACGGCGGCAGTGAGTATTTCGATATTGATATTGATAATGTTCTTAAAACTTATTCCACATCTCGCTATATGATTTTCTTTAACAACGTATTTTCTGGCGTAAAATTCAAAAATGTGTTCTGCAGGGCTGGTTATATGCTCCGAGATAAGTTTAACAGTGGTGAAGTTTATGAGCCTAAAACAGTCCAGACGGCTTTCAACATCACGTCAGATTCAACATTTTGCGCTTTGTTTGCGATTGATTTACAAACCAGAGAAATGATTTGGCTTAATCAAAACGTTGATTCTAATACCCGTTGCTCGTTCACAAGAGATAATTCGTGGGTGAAGAAATATATTAATCTTGCTAAATATCTGAACGTTTACAAGCTTTTTGAGAACGTAGGAGAAAGAGTAAGCGATCCGAAAGAATGTGTCGGCGAAGATGATTATATTATCACAAAAGAACCTATCGATACTAATTTCGATACCAAAGCAAATATCATCACAGCTTATACCACAGAAAAGATCATGTCGTTTATTGAGGGTAAGAGATGAAATTTCCACCGCTAAAAGAATATGGAAAAATGAGAGAGATTTTATTTAGAGGAAAAAGCAAAAGCGTAAATAAAGGCGAGTGGATATATGGATCTTTTGTTGAAGATACAAACTTAAATGCTTGTTGCATAAGAGATAAATCACTTGTTTATGAACTTGTCGATAGAGAAACCGTCGGACAATACACAGGCTTGACTGACAAGAACGATAAGAAGATTTTTGAAGGAGATATAATCAGGGCAATCACGTTAGATACGGGGATGGAATGCCTGGCGGTAGTTTGTTTTGGTAATTTCATAGACGAAAACAGCGGTGACGAGTATATCGGGTTTTACGGCGTGCAGATTTATCTACAATATGATGCTTGGAGACAAAATTAATTATTATGAGAAAGAAAAGAAATTTCTGCGGACTACTCCAGCACAATATAAAGATGAATTTGAGTGGTTAAAACAAATGGATGCTTATGCCTTGTGTAATGAGCAAATAAATTTACAAACAGCATTTAATAATTTCTTTAAATCTCCTAAAGCTGGATTTCCTAAATTTAAAAGCAAGAAAAGAGATAAATCTTCTTACACAACTTCTAATGTCAATGGTGTTATCAAGATTTTAGATGATAAACACATTAAGTTACCTAAGATTAAATCCTTAAGAATAAAACTGCATAGGCAAATACCTGAAAATTCAAGAATAAAATCAGCAACAATAGAAAGAAAACCAAGTGGAAAATATTATATCTCCTTATGTATCGAGTATGAAAGCCAAATACTTGATACGAAACTAGATAAAAATAAATCTGTTGGGTTGGACTATAGTAGTCATGATTTTTATGTTGATTCTGAAGGAAATAGAGCAAACTATCCAAAATTTTACAGAAACAATCAAAAGAAATTAGCAATAGCTCAAAGAAGATTAAGTAGAAAAAAATTAGGCTCTAACAACTATAATAAACAAAAGATTAAAGTTACAGGAGTTCATAAGAAGATAGCCAATTCTCGTAATGATTTTTTACATAAAACTTCTGCTAATCTTGCCAACAGTTATGACTACATTTGTGTAGAAGACATCAATCTACGGTCAATATCAAAATGTTTGAAACTCGGCAAATCCACTCTTGATAACGGTTTTGGAATTTTTAGAAATTATCTTCAATAATTGCATCAGCCATTAAGAGCAAAGGAAAAATAGTTATGGAAAAAGTTTTATTGAGTGCAAAGCAAGCAGCAGAGTTGTCATTGGAAAAAGGTTATGAATGGTTTAAAAATCAAATCTTTAAACAGATTCGTGAAACAGCCGAGAGAGGTGAAAGCGAATTACATTGGGGAATTTCTTATCCGTTCTTGAAAGATTATCTTGAAGATACGTCCGATACAATTTTTAGCCAATCTTCTATTGGGAATATCTATATTACAAATATTCATAAAATCAAATCTCTCTTAACTGATTATGGATATACGGTCAAATTTGTAACTTGCGAAGACGATGATTCTTACGAACTCGTAACAGAACTTGTTATCACTTGGTATAACAAATAATTAAAAAACAGGAAACGCTCTTAATCAGGCGTTTCTTTTATTTTATTTTATTTTGCGCTGTAACACGTAAAATTTAATAATTCAATAGTCTTAAAGGTTTATTTAAAGGTCTAAAGATTCCACCTTAACCCCGTCTAACGTGGTAATCTCATTCGGTTTAATAAACTAACAAGAAAATATTGTAACTTGGATTGAATGATATAAATATGAGTATATTTATATGAGTGGTTATAATATAATGTAATTTATATGTTTTTATGCTAAAATAAGCATAAAATGGTCAAAAACAGTTGATTTTTACGTGTTTTGAGGTTATTTTATAGGGTTAGTGGTCAGACTTGATATATTAAGATTATAATAAGGATAACACCTTCGGTGTGAAAAATATGGTGTTGGAGAGGGGTGAGAGTGGATGAAGGTGAGTTTACTGTTGGTTTGGTGTGGGGGATTATAATGTTGATATATGATTTTACGGTGTTTTTATTGTTTGTTTATAATCTAGTTTATAGTTTGTATGCTGTTTGGTATGGATTTATATTTGATTTTATTGAGATTTTATGTTGGTTTTATTTTATGTTGGTTTTTATGATTTTATGATATGTTCTCTCTTTTTTTTTATAAAAAAGAAAAAACTCAAATTCCCCATTTTCCCCTAAACCCAAAATTCCCAACCTTATCCCAACCCCGTAAATTCATAAAAAAAATATCCGCCGCCCGAAAGGGCGAAGGATATTTGTCTTTGAATAAAAATATTTTAAAAACTTTTTCCCAACCCCGTAAAATCAGTTGACAAATTTTTTAAAATATGATATAATATGTGTGTAAAATAAGGTGAGTGTAAATTCGCCTATTTTTGGCGTAAAAACGTTAGTAGAAATCTATATGTTTATCTTTAAGGGAAAATCGCTACAAGCCTTTAAAATAAAGGACTTTTTTGGAAATTTAGGAGATTTGTAAGTGCAAAAACTCCTAAATAACAGTTTAAAAGTCAAAGCGGAAGGCTCTCGCATAAGGCGCCCAAATTTTACTGATTACCCGTTTTGGAGTATTTTTTAAGGAGGTATTACTCAAAATGACACCATTAGAAGAAATGGAACAAAAAGCGTTGGATGAACAAACAAAAGAATTTGAAAGGATCGAAGAAGAAGAATTCCAGAAACAAAAGGTTACTGTGAATATTGTCGATGCTATTTGCGGTGCAGGTAAAACGTCGGCAGCAATCAACATGATTAATAAATCGAGTGATGAAGAAAGATTTTTATATATTACACCTTATCTTGATGAAGTTGAAAGAGTTATTAAATCTTGCCCTAAAAAGAAATTTAAACAACCAGAAGTTTATGGAAGTAAACTTGAAGGAATTAAATATTTATTTTCGCAAGGAAGAAATATCGTAAGTACACACGCTTTGTTCAGAATGTTTGATAAAGATGTAATTAATCTTGTTAAAGCAATGAATTATACTTTGGTTATGGATGAAGTTGCCGATGTTGTCGAACCACTCGATATAAGCAAAGACGATCTTAAAATTGTTTTAGAGAAAACAGAAGTACAAGACAACGGACTGCTTAAATGGGTTGATAAAAACTATAGAGGTAAATTCGGAGATTATAAAAGACTTTGTGAACTAAATGCTGTTTTTTACTATAGTGATACTGCGCTTGTATATTTATTTCCAGTTGATTGCTTTAAAGCGTTTTCGAATACGTATATTTTGACTTATATGTTCGATGCTCAAATGCAAAGATATTATTATGATTTTTACGGCGTTGAATTTAAATATATCGGTGTGGAAGGCAACTCAGTAGATACGTATCATTTTGTAGATCATAAAACAGAATTGAAAACTAATTATGGAAAACTTATTAAAATTGAATTCGGTACATCGCTCAATTCTGTCGGAAATAATCCTTATGCATTATCTGTAAATTGGTATAAGAAAAATATAGATACTTATAAAAATATTTTGAAAAAAAATATTTATAATTTCTTTACAAATTATTCAAAAACGCCTTCTAATAAAAATCTTTGGACAACTTACAAAGATTATGTGCCACTTTTAAAAGGAAACGGATATGCAAAATCTTTTCTTTCCTGTAACGCAAGAGCAACAAACGCTTATATGGATAGAACTGCCGTTGCTTATATGTGTAATATTTTCTTTAACCCTATTTTAAAAGATTTCTTTTTATCAAAAGGAGTCAGAATAGATGAAAGTAATTATGCTTTATCAGAATTGATACAATTTGTTTTCAGAAGTGCAATCAGAAACGGAGAAGAAGTTTATTTTTACATACCATCTTCAAGAATGAGAAATTTATTTTATAATTGGATACAGAAACACTAACTTATCCGCCGCCCAAAAGGAGAAAGAATGAAGCTTGAAGATATGAGAGTCGGTGCGTTTGTCAAATGTACAAAGCCAGAATGGAATTGTTATGGCGATATATTTGAAATCACAAAGAAGCTCCCAGATAACAAATGGGAAATAACGATAAGACCTTATGTCCAAATGAGACAGAGCGGCAAAAGAATGATGGCTTTGAATCCAGTGTCGGTTGTTAGTCAACAAATGTTACAACATAATTTTAAGCTTAACAAGCAACACACCGTAAGAAGAGAAATTCAAATCGTTTGTTATGCAGATAACACAACGTTTGCGTGCGATGGAACGGCAAACAAAAATGTTGGTCTTTATCATGAAGACGAATACGATGAATTTGTCGGAGCAGTTGAAGCATTGGCAAAGCTTTATGGAAGGAAATCTCCGTTCGATGAAATCGAAGAATTAAAAGAAGCCGCACGGGCGGCGGAAAAGCATATTGAAGCAACCGAAGTAAGTAATGAATGGTCAACCGTGGAGAAAGAATATGGTTATGGAGATACTGTAAAGCTCGAAGAAAGAGAAAACGCGGCGATAAAAACAGAACCGTTCGAAGTAGATTCAAAAGAATTATACGCGAAGCCTAATTCGCCAGTAGATGATATAGATCTTACTCCGCCTTTGGAAGCAGGGTGTCTGATTAAACTCAAAAATCCATATACCGATAAACTGAAAGGTAAATGGTTTAAAGTAGCTTGTATCGGAACTTGTCTCGGACATGATACTGCAGTCATTCCTGTATTTCTTGAACCAAACAAAATTATACTTAAAGCATTTCGAGAAAAAGATTTCGAAGTTGTCTGTGAGCGTTATCGCAATATTTGGGATGAACATCTTAAATACCAGTTTGGCGATAGAGTTGTTTTAACTCAAACAGGATTTAACGTTAAACGTAAGTCTTACGGCACGGTTATTGATTGGAAACAATATAGCAACGATAATTATTATATTGTTCATTGGGACGATGAAGACGCTCGGTTTATCGAGGGGAAAGAAGAACTGATTCCAGAATATTGTCTTCTTCCAGTGAGATATGAATGAGCTTATAAGGGCAGCTATCCGCCGCCCCTTTTCTTTATTTATTGTCCGCCGCCCAAGAACGATAATAAATATCAGATAAGTTTGTTTTGGTCGATAGATTATACTACCCAACAACAGTTTATATAATATTTATTGCTACAATAATAAAAAACATATAAAAAAATTGATTTTAACATATCAAAATAAGTTGACAAACAAAATAATTTATGTTATAATATATATAACCCAATCAAAGGGAATAATATAAAGAGGCAATAGTAAAAAAATGAATATTAATGATTTGACAATCACAGGTGTTTCGGCTGATGAACAGGAAACCACGATCAATTATGGAAGAACCGACAAAGAAGCGGAAGTTTATACGAGCGATAATACGGTTCTTACTAAAATCAAAAATATGTTTAACAGTGATGGTTGTGAATGGAAATTGAAAGATGTTGTTAAGGATCAAGAAGGAAACATCGTTGGCGTGTTTTTTTCCGTTCCGAAGAAACTTATTTCCTTAAGGGCAAAGACAGTAAAATCGAGCCTTACAGATGAGCAAAGAAGGGCGGCGGCTGAAAGATTGAAAAATGCCCGTAGTTTTAAATAAATATTAAGCGAATTAATATCGGTAGATAGATTATACCAGGGAATAAGAGTTAGTCTGATATTTATTAAGTAATCAATAAGAAATGGGGGTAAAAATTGATTACAAGGACGATTATATTGCCCTGCGCGGGCGGCGGCTAAAAAATAATCGGTTAGCTCGAAAAATTCTTTAAAAAATATTTTAAAAATATACTGAAATCAGTTGACTTTTTAAAAGAAATATGGTACAATATACGTGTCGAAAGGTTGAGAGAGAAACCTCAAAGCCATTCTGATTTGCTTACAGAAGATAGGGACGAATCGATTACTGCGTTCTCATAACAATACTCCTAAAATTTTATATACATTAAATTTGATTTCTCCCTCTCTTAAAATTGATCATAGTGCCTTGCAGGAGCGTTTGCGATTCGTTCTTTGTTTGGTTGGTTCATATTTGTTACTCCTTGGAAAACAGCCGATCTTTCGATTGGCTGTTTTTTTGTTATATATAAACAAACCGACGCTCAACCATTTTTATCAACGCTTCAAGGGCGGTCTTCAAACCATTTCGTCGCGTCGTGGCGCGTAAATCCTCGCATAATAAGCCCTCGCGTATCTTACTATTTGTATAGCGCAACTTTGGGGTTCGATGCGCTTGAGCGTTATTATGTCCTTTAAAGAGCTTGTGAAGTTTTAAGGATTGGCGGATAAGATTATTCTCCTATCCGCCGCCCGTCAATTGTTAGTTAAGTATGATAACTTCTTGATATCCATCAATCATAAACGTTAATATTCTCGCCTCCCCTATTTCAATAATGTGAGTAATTGGATCATTGAGAATTTCTTCCGCAACAATCTCTGCTTCGTGCTCGCGTGCTTCTTTTCCGACAACGCCGCGAATTTTGTTAACCGTGTCTCCTACCTCTTTACAAAACAGATAGACACACCAGCCTATAAGAATTAAAAGTATCATAATTCACCTCAAATAATAAGATTTTGTTTGTTCGAAGCCTCGCTCTTCGATAGTGGTTTACTAATTTGGCGGATCTTTTGGTGGAAACGCACCATGGAGCCAAAGCCAAAAGCAAACAATAACAAAACATAGACTAATCAGCATTAGCTTACATCACCTCCTTTCCGATTTTAATAATATTATCGATATTGAGCGTAAACATATTTCCGTTTGAATGCAGAAGTTGTTTCGTGTTCAAATATCCGTAATTAACCAAAAACGCCTTCTTCTCAATTTGACCGTTGAGAAGATATTTCACTTTTGGTTTGTTTGGCGAAAGAAATGCTTGCAGATATAAACTATTTTCATCGTAATTACTTTTTACGATACCGTTTATATCCGTCGGAGAGAACCATATATCGTCAGCCGTCGGTTTATAATTTAACCCGATACGAACGGTCATTCTAACGAGCTTATTCACGCTGTAATGGTTCGCCTTCGCTTTGTCTGTTCCTACATCGATCTTATATAAGATTTTCACGTAAGAACACTTTTTGTACGTTGAGAGAAATTTTACAAGTTTATCATAAGTCATAACTCCAGCCCTCCTTGACTTTTTCACGAATTTTAATAATTTGCGAACGTTTGTCGCATTTTAAAGCGGCTTTATAATCTTCGACTTTCGGGAAAATTCTGAAATCAAACAGGAAGTCCTTAAATTGATTTAAGATGAACATTTTCTTTTCCGCTGAAAGATTATATTTTACGCCTTCTGCTTCAAGTTCTGCTTTGGCTTGTTTGTAAAGCTTCTTGTTTTGATGTTTAAGAAGCTTTTCAATCTCACCTTCGATACGCACTTCACAATCGTAAAGTTTGTCTACATCAACCTTCGGTTGTTCACCGAAGATTTCGCAAAGTTTTTTGTATTCGTCTTTGTAATTATCATAACGTTTTTGTTTCATAATATATCTCCTTAAACATTCAACGCTTCGATTTCACGAACAATAAGTTGTCCGTCCCAACCAACTTCATATATGGCTTCCACCACATAATCCGTGTACTTTGCACCTGGCTGCACATAATAATCAGAACCGTTGTGCATACCATATTCTTCTTCGAGATAATCTCTGATTTCACTCAGAGATTTATCTTTCAAAAGATTATATTCTTCTTCTGGAACGTGAAAGACGATAATACTCTCATTTTTCTCCCAGCCCTTGCGTTCTGCGTCTTTTAAATTGTAAGTTAATTCTGTTCTTCTGATTTCGTACATGTTATTTGTCCTCCAAAATAATTTTCTTTGATTGTAATTTGACTTTGCACTTTCCGCATTGATATCTCTGCGGATCTCTTACGATACCGCATAAGCTTTTATATTTCCAATTTGCAAAGCAATGTGGGCAATAAACCATATATTTGAACGTTGTGGTTTTTTTGGTGCTTCGAGAATGGCCTTATTGAACGTTTCGCTATCCGCAAGACGGGATGCTTTATATCCCCACTTTTCTCCGATTTTGTTTGAACGAACTTCCCATAAATACGAATGATGTTCTTTCGGTGTAACGAAATGACCAAGTTCATGGCAAATCGTTTTTCGAATTTGTTCATAATCTTGTTTAAGATTTGAACTAATGGTGATAATACACCGCGAGTATCTGATTTTGTCAATACTTTTTTCATACGGATTAATCACGCTGTAAGAACATCTTCCAAGGTGAGAGCGGGAATCATCTATGTAAAGTTCTGGTGTGCAGTTTTCGAAATATCCAGGATAAAGCCGTTTGGCTTCTCCGAGACATTCGTTCCAAATCTCAATGATTTTGCTGTCAGTTACATCTTTTTGTGTGCGTTTACGATAAATCATATTTATATCTCCTTAAAATTTAATCTTTTACATCCATTAAACATTCGTCACCAAGACAATCGGGACAACCTTTAAATACTTCATATCTTTCGGTGTCTGTGTCTTCTGGAATATTTCCGTCGGTTACAAATCTCTCTGTAGCTTGCCAAAAACCATTGATTAATTCTTGTTTTTCACAAATAAGACTTAAATCGTTATTATAAGGTTTTCCCATATATAATTACCTCCATAAATAAACGATATTTAAAAATCAATGTTTGACAAAATAAACAGACATGTTTTTCTTCAACTGCCAACATGCTTGGCATTTTTCACAGCTGCCTGTGCAGGGGATGGAATCCTGTGGTATTAATTCATTTCTGAAATCTTTCCCATAAACATAAGTTGTAGGAAGATGATAAGGATTTTCGGGAAGCCAACCACTCCAAGCACTTAATACGATCGTCAAATTCTTTGGAATTTTCTTTCCAGAATCAAGATAAGAATTTACGATTTCATATTTCTTTGTGAAACAAAGATAATGAGTTTCTTTGTTCTTTCTTGCAACTCTGCACATTCCTTCGAAGTATTCAGGATCGACGATATCTCCAGAACTATGCCAGCGTACAAACCGTGATAAAGAGGTTTGTACTACAACGCTATCAAAGAAAAGTTTTGGATTTTCTTTGTAATGTTCAAGGTTTTCCTGAAGTGATTTTTGGACATTGTTATAAAGCCAATGTCCGTGTTTTGCATAACAACCTTTGTAACAAGGTGCGTCTGGTCTGCAGGTAATTCCTGCTGGCATATTGATGCTTAAGATCTGTCCACCGAGTTTGCTGTTCGTGTTGCTTACATTTGCGAATTGTTTCATATTCGTTACTCCTTAAAATTTAATTTTCTTTTTTATAAAAAGCGATTCGTTTACCTGTTGCGAAAAGATTGCAATTATAATAATGATACTGATTGCAAAATTTATCGAAATCTTGTTCTTTATCTAACTCTGCTGGTTCCCACCAAACAGAGTTGATATTTGCCTTGGAAGGCAGGAGATATACGCTATCTCCCGCCTCGTGCAATTTGCGAGCCAATTGTCTGTTGATTTTAACGTATTCCATTAGATTTAAACCTCCTCATAACCTTGCTTTTTGTACTGATCAATCATTTTTTTGATTTGAGTTTTCGGCATTTTGATTTTATCTTTCCCTCTGAAAAGAAAATAGCCTTTTTTGACAGTTTTATTGTCGTTGTCAACAATTGCTTGATAACTGTTACCGTTTTTGTCCACGTTAGACGCGAAATACATTTTGTTTTCCATGATGTTTTATATCTCCTTAAAATTTAACATATTATTTTTTGTTCTGTCAATCATTTTGTTGTGTTTTTAAATTGACTTCATACGCCTTGCCATAGCTTGTTTGTAAGGTTCAAACGCAGCTTGCTCATCGTATTTCATATCATTAAGAATCCGCCATAACCCACTCACCCATAGGTGTTTCTGTGTTCTTCCCAATAAAGAGGGGGAAAAGCTTTTGATCGTCTCTCATTTCGAACAACTTAAATCCTTTTCTAATTTCCATATTAAACCTCCTTAATATTATAAAGTTCTGGGAATTCTTCTTGTGGCAAGTACTTTATACTCATATCCTCCGAAATCATCTTCGAATATTTCTTCTACTTCCAATGCCATTGCAGTATCTTTATATTCTGATGACTGTGAAAGAAGATGAAAAACAGCGAACGACGTTTCTTTATTTTCGAACGTTGCCACACGTTCAAAACCGTATAATTCGTTATACTTCATATTAACTCCAAATCCTACCGTTTTCATGATATTTATATCTCCTTGATTAAAAATTGCATTTTAAAACTGCTACAGGCATTGATTCGTGGTCTACGAATTGGATATAAACATATCCATTGATTTCTTCGTTGTACCACTTCAACGCTTCTTCGAGGTCGCAAGTACTATCAACCGTGCGGATTTCTCCGTCAGGTGCGTCGAGAGTTACAACCTCGTAATGAGCTGCGAATGCAGTGAAATTCAACCCAAATTTATCAAGATATTCGAGTTCTTCTTTTGTCGGAATATTATCGTTATTATAATATTCCGCAGCAGCTTTAAACGCTGCGTTTTCAACGTATTTCGTTACAAGTTCTTTAAGTGTGGTTTTAGTTTCCATAATTACTCCTTTCCTGCGGATATACCGCCGCAGGTCGGTTACATTTTTATTATAACAAATTAAATTTATACTGTCAAGCGTTTGAAACAAAGTTTTTTAAATTATTTTTCAAACGCAAGAATGATGTCATGTTCACAATATTCAAGTTCAAAATCAGAATCTTTTGCAATCATTTGGAAATCACCAACCCATTTCCATTCGATATTTGCACGTTCACATAAATCTTGGAAATGAATTATGTTTCCAAACACACGATAACACTGTTTTCCGTCATGAGAAACATATTCTGTTACGGCTTCTTCTCCCCAACTCTCTTTCATAAACGCAAGAATTTCTTCTTTTGTTTTGAGAGTCGGTTTGTGAGATTCGATTTCGCAAATCTTTGTTCCATCGTTTTCGCAAAGCCAAAGCATTACATATTTGCCTTCAAGTGCGTATTTATTAAAGAATAATTTTGCATCTTTATATTCTTCATAAATATCGTGTCTCTCTTCGATACGAATTCCATTTTTGAAGCCGCAAATCGAAACGCAATACTTACGCTTTTCGGTTACAGAATCGATAAAACGATATTCTAAATTTCTTGTTTTGAGAATATGTTCTAAATGTACTTCGTCATAAGCCTCGACTTTAACGAATTTAATCCCTTCGATGCCGTTGTTCAATGCAACTGCTACTTTGTAAATCTTCTTATTCATAATATAAATTCCTTTTCCCTTATGGCTGGGAGCAACCAAATTTATTTTAATTGTTATTTATTTGGGCGGATTACCCGCCGCCCACGGGGTTAGCTTTTATTTCTTCTTATTTTGGCGTTGTAATCGAAGACTCTCAAATGGTCTCCTCCGTAATAATCGAAAGCGAGCTGTCTGTGGTCGCTGTCGAACCCGATTTCACCGAATTCTTTTACGCCGTACCAGTCGCTTTCTCTGGTGTCGGAAAGCACTTTGGGAATTGTGATTTCGCAATCATCGTCGTAGGAGGTCAATGCGAAGTCGGCGACGAATTCCGTCTGCCCAGGTTTTTGGGTTTTCGCAAATCTTCGAGAGAGATATTTCGCGAAAGAAGCGATTGTTTCGATAGTATAAGTTTTGTTGTCGTTTGTAAATTGTATTCTCAT